TTACTGCTCTAAAACATGTCCAATCTTATTGACCACTGGAACGAAGGTGTGCAGTTTGAACATCTTCTCGACCTTGGGGGGAACCTCCAAACCTTGTTCAACCATCTTACTTAATCCTTCTCCTGCAATGACGGAGGGAACTAGTCTGAACTGGATAGGGGAGGGGAAACCGGCCACGATGAATCGTCGTTCGACGCCGGAATCCGTATGGAACATGTTCGCGTATTCAGGACACATGTCCCTCATCATCTCAGGTGTCAACTTGATTTCATCGTTGATGGTGAGTCGTGCGACGCAGGTTGCGTGTCCCTGTCGGATGGCGTCCCTGACCTTGCCATCCGCATACCGGATGGACACGTCGGCGGGATGTAACGGGGTTCGGAACAGGTCGGTGTTCTTCCTGCGTTTCATCAAATCGCATTGGAACACGCGCACCATGCCATAGAACGTCTTGCGTTTCCCGTTCTTCAACACCTGTTCGCAACGGTAGATACGGGCATGATGGATGGTTCCGCCAATATCGGCGGCTCCACCGTTGACGAACAATTGGGCATTGTTGCCCGGAAGGAAACCGATTTCATCCTTCGCATGGCATACTTCACCCAAGGCTGTGATGACACGTTTCGGATTGGCGGGCAGACCATTCTGAGGGTCATAATCCGACAATCCGGTCAATGCCTTCCACACTTGCGGGGTGAGCGCATGGTCGATGAGACTGGTCGGCATGGCGTCTCCCAGTCGCACGTATTGCAACGGTTTCACCGTCGCATCATGCGCCGTGCTGTTGCCCAAGCGGAGGCGGCGGCTCCGAACGACCGGAATGGTGTCCTCGTCCAAACCCTTGTTCAACAGGTGGAGCAGATTCTTCATCTGTCCGCTCCATTGCTGGTATTGGTCGTAGCCGGGAGTGTTCTCATTCGGATACTGCTTCCAATCCGCCTGTCCGAACGGGGTCCCGCACAGGCGTTGGGATTCGCGTAAATAGTGGCGTTCGGCAAGACGGAGAGCGACACTCTGGTTCATCATGGCGATGACCGAAGCGTCAACCGCGTGATGTCGGCGGTCGAGTCGGGTCTTCCACTGTGCGCCAATGAAATGGATTTGCCCGTCGATGCCGGAAGCGCGTCGCGCCTCATAGGTGATGGAGCCGGGGAACGTGGACACTTTCACCGTTTTGTTGGCGTATCGTCCATCGAGTCGGCGGTGGAGTTCGTCGGCCATCCAGCCCACGGATTCGATGGAACGATTGTCCAACGGCTCGTCCTGTTCGGTCTGCTTGAGTCGGCTGATGATGGTCTTCTTCACCTGACCGACCTGCTTGCGGTTCATGGATGGTGGGAACATCAGCTGGTTCACTCGTGCGATGACATCATTCATGGTGATGCCATGCTCCCGCGCATAGTCGGAATGCACCCAGACGGCGAACGGAATGTTCGACTTGTTGGCATTGCATTCGGGGCATACTGCGGCCATGTTGGTGCGTTTGCTGTCCGAACCGACACCACGACGGGGTACGATATGGTCGAGTTCGGACTTGTCGAAACTGAATCGTGGACTGGTCGCACCACAGTATAGGCATGTGTTGTTCTGCGATTGGACGATTTCCCAACGGCGAATGTCGTAGTCGTGGACTTTGAAGCTTCCGCCGTTGGACAGTTGCTTCCTCATATCCTCACGGATTGCGGCACGCGTCTGATTGTCCTTGTCCCGACGTTGACGGCGCTCATAGTCGAGCGTGCGTCCGAACGCGATGGACGAGAACGATTCCTTCGTTGTTTCGATGGACACGCTTTCCGGAATGCCATACTGTTGTTCGCACTGGCTGAGGAAACGGTTGAACGCTTTCAACACTCGGTCTACGGCAGGATTGCCGGTCGGCTCCTGAAACTGTGGAACCGGTGGCTTCCAGTCGGCTGGCACGTTGAACTCGTGGCGGATGGCATAATGCAAATCGTCTTCCGTTTCCAACATGCGTTTGGACAGTCGGGTGAGGGTTTTTTCGGAGTAGGCGGCACGTCCGACTGGAAGACTGATGGAGTCCAACGGGGTGAGCAGGTCTTCGTCCAACCCGTCGATGAATTCGATGGGGGAGGCGTATTCGATGAGGTCGCGCACCTTGTCCAAGTCAACCGTGTTGGATAGGAGTCGAATCATCGCGGCTCGCTCATCCTCGGTGGCCGTGTTCCACCATGCGTCCATCATCTTGCGGAGCTTGGTGTTTTTGATGCCGTGGAGTCGGATGACAGTGTCCAAGACGGGTGGCTTGTTACCGATTCTTTCCTCCCCGTCATGGGTGAGGGTGCCGACGCCTTTGAGTTCGTTGCGTTCGATGTCAAGCACGGCGCACACGTCCAACCATTCCAAGTCTTCCTTGGCGGTGGTGAGCAGTTCGTACACATCCTGTTTCTCGTTGACGGTCAACGGTCGGGATGCTTCGCCTTTGCGTCGGATACGCAGGTTGGTGATGACGTTGAGGATACGATACTTCTGGAAGGCGATGCTGGCCTTCAACGCTCTCTTCTGAGTTTGGTCGAGCGGGTCTGTTCCGACATGCTTCTCTGCGGAACCCTTGGGGGACGCGCAGTGAAACACGGTACGCAGGATGGGCTTCCAAACATCCTCGGGGACTTGCTGGACGGTGAAGATGCGTCGGAGTTCACGCGCATTGTCGGACTGCATGAGACGGTTCGGTAGAATACCCTCACCGTATTTGGTGCTGGTACGAACCCTCATGAAGTTCTTGTCGCGTTCGTTGAGCGTCAATGCGACGAGTTGCGCCGGGGTCATATCCTCGTCTAGTTTCATTCCAAGACGGGTCTCCACTCGCTGTTTCAAATCCTTGTACTGGTCGGACGGCTCCACGTCCTCGAACAGGGTTTCGACACGACTATAGGAGTTGCGCCAACCGCGATGGCGTGCGATATGTCGGATAGCCATGACCATCATCCGGTCACGCTTGTCCTTGTCGGGGACGTAAGCGGTCGCCAATGCGGAACGGACGTTCCAGTATTCGTAGAGTCCGTGTTCGCTTTCCGGCACTTCGTCCACCGGATATCCCAGTTGGTAGAGCTGACGGTCGAGTTGGTTGAGACGGTGGCGGCGGCGTTTGCGCATGTTGCGGGTACGTCGGGCGATTCCAGCCATGGCCTTGCGGGTGGTGCCGGACTTGTTTTGGGTTGGGTCTACTCCGCCGTCGTGAATGTAGCTGAGGGTTTTGAGTAGTGTGATTGGGTTGCCGTTGGCGTCGAGTTGGATTGCCGAGAATCCTAGACTGTTGAGTCCTACGTCAGCTCCTACGCGGTAGCGGATATTGGTTTTTGCGGTCAAGGTCTGTTGTTCTCTTTCCGCACTGCATTAAAAAAGCGGCGATTGGGACTTGCGTCCTATCGCCGCTCTACGGTCAATTCCGGTCTGTCACCGGACTTGTTTAAACTATATGTCGTGGTTCCCACTATAACACACAGTGTTCTTCTGGCAACCCCGGCGTGTCGTTTCCGTTTCTTGAACAGCGCTCTGGTCTTTTTATTTGTGGACGTGACCAGTATGTACCAATATTCAGACCTTGCGACACGACTCTTTCCTGTTGTCTTTTTATATGGTATACTGGAATCGTTCACACAAACAAGGGTTGACACCCCACACCCAACAAGGAGAAAAATGAGCAACTGCGAATGCACCTACTGCGCCCTCAACAATCCAACAGCCAACGGCTACTGCGACCACTGCCACCTGTGCTACAAGTGCGACAACATCGTCTGCGACAAATACGCGGAACGATGCAACATCTGCGGCAACACGTTCTGCAAAGATTGCCTGAACTCCTGCGACAAGTGCGACGCATACTGCTGCGACGATGACGCCGCAAGCTGCGAAGACTGCGAGGGCACCTTGGAATGCGCCCACTGCTGGAAACGTTGCGAACACTGCGGCAAATACATCGACAAAACCTGTAGGCACACGTGCGACACCTGTGGTAGCACACTCTGCAAGGACTGCCTTGGAGATGCAGGAGAATGCAAGACCTGCGAATTGGAACGCACGCTGGACAAGGACTACGCAAAGCCATCTCAACTGGTAACAGTCAACGATGCAATCAGATTCCTCAAGCATTATCGTCTGACCCAAGGCGGAAACGCCCGATTGTCTGATTGCCTTGCCGACAACATCGACAGTGCGAATCTGTGATATTAAAGAGGATTCCGGCCGCAATCTTGGAACCCTCTACCGCATGCAAAAAACGAGAGAAGAAGAACCATGAGCGAGCTAACCGTCCTAGACCCGATAGAAAAACTCTTCACCAACGCGCGGGGTCAAATCTGCGACAAGTTCCGAGTCAACAAGATGAAAAGGAAACTCCGCATCATCGGGGATATTACCTCGTTGACCGAAGAGCAGTTCGTCGGTTCCTTTGGCTCCGACAGCGCCCGTATCGTCGGAAACCGTCTACGGAAGAACGAAATGGATTTTCGACCGGTGGAGGATTCCGTCTTATATCGTGAGGGAGTAGTGGATGCCGATTTCCGTATTCGACTGTATTCGATTGGCGTCGGCTCGTTGGCTAAACTAACCAAACTGACTTTGGCCCAGTTTCTGCATTATCTTGCCCGACTGCGTGAATCCCGTCGTATCAAATACGGTAGTGGAACCACGGTTCCCCAGTTCGGAGCGTTGAACATCGCACGGCTTGAACATGTGATGTTCGAGAACGGGTTCAGTTTTCGGAATGGTTCGCTGACCGTGGCTGATTTGACCATGTTGGGGAACAATCGAGATGGGAGTCCCACCGGCAGGAATATGGTGAACTCCCATGATGTGGCTTCCGGTCAGCCTGTTTTCGATGGCGTCCGCAGGAAACGACTGTTGTTGGCTCGTCGTAAGCGTTTGTTGGAGGAGTTGGCAGGGATTGAGGTGGAGTTGGCTTCTTTGGGTTGATTTGCTTCAAGGTTTTATGCTATACTGAAATCGTTCACACAAAAACAGAAAATCAAAAAGGAGCAAACCCATGAACAAGCAGACCACTCTCGAAGAGTTCGAAAAAGGAATGACCGAAAACCTTTCCTACCTTCAAAGGAACACCAAGGAAGGCAAGTACGTTTGGACGAAAAGCCATGTCTGCAATCCCGAACGTTCCTTCTCTCGCTCTTGGAAGATGACCTTATGCATGTGGGGCGAAGAAGGATACGTCAAGGAGGCTACTTTCTCTCTCACTTACGACCTCTCACTGCAATACGCTGGAGACAATGGAAGTGCGGCTGGAATCCCCACGGAGACTGCCCGAATCCCCATGTATCGGGATGGTGTGCCTATCACCACTTTCAAAGGTGTTGACAAGTCTGCCAAGATACTTCTCGACAAGGTCGAACAGGTCATGGAATTGGCCGAGAAATTTGAACGTGGCTTCTGGGAGTTGAACCAGACGAGCGAGTCGTTGACTTCTTTGGTTGAGGATATCTTCTGAAAGCCAAAGCGAGAAAGGACTGGCATAAGTATGAAAGCCCATACGGCGGTCAGATTCCGCGCCTATCCGACCGAAGAACAGGCACGGCGGATAAACCGTACCATCGGTTGCGTCAGGTTCGTATACAATCTCATGCTCGAAACCCGCATCGCCCACTATCAGACCACTTGGGAGTCATGCTATCCCACCCCAGCCTTGTACAAGGACACGTATCCGTTCCTGCGCGAGGTGGATGGCTTCGCTCTTTGCAACGCGCAACTCGCATTGGAGAAGGCGTACAAGAGGTTCTTCGAGGACAGGAAAACAGGTTTTCCGAAATACAAGTCGAAACGTCGGGGCAGGAAGACATACACGACGAATCTGTCCCACGGCAACATCAGATTGGATGACAAGGCAAGGAGGTTGAAACTACCCAAGCTCGGATGGTTGGCGGTACGCCAACACAAGCACATCCCCGACGATTGGAAACTGAAATCCGTCACCGTGGAGCATTGCCCTTCCGGAAGATACACCGCGACAATCCTTTTCGAGTACGAGACCCAAATACCCGAAAAAGTGAAGCCGGTGAAGACTGTCGGATTGGACTACGCGTCTCACGGCCTGTATGTTTCCAGTGACGGGGAGCACGCCGAATATCCGGGATACTATCGGAAAATGCAGGACAAGCTCGCCAGAGAGCAACGCAAGCTCTCCCATATGGTCAAAGGTTCCGCCAACTGGCGTAAACAGTGCAAGCGGGTCGGCCGACTGTATGAGAAGACCTCCAATCAGAGACGCGACTACCAGCATAAGAAAGCCAACAGGATTGTCGCATCATACGATATGGTCGGCGTGGAGACTCTGAACATGAAAAGCATGATGAAGAAACCCAAGCCGAAACCAGACTACGAACATCCGGGACATTATCTCCCCAATGGTCGCAAAGCCAGAAAAGGTTTGGCTAAAAGCACGTCGGACAACGGGTATGGCATGTTCTGCACCATGTTGGAATACAAGCTCGCCCGTCAAGGCAAACAGTTGGTTCATGTGGACAAATGGTATCCATCCAGCCAACTATGCCACGACTGCGGTTGCAAGAATCCTCTGGTCAAGGATTTAAGTATCCGCGAATGGGCGTGCCCATCATGCGGAGTGTTGCATGACCGTGACGTGAACGCCGCCCGAAACATTCGGGATGAGGCAATGAGAATCATCGAGTAGCACGACTTATAAATCGTGCGAACCACAGGGCATGTGGGGATAGCCTGTCGATACTGAACCCACTGGGGTTCTTGAGCAGGAAGCCCCCGCCTCCACAGGCGGGGGAGAATGTCACGGCGCTTTTCCTCTCGTTTGGGTTTTCCTTGCGAGTTGGATGAACCCTCAATAAGGGGGATAATATAAAATAATATAAAGTCCACCCCACACGTGGAAAAGAAACCAAACAAAGGAGATAATCTTGGCAAACGTCAAGAAGACGCTCATCGCCACGACCGTGGCGGTTGCGACACTCGCCGCACCGGCCACCGCGTTCGCGGATGACGGCAACAATATCCAGCCGGACGTGAACGGCGCTATCGAACAGGCGCAGAACGCGGTATCCCAGACTCAGGACACCGTGGCACAGGCTACACAGGCAACCTCCCAGACCGCCACTACGCCGGACAATACCATTACGGCCACCACGACCCCCGCACAGTCAGACCCCGTGTCCGACGGACAGGCCAAGGTGGACGAGGCCCAAGCCAACGACAATCAGGCACAGACGAATCTGAATCAGGCACAGACCAACGTTGACAGCGCGCAGACCACCGTCAATCAGACCCAGACTCAGGTGGACAACGCCCAGACCACTCTGGACGCCGCCAACCAGCAGGTTCAGAACGCGCAGACCACCGTCAATCAGGCTCAGGACAATCTGAATCAGGCACGGCAGAACGCCAGCGAGGCCACCAATCCGGAAAACCAGAAGAAAGCCCAACAGGCGCTCTCCGACGCGAACAGCCAACTCGACCAGACCACCAAGCAGTTGGAATCCGCCAACCAACAGGTCAAGAATGCCCAGCAGGAAGCCCAGAAGAAGGCAGATAGTCTGACCGCCGCTCAGAAGGACGAAGCCGACGCCAAGAAGGACAAGGACAAGGCCGACAAGAACGCTTCGGACGCCAAGGCCAAGTCCGACGAATCCCAGAAGACCATCAGCCAGCTCAAGGCCGAACTCGAAGCCGCGTTAGCCGCGAAGAACGACGCCGACACCGCGAAGACCACAGCCGACAAGAACGCGGCGGACGCGAAGAACGGCATCAGCGAGAAGCAGAAGGACGCGGACGTGAAGAACACGGCCGCCAACACCGCGCAGGCCGACGCGGACTCCAAGAAAGCCGCCGCCGACAACGCGGACAAGCAGCTCGCATCCGGTTCCATCGGCTTCTACCAGTGGAAGCTTGCCTCCAGCTATAAGAACGAGGACACCCAGTTCGCCCTCGACCAGCTCGTCAAGTATCAGAACGAGGATTGGGTGAAGATTGGTGAGGAAAACTCCGCAACCAGCTTGCAGAACATGCTCGACGCTCTCGACATGATTGACAAGGGCAATGAGATTCGCCGTAACCTCGGACTGCCGGAGTGGACGGTCAACGATGCAGATACCGCCGACGCGCAGCTTGCCGCCGACTACAATACGTATTCTCAGAATACTGGGCACGTGTTCACTGGAACCTCCCAGAACCTCGCTTGGGGTTACGATAACCCCTATGATGGCTGGTATACGGAAGAGAAGGCCGTGTTCGACCAGTATGCGGAGAAGAATCCTGAACTGCGCAACATGACCGCCGTGGAAATCTACATGAAGTATCCGGACATCTACGAGCAGACCGGACACTATCTGAACATCATCGACCCGGATTGCGACACCACCGGTTTCGCAATCACAGGTTCGCTGACCGCCGCACAGAACTTCAGCCAGAAATACCTGTACACCAGTGGCGTTTCCGTGGACGAGTACCGTCAGCAAATTCTCTCCTACAAGAACGCGCTGGACTCCGCTGCCGACGTGTATCAGAAGGCTCTTGACAAGGCGAACGAGGCGAAGAAGGCCGCGCAACAGGCCCAGCAGGAGCTTGCCGAACTACAGGAACGTGCGCAGTCCGCACAGCAGACCGCCGATGAAGCGGCCAAGACTGCCAAGGCTAAGGACGAAGCCTACCAGAAGGCCCTCGGCGCATACAATGCCGCAGTCGAGGCCGGTCAGACCGCCGACAGCACCTACGCTCAGGCGAAGGACGAGGCCGACGCGAAGCAGACCATGTACGAGCAGAAGCAGTCCGCAACCAAGAAAGCCCAGAGCGAATTCGACTCCGCGAACCAGCAGGTGAAGACCGCCCAGTCGAACGTGGACAAGGCTCAGGCCGCAGTAGACGAAGCCAAGAAGCAGGTCAAGGAAGCCCAAGCCAAGCTGGATGGCTACACCGACGCGAACGCGAAGCTGGCCGAAGCCCAGAAGAAGCTGACGGAAGCGGAGAAAGCGTTGTCCGAGGTGCAGGACAAGCAGAAGACCGCCCAAGCCAACTTGGACAAGGCCAAGGCCGCTAAGGCTGACGCCGACAAGACGCTGGCCGACGCGAACGCGAAGCTGGACAAGGCCAAGACCGACAAGAAGCAGACCGAGGCCGCTCTGACGGACGCGAAGAACGCTCTTGACGGCATCGCCACCAAGCCGGGCGAGGGTGATATCATCGACCCCGGTTTCTCGGTCGATGACGATTCCTCCAAGCCTTCCACTCCGGACAAGCCGGATACGCCTTCCACTCCGGATGATTCGGACAAGCCAAACGGTTCGACATCCACTGGAACTTCCAAGGGGGACACTGGCAAGACCGATACCGGCAAGGATAATGGTTCCTCGCAGACGGTCGCTACCATTTCTGCGAAGAAGAACGAGTCCAAGGCCGAGACCGCCGATAAGAAGACTCATAAGACCACCACATATAAGGTGGACGCCGAAAACAAGACCGTCACGGCCACTGGTGAGGATAATCTTGCCACCACCGGCGTGGATGTGGCGGGTATCGCCGCAGTGTCCATCGTCGCTCTGATGATGGGCGTCGGCTTCGTTGGAGTGGAGCGTTCTGTCCGCCGTAACGACTGATGTCTGTTTGAGATTGGAAGCCCTGACCTTCCTTATAGGAGGGTTGGGGCTTTTGTATTTCAACACATATATATGCTATACTGGCATTGTTCACAGAAAGAGAGTTCAAAAACAAGGAGCAGACATGAGCAACATCACAGCAGACGAATACAGTCTCTTGGAATTCATTTCATCCCGCGACAAGCAGGAAGACAACAGTCGAATCCTCTTGGAACAAACCAAGAAAATCCTCAAATCCCTCGTCCGCAAAGGCTTCGGAAAAATCGAACACTACTCCAACATCGGAGACTGGTTCATCCCCGACATGGACGCTATCAACGAGTTCGTTGAAACACATGTCGGACAGTACAAGCTCGAACGCAAGTACCTCCAATACGACATGTTCAACATTCTTGAGGAAATCTCCCGCAAAGGATACGGCTGGAACTACGTCTCCCAGCCTACAGCCAAAGCCAGCATGGAACGGCTCCGCCACTACGGGTGCGTCACCTACGTCAAGCGCGGTGACAGGTATATCGCAACTGGAACTCCGGAGGGCATCGCCTTCGCCAAAAACATGATGGCTACGGCCACCAGAACATGTGCCGAATGCGGTCGAAAATACCCCTACTATTCCGGCATGAAAGCCTACGACATCTGCTCCAAGGAATGCTACTACAAGCGTTTCGGCACTCCCGAAGAACGACGTGCAAAAAGATTACAGAAGAAGAACTGACAATCATGGTCGAGAAGAAAAGTAAAAGGAAAGGGCACCACGATGATTTTCAAACTGACTTTAGGCGACTGGGAGTGCAACGGCTACTACGCCAACAAGGATTACTTTTTCGAAAGCAACTATTCGGCTGAAAGAATCACGGAAGCCTACAAGGCTAGTTGTCGGAAGTATGGCGTCCAATTCAACAGCGCCAAACATGATTACACGGGTCTTGGACGCGAGAATCTTGACCGAAGGCGTCTCGTCTGGGCTAGCTATGACGAACCCAGTATGAGTCGGGAGGTCTACCGTCTATTCGTTGAACTCGGGCTGATTCAGGATGACGAACTGTGGCTCGATAAGAATGGACTCTACCATGCGGGGGAAGATAATGTTCTCAAAATCATCATGGGCTTTATCGCGCTTTCCATGCCGGACGATTTCAGTTACAAGCTGGTGAATATTCCAAGCGTCAATGCTCTTATCTACGATAATATTGGCGAAGCCGTACAAAGACTATACGGTATTTGACGTCCTCCCAGTGTTGAAACACCGGGAGGACGTCAAATACAAGCTGTTGGAGATTCCCAGCATCAACGCTCTGATTCACTATCAATATCAGCTACGGATTGTATTCAATCTAAAAGACGCATTTCGGAAGGAAAGACGGTAGTCGCAATGGCAGAAAAATATGGTGTCGAACTATATGAGGGAATGTGTGTTGAAGCGTTCATTCGTGGATACGTGGATTGGAACCCACTGGTGCTGGGTGATGGCATGAATATTCGATTTGACGCAACGAATGTCAGAATCTACTTTTACGATGAACCTTCCTATGACAGGGTTGACGGATTGCATGTGAACGTCAACCATGAGGAGCTTCCTGTATTCGAATATGCGGGAACGCCACCGAGTGAAGCCGCCAAAAAAATATGGAACCGAATAGAGGAGTTAGTATCAAAATGGTTATCAACGGCAGGCTGGATTGCGGATACTGTTCCACTCCTATCACCCAGCTGTACGGTGGAACAATCGGGCAACAGCAGTCGTATCCTTGTCCGAACTGCGGATGCATGAACTATGTGACGCCTGAAATCACATATTCGGCTTCCACGTTCGGCTCGCAGGTCAAAGACGCATTGTTGGATTTGGTGGAACGGCATGGCGGGTCCCACTGGGATTGCAACGGGGACGTGGAAAACATTTCCATGCCGTACCGTGGAGTCCATGCCGAATTAAGAACCTATGATGACTACTGTTACGGCATTATCGGCGGACTGCATGTGAATGTTGGTTCCACCATTATTCCGGTATTGGACTTGAAGGGTTTGACTCCGGAACAGGCGGCTACGCGGATTCTTCTTCGTGTTTTCCGTGAATGTCGAAAACAGAGGGAGGAGTCCGTTTGAAAGATGGTGAGATTCGTCCACTGCCGCAAAACGAGTTCTATCAAAGTCCGTTCGACGGGCGTTGGGTCGATTTGGATGAGGAGGAAGTATTTCGACTAATTGACATGCAACGGCAGAGTGGAACTAGGTGTGGTAAAACTAAACCAAAGACGTGTTATACTAGAAGTGTCCACACGAAAGAAACCTAAAGGAGTAATCCATAATGAAACTGCACGTAGACGTGGGAGTCCTCGAAAGCCCCATAGTGTCAGCGTCAAAATATGTGGCGTATACTCAGACCCCCAACAAGGACGAAGAACGCCGCAAGATGGTTCAAACCATAACGGATAGGGACTTTCCCCAAACTGGACTAACGACCATATAACCTCGGCTTGGATTCTCGAAGTAAAAAGAAGTCACCCCAATCAAAGAGCTTTAGGGAAGTGTCGTAATTGAGCTACCACCTAGCCTCATGCCCATTCTGCGGCAAGCCGGTTCGACTCGTCTATGACAATACCGTAAACGGAACATGCTACGGCATCAGCCACAAGCCGGACGAATGTTCCATTCTGCCAACCGTCTGGGGAGCGCCCAACATAAAAGCGGACACCATAGTGCGTTGCTGGGATCAACGATACGGTGTGGCAAACCTACTCAGAGAAAAAGGCGAAGACGAACTAGCCGACGAAATGGCTTTCCTAGGTTAAAGCCTTAAAAACATATTCCACAAAAAGAAACCAAATCAAAAAGAAAAAGAAAGCAAAAAATTGAAAACCAACACCAAGACCATGAGAACCATCATGTTCATCTCACTGGTTATCGCAATGGTTCTTATTCCCGCCAACACGGCTACCGCCAATGAGTTCATGCAGAATCGGAAAGAATACGAGACGGCACTGAACCATGCCACCATTCTGACCGCACGTTTGAAACAGGATATGGAAAACATTCAAAACAAGACCATTGTCACTCGTGACGATGATAACGCTACCCGTATTGCCCGTGAGGCATTGCAATCCCAATTAACGGAAGCGACTAAAATCCACATGTCACAAAAAGAGAAGGCTACTGTCTTCACCGTTTCATCCCTGACCGACAAGACGGTCGAGTCCAATAATCGCATTCAATCTCTTATCCGTTCCATCGACCGGACGGCCAAATCCGTGGATACCGCCATCGCCTCCCACAAGCTTAATGATATGAGGAAGAAGCTTGCCGATATGGTTGATAAGGGTAAGAGAATTTTGGAATCATCCAACGGCAACGTGGACGATGAAAACAATCGCGATAAACTGTCTGACCTGTTGGAGAAGGCCAAGGATTTGATGGAATCCACGGACGTGAAAACCATGAGCGTGGACGTGTCCGAATTGGATAAGCTGATCAACAAGGTGTCCGACGATATGAACGCACGTCAGGCCCGTATCGGACAGGAACGTCAGCAGAGCGTAGTGGCGGCGTCCTATTCTCAGGCGTCCAACATCACAAGCGGAAACTATACGCCTACCCGTTCCAACTATGGTTCCTACACACCAACCCAGTCCACTCCGCGCGGCTACTACAGTTCCATGTCCTGCGATTTGACTTCTGCCGCAGACCACTGCCAAGGCGCGGTTGACGGCGGCGGCATCGTGGACTTGAACTATGGCAACGGACACGTGTATGCGCAACACAACAATACGGGTGGCGCGTGGATTAACAATCTGCAAGCGGGTCAGACGTTCACCATGAACGGCTCCACCTATCGGGTTAACGGACAGAGCGTTCAGGGTGCCCAGTATGCTCCCGACTCCGGCGATTGGATGCAGACTTGCAATGGGAATGGCAATCATCTTGTCGGTATCACGAAGATAAGCTGAACAAGGAAACGAATGGCGGTAATGATTGCCATGTTCGCCGGCTCTAACTCTTGGAACAGTTAGTCCCACATATAAGTATCGAACCTTGGAATAGATTACCCTCTAAGAAGAGTCCGGTAGGTGTTTTGCGGATTTTGAGCACCAGCCGGACTCTTTCTTTTTGTCAGTTGGCCTCTGTCTTTCTAAATCTATTACTGTCACCTAATGGCGGGACACCTGTTTTGTGTAGGTTGCAACAATCGTATGGGTTCGGGTCGGAATGGTGGTTCCAGTATTCGTATGCTTCGCTTTCGTCGTCGCAGACGGTTACTTCCTTGAATTCTTTGGTTTTCAACGTTTTGCCCCTTTCGCTTGTTGGAGGTTTTTGTATTTTCCACGGCATTGAGGGGCGTTTGTGTTTTTATGGTTTTGCGGGATTTTGCTTCCTTCTCACGACGTGATATAGTGGAATCGTTCACACAAACAAGCTAGGAGCGAAAATGAGCGACAAGCAGGAAACCATCGAAATCCTCGTCATCAAGCAGGACGAGAAACCCATTCGCAAAACCATCCCCAACACCCTCGAAGCGAAACAGCATGAGGTAGGCGGCTACATCGAACCATACGGCCTCAAAAACGGAGCCACCATCTACTGCAACGAGGAAGGCAAACTCGGCAGTTGGAGCCTCAACCGTGCAATCAGGGCCTACGACCTCGATGACAGGGCCGGTTCGCAAATCGTGGAAATGATGGCGGGCACGTTCTTCATCTCAGGGTTTGACCCCGAAAGCGGAGAGGACACCAGTCTTACGGAGGAACAGTTCAACCACTGGGACAAGCGGTTCCACTCGCCGGAAATCCTCGTGCAGAACGCCAATAATGAGCTGTTGGCTGTTCCCGTTCCCATCAAGTAGTTCATAATTCTAGGGGATAGGGCCAATCCTATCCCCTTAACTTTTTCAAGGAAAAAACGATGACCAAATACTTTACTTCTGACACTCACTTCGCCCACCCGTTCGTGGCCGCATTACGGGGATATGCGAAGCCCGGGTTCACTTCGGACAATACCATCAAGCAACAGGCTAACGAAGCCCACATGCAGGTCAAGGACTGCGTCAACTGGTATCGGCATGATATGGACGTGACCGACCGCATCAACGAAATCGTAGGGCCGAATGATGAACTCTACATTCTCGGGGACTTGTGCAGTGGCGGTGCTTGGAGTCTCCATCAGGCCCTTATGCATATCAAGAGTCTGCGTTGCCCTCGCAATAACCGGCATTTGATTCTTGGGAACCATGATGACGTGCTGTACGGTAAAGGCAAAGGCTTCAAGGATTTGACCGAAGCGTTCGGGGAAATCGGACGTATCGGCATGACGGACATCACGGACGGCGAAACCGTCATGCCCGTGTTTCTCTGCCACTTCCAATGGCGTGAGGACTTCGACCTTCCCGCTTTGGATGGGGTGGCGGCTAATTGGGCGAAGCCGGAGCTTAGACAGTATGCCATTCCGCAAGTGGGGGAGAACATGCGTTTGTTGCATGGTCACACCCATGCGGGCACGCCGCACGAGTTTGAGAATCGTAACGAAATCAACGTGGGTTTGGATGCTTGGGGGATGAGTCCGGTATCCGAGGTTGAACTGGTCAGCATGTTCCGGGAGGGATGAGCCTGAGTGTTTTCGAGACGCCCGTCTTTTCGTCGTATGGATTGGCGGGCGTTTTTTGTTTGCGTTACGTTTTGCTTTTTGTCCAAACATTAGCTATACTGGAACTGTTCACACAAACACGTCTTGGATTAAAGGAGAAAAATGAACAGCTACCAGAAACAATACGCAGACGCTTTACGTATGGCGATTAAACGCAAGACGAAAAAGGATGCCGACGAATGGCTCGACCAGCAGAAGGTGTCCGACGGAAAGACGCGAATCGCCATGAAAAAAGCGTACATCGAAGGCCGTCTCTCCAATCTGACAGACGAATCCTTAGTCTCCCTCTACGAGATTATGGATAGCATCTACATGTCAGACCGGACGGAATACCGTGGGGAAGAATCCACCGAGGAAATACTGGAAAAACTGTACGACGTTCAGGTTAAATAGCTCAGACAGCCAGAACGAAAGAAAAAATACAATGACCACTTTGACCATTCTTAGAGGATTGCCCGGCTCAGGAAAGAGCACTTGGGCGCGGAAGCATGTCGATTCGAATACGGTAATCGTCAGCTTGGACGGTTTGCGTGAAATGATGGCGGGAGGCCGTCAGGCATGGCATGAGACCATGAATCCACAGTTGAACAGGATTCTCGTCCGTCAGGCGCATGCCATCATCAGTGACCTGCTTTCCAAGGGCGTGAACGTCATCAGCGACTCCCAGCATGTCAACCCGCGTTTCTGCGTGGACGAGGTGCAGATTGCCGTCCGCCACAAGGCGCATGTTGAGACTTTCACATTCAACACGCCGTTGGACGTTCTGCTGGAACGCAACCAGACCCGTCCGGAAAACGACCGTGTGCCGGAGGAATATCTGCGCACCCAGTATGAGACTTGGCATGAAAACCTTGACCATGAAAGCCGTTGGGTCAACATCCATGTAAGGAAGGTTGACGGAACCTACCATATGAATCCGTCCGGAGACCTCGCACTGGTAGACGTGGGATTGCTGTGGAACGACAAGACCCGTGTTCCCGACAATGCCGAGTTCGGTTATACCGCCGTCCCGGCAAAGGGACGTGATTTGACCGGTGTCATCCAGTTGGATACGCCTCCGCTCAAAGATGGTAGGAAGTGGACTCTCGACCGTTACTCGAAGTGGTTGGAACAGGGCGCACATAAGACCAATGACGGGTTTGCCGACTTCTCCACGGATGGAAGGAACCTGCTCGAACTCATGCGAGATTCCGATAACGTAAACGTCCGTCCAGTCAAGGGCGAGAACGACGTATACGCTTGCAATTTCAGCCGTGACGCGTTCAAAAACCAGCGTTGGGACGAATATTCCAGCAAGGCTCGCGGACTGTTCCTCGACGGGAACGGCAATGTCGTGGCACGAGGATTCGAGAAGTTCTTCAATCTTGGAGAGAACGAGCAGACCACCCGCGAGAACATCGACAAGCGTCTCAAGTTCCCAGTGCGCGTGGAACGCAAGGAGAACGGGTTCCTCGGCTTGGTGTCCGCACGCGGAGGCGGTTCGTGGCGTTTCTGGTCGAAGAGTGGTCAGACCGACTATTCGTATCTTATCGAACATCTTTTCAAGCAGACTTTGGACATTGGTCAGGAACAGGCGTTGTGGAACATCGCCCATGATGCCAACGTCACCTTGGCTTTCGAGGTAATCGACCAAGAGTCCGACCGTCATATCATCAAGTATGATACGTCGCAGCTCGTGTTCCTGCACGCCATCAAGAACACCGTTGACTTCCATATCGACCATGATGCCGACGATTTGATTGATACGGATAGATTCTTTGCCCGTCCCGAAGTTCTGGCCGTTTTCCAGACTGAGGAACAGCGTGAGAGCCTGTGGCGCATGTTGGACGAGGAACGCCGCTGGTCTGACCGTGAGGGCGTTGTGGTGTATGACGCCGACGGGTACATGTTCAAATTGAAGTCGGACTATTATCTTGAGGTCAAGAGTCTTCGCAACCTGTTGGAACGTGCCATCCTGCACGATAGGCCGATTCCCGCCGACGACCATTCAGAACGCGCGGAACTGGCACGTTGGGTGCTGTTCCATGCGAACATGAATCGTCTTGTCTACACTCGTAAGGCGTTCAATGAGCGTGGAGTGGACATGGAGTATGTCGGTGACTTGCTGAGTCGGGGATGTATGCTGTAGCCCCCCCGCCGATTCGGAGGACTTAACAAGATTGTGTGATATTCTCCCCCCGCCTTATGAGAGGCGGGGGGAGAATATCACTGGGCTTGAAAGGACAAAATCTATGACACCGAAAGAAGCTAAAAACTATGTTGCCGGAACATTGGAACGCGACCAGCCATATGAGAGACTGTTACGACAAGTCGTACTGGAAGGCGAGCTGACTCACGACCGTACCGGAGTGGGAACGTTGTCCACGTTCGGCACGCGTATGGAATTCAACCTGCAAGACGGTTTCCCACTCGTAACCACGAAAAAAGTGTTCCTGCGTGGCATCATCGCGGAACTGTTGTGGTTCATCGCCGGAGACAACAAGGTCAGCACTCTACAAAAGCAGAACGTCCACATCTGGGATGAATGGGTGTTGCCGGACGGAACCATTGGCAAAGGGTATCCCATCCAATGGCGTTCATGGCCTAAAACCGACGGCACCACGGTAGACCAATTGTCAAACGCGCTCGACCTTATCCGACATAACCCGTCCAGCCGTCGAATCATCGTATCCGCATGGAACGCGGGAGAATTGGACGAAATGGCATTACCGCCATGCCACGCCCTGTTCCAATTCCACGTGCGCGGAGACGGTTTTCTGGATTGCCAACTGTATCAGCGTTCCGCCGACATGTTCCTTGGAGTGCCGTTCAACATCGCCTCCTACTCGCTGTTGACTATGATGATGGCCCAACAGGCCGGATTGGAGCCGGGACGGTTCATCTGGGTCGGCGGCGACACGCACGTGTATCTGAACCATCTGGAACAGGTGTGCGAACAATTGTCGCGCGAGCCACGCCCGTGGCCGCATATGGAAATCGACAAGGCGGACAGCCTGTTCGACTACAAGCCGGACATGTTCCATCTCATCGACTACGACCCGTGGCCGTCAATCAAAGCTCCCGTAGCCGTCTGATGCGCGCCTCCGGCGTCTTCGACGCCGTGGATGGGATTTTCAGCTGATTTTGCCGAGGGTTCCCCGCCTCTATCGGGCGGGGGAGAATGCCGCACCACTGCATTCGGGTCTTTCGGTTTCCTGTCCCAAAATTCCGCAAAACGGTTTTTTAACTGACGTTTCAAGGTATTTTAGGAAAGGAAACATCTAAGGAATCCGATTGGAGTAAGTGGTATGAGAATGCTTCATAGAGCGGGGGCAACGCTGTCCGCCTTTATCGCCGCAACGCTAATCCTAGCGGGGGGGTATCTCCTCGGCCAATGCCGAAGAAGTCCCCACCACACAATCTACCGATAATGGGGTTTCCCAGCAAAGCTGGAATCCGCCAAGCGACGCGACCATACATGATTCGCTTACAGGCGATGATGCGAAAATCACCGACGTATCCACAGTCTCGAAGACCACGGGAACAGCACCATTCGACAAAGACGACAATCCCGGAGACGAGTGAACCTCCCCGACCTTACTGTCGGGGCTTCCGTGCTTTCCGCAGAGATGATTGCTTCCGGCACGGCTACATGACCTCATACGAGGTCACGCCCCGGTTCCGGGGATTACTCCATGCTCACGTCGTTCTTCCGGTTGGAAGATTGGCGTGGCCCGGAGATATTTGACATGAACCGTTTTGTTCGTGTCCATCGGCTGGTAGGAGCCGTTTTTCGCGCGAATCAGAATGTTGATTGCGCCCACCGCGTCACGGTTGCAGGTGAAACCGCAGTTGCGGCAGTGGTATCCACGCCCATTGGGGTGGTTGCGTGTTTGGCACGCGGGGCAGGTCTTGGATGACCAAGATTCGTCGATATGCTCGATTGTCATGCTGGTCTTATGGGCAAGCAGACTCTCCTGTCGTCCACGAGACCATTGCGATAGGCGTCTGCGTTGGTCCTTCCGGTTCCTGACGCGGCGGGTCTCGTTTTTGCGGGTGTTTTGTTCGATGCCGCGAACGTCCCCGGCTACGATTCGCCCCGCATCGTGTTCCTGAATGAAGTCGGAGACCTTGCGGGTGGTCTGATGGTCGGCGTTACGTAGGGCGTCGGAGGTTTTCGCTTCGATTCGTCTGCGTTTCGCGTCGAGTTTGCGCCACCGTTTCGAACCTTTGACGCAACGGGACAGTTTCTCCTGAAGGCTGGCGATTCTTGTGTTGCGGTAATGTTTGACGGCTCTCGCGTGACGTCCGTTGACGACCAGTATTTCGTAGGCGTCGTCGGTTTCGATGGCGACGGCCATCGGATTGATGATGCCCTCGTCGATGGCGGCGACGTTGCTCGGGTCGCCCTGCGGCGGTCGGCTTGTGGGAACGCTGACATGAAGGCTCCATTGGCGTTTGTTGCGGTCCCAGCACAGGCGCATGGCTCCCCACCGTTCGACCGGTACGGGAGCGTTCGTTTTCGGGTCGGAGATGTTCGGCATGCGTACAAGTATTCGCTTATGGTTTCTGCCGAAACTCAACGCGATATGTTTGCCATCGTTGGTGGGACGCCATCCGTATCCTGCGGTGAAGTCCAATGGACGATAGTTCTTCGCCCTGTGCGGGGCGTGCGCGTCCATATTGCCTTGGCGACGGTTCTCCCTGTAAGTCGCTACCGCGTCGTTCATTCCGTCCAACACGCCTTGAATGGTGTGCGCGTGCAGTCCGTCGCGCAGGTCGGGTTGTTTCTCATACAGGCGATGCCGCAGTTCCTTGTCGGATGGGTCACTCCCATGTTCGTCCCAATATGCGCGGGTTTCGGCTAACAGGAAGTTCCATAGCAATGCGGCCTTGTGGCACGCCTCATGCGCCCTGCGATGGTCGGCACCGGACAGGCGGACGGGTATGACGGCGACCCGCCATGTCTCGTCGTCCTGTGTTCTGGTGCTGCGTCTCATACACCCCACTATATCACATGGTCTATAATTATGGTTATGGCTGAAAACACTCATGATTGGCGTACCGGCAGACATGTGGTCTACGAATTGCATGCGCATATCGTGTTCGTCACGAAATACCGGCGCAAAGTGATGACCCCACGGGTCACAAAACTCTTGGAGGACACGTTCCGAGAGGTCTGCGAACGTTTCGAATGCGAATTGGAGGAGTTCGAGACCGACAATGACCACGCCCACCTGCTCGTCGCCTATACACCAAAAACGCAACTCAGTACGCTCATAATGAGCCTTAAGACCAACGGCAGCAAACGCGTCCGAGAACAGGACTGGCCAGAGGTCAGACAAGCGTTATGGGGAGACCACTTCTGGTCGCCAAGCTACTGCGTCGTCAGCTGCGGCGGCGCACCTTTGGAAATCGTAAGGAAATACATACGCGACCAGCAGAAACCGAATCGCAAATACCGAAGAAAAACAAACAGGTGACGGCCTAGACCCCTCCCTTACGGAAGGGGAATGCGGCCTAAAATCCGTTCAATGCTTTTAGACCACACTGCGTCAAAATATTCAGGACGTTTATAGACTTCCTCAATGGTCGGATGCTCACTCATTTTGTCATCTTTTCCTTTCGATTCTTCGGGTTCGACGAAGCCGTTGCGCCAGCACGGTCGCCGCATGTGCTTCGGTCTGATGCCGTTGACGCGGCGAACATACGGGTCGGTTACGATTTGTCCGCCTTTTCAATCCACCAAATCGCATCTTCGAGCTTCCAGTACATGTCCGCATGATGGTCGTGCAGGAACCGCAGGTCGTCAGCGTGCTGTTCGACCCATTCCGGGTGCGGGCGGGTGTCGTTCGTGCCTTGAACGGTCGGATAGGCGATTTTACATACGCACAGCCAGTAGGGAGGTTGCAGTCCGTCCTTGGGTTTCCAGTCGGACGGTTCCGAATACCGTTCCTCTAACGTCAGGTAATTGGACACCCATGCGGGCGATAGTCGAGGCCACACCTGCTCAAACAACAGCACGCCCAGTGCGATGCCCAGTAGCAGTCCGACACCATTACCTGTCGAAGGCTGGTCCGCAAGCTTGAATGCAGCCCACAGGCCGACGACCGGTAGCAGGAGGCTCACGGTCAGGTAGGGGACGCACTTCCGTGATTCACGCGAATCCTTCGCATGGTCGAACATGGTGAGCGCCACGAGAAGAAATACGGACATTCCCATGCCGAAGAGCAGCCCGCACCACAGCGTGCGTATCACATCCTTCAGGAACGCTATCACGGCTGGCGTCAGCAGTATTCGCCAACTGCCCGTCAAGACAATGAGCAACACGAGGGCTGGCAATGCGGACAAGAATATCAGCAATCTCTTGCGGAAACCGCTCAACGTTCCTGCCCCGCAATCCGCTCGAAACCCAATCTGGACGCAAGCCGTTTCTTTTCCTCATCCGATAGGAATTCGATGGCCGACCGCCGTCGGTTGGCGAGCCAACTCAGGCAATGCCAGCAGTCGATACGTTCCGAATCCGCGTCGCGGAGCCATTCAGCCAATCCGTCGTATGGCTCGAATGTTTCCGGCACGTCGGACAACCATTGGCGAATGATGGTCTTCCAATCCCAACCGTCCGTCCAATGGTGATGCCAAGGGCGAGTAATGGTAATGGTCGTATCGTCCGTTTTCAGAATGGTCATGCGGCATTCGTAGTCGCCGCCGCCAATGGTTGTGACGCGCAGCCAGTCGTTCATTACTGGCTTCCCTGTTTCTACCTGTTCCAGCATGTCGAAGCATTCGTCGCGTTCCGTCCGGGTGGCGGAACGCAATAGGTCCGCCAGTCCGGTCGGTTCGTCCTCATAGACGTTCTGCCGTATAAGGCTGATGGCTTCCCAATCCTCGAAGATTTCCGGTGACGGGTCGGCCATGCCGTTCAGCCAGTCCATGACCCGCATGCCGGTCTCGTCCAATCGACCGTAGTCCACATGTTCGGGCAGTTGTTCTAGCACGCTCAACCACCCGTATTGGCATCGGTCGTCGCATTCGCCGGAATCGACCAGCAGATAGTCGGATGTGAGCGGCAGTGGCACGCTGGCCGTACCGTCATCGTCTTGAAGCACGTCCATGATGAGACGCATGTTCGGTCTGTCCGCCGTCCACCCGGATACGCGCACGAACGCCCGCTCAGGCTTACGGTCGCGTGCGGCCATGAGACGGCATACGTGCGACAGGCGCATCCAATCCAAGCCTGACAGGTTCAACCCGTCCAAGCCGTGCAATGTATGTTCTGTGGGACGCGCGTCGTGAGCGCCGTCGTACTGGTATTCGATGTCCACGCCGTTGATGTTCAACATGGTTCCTCTGTTCCGTTGAGTGTGGCTTCGAGCATGAGCCGCGCCCATTCGCGCCATTTCTCCTTGGACGTTTGCTTCACCTTGTCCCATGGTTTCAGGTTTCCGTAGGAGAAGTAGGAGCGGGCGGAAAGGAAGTATCCGGCTTCGGCGGCGCGTTCCACCTGCTCGTCCGTCGGCTCATGTTCGGGGGGCCATATCCAATGTTCTTTGAGAATCAGATTGCCCTCGCAGTCGGTGTGTTGCATCGCCCTCAACAGTGCGAGTGGACTGTTCGCATGCTCGACCAACCGTAAAGCGACCGGAGTGAACCGTGGCTTCTCGCCTTCCTCCAACGGTTCGTTGTCGAATCTCACCAGCTCTCGGTCGAATCTCGCCAGATAGTCTGGGTTGTCTTCCGAATATCCCAGTCCGCCATATTGGAGAATGCGATAGGCTTCACTGGCCGACCAGAGGAGGGACTTGAGCAGGATGGTCGTGTCCATCCACTTCACGTTCCGTTCGCGGGCGGTCTTGTCCGCGTACCGGACGATGTCGCTGATTGTCGTATTGGTCACTTCCGAACCTCCTTGTCTTCTTCTTCGCAACGGTCGATGATTGTCTGGTAGGCGAACCTTCTCGAATCGGCACAGGTGATGGAATCATCTCCATACGGGATGTTCGATTCCAACAGTCGTTGCAGACTGTTCTTCGCCTCCCTCTTACGAATCCCGCACCATTCGGACAGATGCCGCACCGTGCATTCGTCCGTGCCGCGCAGGGCTGTCATGTGCGAGCGGGCGTTTCGGTAGGCTTGCAGGTATTCACGGTCGGCAAGCCATGAAAAATCGTCCTCACCGGCGGACATGGTCTTTTCCGTCCTGTCTATCCGCTCGTCCAACCATGCGATGATTGAGACCACTGCGTCCGTCTCCCCGTTTTTCATCTCAGTGTTTTCCATGGGTATTCCTTCCGGCTGGTTTCGTTCAGTTCAACGCGGCTTCGAGCATGAGCCGAGTGTAGGAGAGATAGTCCACGCCGACCTGACGTCCACGGTTGGGGCTGACGGTCTGGGCTAGGTTGACGCCGGTTCTTGACGCCGCCTCGACCTGCTCCCGAGTGGGTTGACGTTCGGGCAGTTCGATGCCGTGGGCGCGGAGCAGGAGTTCGACATGACTATCACGTTGCACGTGACGCAACACTTCCACCGCGTCGTGGGCGTCGTGCAGTATGTGACGGCTGGAAGCGGACAATACCGGGTCTTCTCCCATTTTCAACGGACGGTTCGGAATATCGGACATGAGGAGCCGGATTTTCGAGGATTCCAACCCGTGTCCCCGGAGCATCGAGCCTACGAGTCCATCGTTCCGGTAGAGCGCGTACAGCAGGTGGGCTTCTCCGGCCTGACTTTGATGGCGCGACTCGGCGGCGGATAGTGCGGTGTCGGCCAGCGAGTCCATCAAAGCCTGTATCTGTTCCTTCAAGGTGGTGGACGTGTCCATGGTTTATTTCCTTCTTTGCCTGAAAACTCTTTATGTGTGAACACATCCACTATAGCATAGTTTGCGTCAATAGTCCAGAAAAGCCTCCAACACCGGAAGGACACGATTCGTATACTTGTCGCGCTCATCCTCGGACATCCCATTCCACCGCAACAGGAGTCCACGGTCGTCGGGCTTGCCGTCGGGCAAATCATTCTCGCATCGGTACAAGGCCATGGCGGCACGCTCCAAACATGCGTCCGAAATGTGCTCAAGAGCGTAGGCGTCGGCCTTCTCCAACACTCCGGCGATTACGGGAGCGCATTCGCCCTTCGGCGGGAACATGGTGCCGAACCCCAAAACGTTCCAACCATTCCGGACGAGAACGTCGGGTAGGATGTATCCGCTCGCCCATTCAGGTCGGGTGGTGTCCAAATGCCGTGGGCAGAAGTGCCGCTCCACGTACTCGTCTCCATCCGATTCGACCTCAATGGTCAGCCACTTCAAATCGTCGGCGTCACTGTAGGCCGAATCCTCATTCTCACGCCAGAGTCTCGTGGTGGCGTCACAGTCGGGATAATCGCAGACGATGCGGTTGCAATGGTTGGTCTCATAGCTCACTGATGTTGCTCCTTCTCTATGTCGGATAGGCTGGAACGCCAGTAAGTAACAGTGTTGTCATCCACGGCTTGGGACAATCGCAAAAGCATTTCCAATGGACGATAGTCGGAATGGGCCTCATGCTGTTGGTTGAGGAGTTCCACGGCTTGCCGCTCGCTGACCGGTTTGCCAGCCCAACTCCACTCGTCGGATGAGCCGGTCTGTTTCGCCAACCAGCCGAATCCGTTCGGCAAGTCGAATCGCAGGGGCTTGTCGAATCCCGTCCCGGTCGCATACTGGTTGAGTTCTCGCAGTCCGATATGCAATTGGCGGTTTTGCTCGTCCAATCTCGCGTAGGGTTGCGTTCCGACGTATTTCCTTGCGAAGTCCCTGACCATGTCGCAAGCGGTTTCGAAATCGGGTTTGATGACACTCACCTGTCCGTTCCTTCTTCCAGTAGTTGTCCCGCTAGTTCGGGAACCTCGTTCCAATCATCGAACATGGCGGCTCTCATATCGGATTGTCCGGCCCGTTCGCATTGGGTTCCGTTCCACGGTAGACGGCGATGAGTTTTCCCCGTGTCTCGGCCAGTCGAATCACAGTAGTCCCTCCTCGACTTTCTTTCGCGCGATTTCCAGAAGCTCCTTGGCTAGAGTCAGATATCCGTCGCATGCGCCGACCGTTTCGGCCCGCTTCCAGAAGAAATCCTCATCGGGAGCCCCGCCGTAGGTCTTCTCCCATCGCGGGATTTCGTCAGCCCACATGAGATGTTTCGCCACGGCCTCCACCTCCTCCCCGCAAGCGGGGTGGAGACGCCCGTTCATATAGGCTTCCTGCAAATCGTCACTGTCGGCCTCGAACGTTTTCTTGATGTCGGAACCATCCCAGTATTGGACGGGATACGCTTCCTCGGCCTCCCTCTCTACGATGCTGACCAACTTGACATCCTCCGGTTCGGTATCGTGGCTCACTGCAACGAATCCTTGTCCAAGATTTGGAAATTCGTCCGATGAATGTATAGCGTTTTACCATCGACCATGAGCCTTGTTGTTTTGGGCAGATTGTCGTCTATATCCCATTTGATGGTGTCACCGTTGAACACCTCAATCGGCGTTCCCATCTGGCTTTTGATGACCACGACATGCTTCTTGGCAAACGAATCCTTATACCGGTTCAACAATTGCGACGTTGAACCGGTACCGGTCGTCTTTCCCGTGTCCTGAGATTTGAGAGCGTCGGCGGCGAAATCCTTGACCGGTTCCAACCCATCCTCAGTGAAGATGAGCGTATCCCCGCAGGAGTCCAACTCCCTGCCGTCAAGGGTTACGGTAATGACCGAAGACAGGGAATCGGTCGAACCGGAGGAAACCGAACCATTGGTGCCGATGCCGTAGTAACGGGAGTCGGTGGTCACATTGCCGTCCAACCCGATTTTCTCGGCATGACTCGTCAACGTCAGCTCACCGGTGTTGCTATACGCGCGCATGGTGAACGCTCGGCCTTCCAACCAACCCGACTCACTATCCGAACATCCGCCGAGCGAACACATCAGAACCGCCACAACCAATACGGCCACCGGACGGAAACCCTTTTTAAGACAATTCCTCAACACAAACAATCCTCTCAATCCAACTAACGGGACACCACGTGAGCCTCACCCTTATACGGGTCAAGCGTCAAATACTGGTCAAGACAAACGGACGGAAAACCATCACCATCCGACAGAAACGGACGATGACGCCAATCATACGAACTCCAACCCGCCTCCACACGAGCACTTAGCCCATCCAACATCACCGAACGAAAACCCGGCCTACCATCCCGCTCCAACCAGCAGATATCATACTCACGCCCACACAGGCGCTCGCTGACCACACGCGGAGTGGTGGTACCATCCGAACGGAGTTGCAGATACCTCAAATGCGAGTCCAACGGAGTCCAATCCGCCAAGCCGAAACGGTGACGGCCACGCTTATCCGTATACGCGCACAATCCGGCGTCCACACGCAACGTGTCACCCAACCGAATCGTCATCAGCCGGTCGGCGGAACCATTATGAGGTTCGATACGGTCGGGACGGATAATAGTGTTCTTCACGAACGTGGCAAGCCAAATATGCGAGTCGATAAGCGTCTGCGAACCATCCGAATTCACCACATGAGGAAACATCAGACACAGGCGCGACACATACCCGTTCGACACACTGCTCTCGTCACAGTCGGCCACCAAGCCCTCGACCGTGTAACGGTACACGCCGTCCACGGTCTTATGCTCCAAATCCAACAGGTTACGACGCTCGCTCTTGTCGGTTCGCTCCACGTACCCCTCGAAGAAACGACGATAATCCAAACGGAGTTCGTCAGCCTCCTCCTTGGTCTGGATACGGTAACGCAAGCCGATAAGGGAACGCCATCCGGTGTTGCGTCCCGCGCTCTGACTGCGAAGAACCTTCCTCCCATCAGGCGCTGTGGTCATTCCGATAAGCATGTCGGAACGCTCGTCAGCCTCCTCGATGAGCGCGTCCTTCAACGCGTCCATGGTCTCAGGGGAGGGAATGAACGGATTCTCCCTCCCGTACACGGCTGTCTTGTCGAACTTGGACATTTCAGTTCAAGTCCCTCCAACCGGTCACACACGCGTACTGGATGCGCAGGTTCCCTTCGATATTGGCGGACTTGCAAGCGTCAAGCACGTTCTTCAGATACACCAACCCATCAGCCCCGTCCGACATTTGACCGGGCAACGGCAGGATACCACCGTCCACATCACACACCAGACGATAACAGATTCGAGAACCGGAATCCACACAACCATTGTCATGGCCGCGTATCTGCTTGAGGATGACACGGATTGCCTCGACGGAAGGAATAGCATCTGACAACGCCCGACTGGAATCCCACACGGTCAACGCGCTGATTTCATCCAACCGTTCACTCAACTTGTCCAATTCCCGCAACGCCTCACCGACGGCAATCTTCACCGACTGCTCCCGCGCCACATCGGAATCATGCGCTCGCAGTGATTCGTGGAACTGTTTCTTCGACCTGTCGTCCATGTTGGATTTGTCGATAAACTCCTCGATTGGCATGGGGCCTAGGTCTCGAAGCACGTCCAACAAATACTCGTCATCCGGATTCTCGTCAGCTTTGTTCCGGTCGCTCATTTAGCAACCTTCCCGGACGGCTTTACGGTCGGCTTGGCCGGAGTCTTGACGGTCTTGCCAATCTTCTCAAGATAGGCTTCCAAAGCCTTGACAGCCGCCTGTTTCGCCAACACCATGGCTACATCCTTGTCGGAAGCGGTGGCATGCCAACGCATGTAGTTTTCCGGCTTGTCACCGTCGGACAACAGATAGGTGGCGCTGACCTTCGGCTTGCTTTCCTGCAAGTTCGTCTGGGTTTCCGAAGCAGTGACCTTCACACACTTGTTGGGAGTGTTCTTGCCGGTCTTGACCTTATCCCAGTCGATGAGCGCTTCGGCACGCCATGCGATGTTCTTGGCGCTGACCAAGGTGACGGTGGTACCGACATGCCACGGTTCCCCGTCGTTGTGCTTGTTGTGTTCTTTGACGATGGCTTCGGCCACGTTGCGGGCACTGCACTCGTATTTGATTTCACCCTTGCTGGTGACGACATGGGTTGCGTACTTGTCCTGTTCGTAGATTTCGATACTCAATGTAGGTGCGTTCCAATTCTGGTTGTGACTGGTGTAAACGGGTGTCGTGTTTGACTCGACCCGTCTTTATGTGGACACTGCCAGTATAACAAGAATATGAAGTCGGGTCAACATCATATAAAAGCTTGAGTCCCATATCTCCGTACTTCCGGACGGCAATGAGGAAGAATTCCAGTCAGAATATTATTTCTCCTCGGCGGGCGGCGTTCACCAACGTCGAGCGTCTTCTTCGGTGCAGAACTCGTGCAGGAGGCCGTCCCGATTCGCATACCAGAAAATTCATCGCGGTAGTTGACCGAGTTATTCCTTCCCGAGAATATGTTCGGCCAGTTCAGGCACTTCCTCCCATGAGTCGAAGCTTGCACCCTTGTCGTATTGTTTCAACCGTTCACACTGTTTCATGTTGTAGCCGTGGCGTTTCGCCAAGACGGGTAGTCCTTCGTGCATGAGCGTGTCCAGCATTATGGGATTGTCTTCAATATATAGGTCGGCTTTGAGCAGGTTCTTCTGCTTGAGGTGACAGTATGGGATGTCTCGACGTGACGGCGTGTATGAGTATCCGATGCTGGTAATGGGGTCTTTCTCATACCAGTCTTTTTCGGACATTCGCCTGATGTCCGAGGCGAATACGGCGTCACCTTCCGTATGTCGCAGGTCGTCCAGATTACGACGTGGACATAAGTTATGATTCTGGCTTGTGTCGAAATTCATGGTTATCATCCACCGGCGTGTATCATCACGGTCGTCGTCACGGGAGGTGACGAATAGGAGACGATTGTTTTCCGACATGCCGATTAGCTTCACCAACGCTTCCATAGCATGTGGATACATGTGTTCACGTAAATAGAGTCCCGTGTTCACCGACCAATGATGCCATTCACGGAATTCCGCATGGGTTTCGAACCAGCCTTCACAGGCGAAACCGTAGTCGGTTGGTTCGGGAGCGTTGAACGGTTTCTTCTGTAATTGGCTGATGCAATCCTTGAACGCTGTCGTATAGTCTACGAGAGTGTTGTCCAAGTCGATGGCGATAAGCTTATGGGTTTTCCCTTTTTCGGGCGGATATTGTTCCTCGTCCAATCCAAGCATGTGTAAAAGGTCGAGGAACGTTTTGCATTGCGGCAGTGGTTTGCCGTCTAGTTCGGCATGAACGATTGGGTCGTCATTGGATGGAAGTGGACAGGTATCCGACCAGAACAATCGATGTACTTCGTTGGGCGTGTTGAACTCCCATTTGATGTGCTTGCCGTCACAGTTGACGGATTCGAAATTGAGCATGTTTTTGGCCTTTCAAAATATGTGAACATGCCCACTATAGCATAATCTGGCTGTCAGGCCCAAGGGTTCTCCACACCCAACAACAGATTCAAGGGCATTACAGCCTCCCACAGCATAGGTTTGCAACCCCAACCGTATCCGTCACGCCAGATGTACGTGTGCAGTTCACCGAACATCGGAAGTTCGTCCTTGGAACCTTGCCCGCCGGAATAGTAGGGGCTTCGTTCGCTTAACGGCTCGCATTCCTCGACGGCGGGGGCAAGCAGGTCGATGTCGCCGTTATCCAGCAATCGTTCTACTTTCTCTCTAGTGTCGTAATGGTCGAAAAGCATACGTCCCGCGGATTGGATATTCCCGTCGTAAGGGCTGAATATCCAACGGTACAAGTCTTCGCCGTTTCGCATGGCGATGACGCATGGTGCGCCCATATCGTCTTCCTTCCTCCAAAACTTTTTATGTGAACAATCTCAGTATAACATCGGTGATTTTGTTTCAGAAATCACCACCGAAATCCAATTCACCGTTCGCATAGCATTCGATATCGTTCAACTCATCCTGCATGTCCACCAGTTGCGTCAACTGTCCAACAGCCGAACGGCAACGATTACAGGAGTCACGAATATACCCGCGAACACGCGGATACTGACGGTAATGCAATCGAGGATTCACCGTCAACTCGTCATCATCCAACACGTCCAACAAGTCGATGTACACGTCCAACAGGTGGGAGAGTGTCTGCGTCATGGAATCGGTCATCTCCTCATCCTTGTTCACGTATTCGCCAATATCGTGAACCGTCTCCTCCACCATGGTCACACACTGGTCGAGCATATACGCGTCACGTTTGAACCTACGGAACGGAAGCATTCAGCCGTCTTTCCTTTCTCGGCTTCTTTCCAACCGGTATTCGGCAATCCACAATGCCGACACCACAATCCACAATAAGCATGACAGTCCGTCAAGGAAACCCCATTTGCCTATGAACAGGCAGATTCCCAACAAGGCGACCAACAGTGAGCATACTATCGTCCCCAAGCGAATCCATCGGGGAGCATACCCTTTGCCGGGATGTTTGCGGGCGCGTCTTCTGTTCCCCGTCCAGACTATCGTTCCAACGATGAACAGGAAGAACGCGACCACGTACAGAGCCGTCAACACGTCGAAGACACCCTGCTCGCTCATTCCGACGGGTCTTCCAAGTCGGAACCGTTCAAACCGTCGGGCTTATCATTCCAGCGGATAAGAAACAGCCAGATTAACGCGGTGACAATCCAAACGAGTCCGCACATGCCGGAGCTTACGCTATCGAACCGGAAGCACCGAAGGAACTCCACGACGGCTGTCATAGTGGAGAATCCCACACATCCAACTCGGACACATCTTGCGACCTTACGTCCCAACAGGTGGGGATGTTGGACGGAGAGGAAGAACAGGAACGACAACAGCAGTTTGAATTCCTCCCCACGGCTGAAGCCGAGGGATTCCTGTCGCATATGAGACATGCTTCCCATTAGAGAAGTCTTCCCATACGTGTAGCAGGGGTTGGCGTTTCACCGGAACTCTCCTGTGGAACATGGGTTCCATAGGATGCGTGTTCCTCCACGCCCTCGGCATCGTCCATGCCGGTTGTATGTATCGCGCGGTTGAGAATGTTCTTAGCCGCGTTCACGTCCGCATTATCCTTGTTCCCGCAGTTAATGCATTGGAAGACCGCTTGGCTCTCACGGTTCTCCTTTGCGACATGTCCGCAACGGTTGCAGGTTTGGGACGTGTAGGCCGGGTCAACCAGTATGAGCTGGGTTCCGGCGAGTCGTGTCTTGTATTCGAGTTTGTTCTGGATGTCCGTCCAACGGTTGTTGAGGATGCTACGGTTCAATCCGGCTTTGGATGTTGCACTATTATGCAGGTAGCACCCCTGATGGTTGGGGTCCTGCTTCGGCTTTGGCCTACGCGTCATCTGCCGGGTCTTCAACGCTTCCAAGGCTATAAGGTCGTAGTCTTCGACAAGCTGTGTCGTGGTTTTCGCCACCCAATCGTCCTTACGATTGTTGATACGGCGACGTAACGAGTTCATACGCTTCAACGTGAGCATACGCCGTTTCGACTGGAATTTCGCGGTTTTGCCGCCACGCTTCTCGTTGGTTCTGTCCTGTCGGGAGAGTTTGCGTTGCAATCGCAGATACTCTTTTCTCTCCCGTTCGGACGGTTGAGGTATGTCCAGCATGGTTCCGTCCGACAAGGCCAACGTGTGGACGCAGCCACGGTCGATACCGGTCTGCTTGCCGGTGGTATTCCGTCGGATGGGCGACGGTTCGTTGGTGAACGCCAGAGTGCGTTCCGTCCAATTCACCGCCACACTCGTATAATCCCTGACGGGTTGGCTGACGCGCACGTGGATGGAGAGCGTCCAACGGCATCCCGTTTCGTCCGGCTTGCGGAATTCCTTTTTCACGGTTCCGGTGATGACGACCACGCCGCGCTTGCGTGACACCTGATGGTAGATGGCGTTGCCGGTCTTGTTCTGGTTGCGCCAGCATACGAAACACTGGGGGTTGCGTTTGCGGGACTTGAACCCCGGAACACGACCCCTATTAATCTTCTTGCGCTTCAATCCGGCATACCATTCCGAATTCTCCACGCGCATGGGACTGGCGAGAACGGCGGAGGGAATGCATGCGAGCCAAGAACACCGGATTCGAGCCTCGCTGTCCTTGAAAGGCTCCCCGGCGGTCGCTCCACCCAACGGGACGTCCACCCACATGCGTTCATGGGATTCCATATCCTCCATGTAGCGGCGGATTGTCCTATGCTCCCGATGCTGGTTGAAACGGGTACGCCAACCATCGCACAGCCAGTCCATGATGCGTTCGGGATTGCGCGTCCAACAATGGTTATGGCATGAATCGTCCCCAAGGTACACGGACGCGCCCGCATGCCTGACTTTGATGATTCGTACCTTCTGGCTCATACTGAAAACCTTAACACAAAAACAGTGATTAATCAAAAAAAGGTGGCGGCTCACCCCAGTCTTAAAAAAACAGGGCTTGCGCCGCCAATACGGTCAAGACATGAAGCATCACCGGTCATCTCCCGAAGCGCCGTCGTTGAAACGTTCCTCGGCCTTACGGAATGTCCCTTTCGTGCTCTTATGCCACAAAGAGTCATCCCAGCTTTCCACCGGCATAGAAAGATATGCTTTGTCGTCTTCGATAAACATGTCCACGTATGGCGTATACGTGTATGAGCTGACGATGCCCGGCAGAGGGTCGGGATGCCATTCTAATTGGCGGAGCATCCTCCATACTTCAACATTGTTCTTGCATGGCTTGTATATGCCGTTCATGGGCATGAGCCAGTAGCCTTTCAAATCGCCTTTGCCTTGGATGGTCAGGGTCTCCTTGGACATGACGGCTTCAACTCCTTCGACGGTTCGCTTGCCATCCGCGTCCTCCTTCCACGCCAGACGGACATGGTGGATGTTTTCGAACCATTCCTCCAGTTCGCGTTGACGCGCGTATTCGCGGCAGTCCTTGCGCAGTCGGTTCACCACGGTCGGATTGTCGCTGGTCAGATATGTTTGCCGCATGACGGCTACCTCCTAGTTTTTGCGGAAAATATGTTTCAGGGAATGGGTCAGAACGTGACGTTCGGCAATCCCACCGATTGCAGGAACGGGAACCAACTGTCGAAATGCGGGCTGACAGACCACCAGAACAGCAGAACCAAACCACCCCAGAACAACAGCATGTTCAACAGGCGCAACGGCAGGACGCCCTGTTGCAGACGCCAAGACAATACGAGCACGTTCCAAGACACCGGCTTGCGTTCCCGCTCCCCACGCCACAACAGCCAGCACAGTCCGTTCATGACCATCCACGCGACAAGCAGAATCACGGCGAACATCATGCTCGCGGGAGCGTAGGCGCTGACGGTTCGGACGGTCTTCTGCCACTTGTATGCGGTCTTCTGGACGACGTTCGCGTTGGCGGTGCTCAATTCGGCGGGAATACCGTCGGAAACGTTCGCCCAATAGGAGAATTGCGCTCGGACGATATACCTGTGTTTGATGCTCTGGTCTGCCCATACGCTCATAGGATGGCAGGTCGTCAACGTCAATTCGCGGGAGTCCGGGTTCGCGCCGTCATTGTTCAACACGCTCACGTCGGTCGGAGTAGTGACCCAACCTTCGGTCATCTTGTACACGTACCAGTGTTCGGCAGTTTGGATGACGATGGCGTCACCCGTCTGCAAACGGTCGATGTAACCCAAGTCGCCACCGGTGCGATGACCGGCATAGGCGCTGTTGCCTACGGCACCGGGCATGACGGTCTGCTCGTAATGGCCTATGCCCTGATTGTCCAACACGATTTGGTCGGTTCCCTGTTGGATTGCACGCTTCCAACCGGATTCGATTTTCGGAATGTACATCCATCCGATTACCTGCGTATGGGTCGGCATGCCATCGACCGGAACGTCGCCCGACTGCGGTTTGGCTATGCGGGTCGTATCCAAGTCGATGTTCTGGTTCAGGCTGACCCTTTTCGAGTTTGCGACCTGAGTGTGGATGGAGTCCAAGTCATGTCCGAAGAACATCCAACCGATTTGGGTGATGAGGATGATGACGATGGTGAATATGATTCCGATGGAGCATTGGAGTACATGTTCACCGGTGGAAACCGTGTTGGCTGGTCTGCTTCCGTGTCGGACGCGACTTCCTTTGCGATGCTTTCCCACATGTTTCGAATTATCGTCGGTTTTGGTTTTGGCGCCTTCGATGATTTCGTTCCAGTCGGGCAGACTGTTTTGATGGCCGGTTTCCATACGTGTGTTTCCTTTTCGTCGATTGGACTCTAATTGTGGACATATCCAGTTTAGCTGGTTTTGCTCTTTGGAGAGTCCAGCATGCGAAACCGGTTTGGTTTCGTTTTTAACGGGCGGGTCTTCTTATGTGAACCGTCCCACTATAACATACGAGGTATCCTCTTATTGGGAGGACAAGCGTTTACGGCAAAGACTGGTAAAAATCGTAGAAAAACATTTTATCCATTTTTGTGTTTTTGCTGATTTTTTCGTTTTTATAAGCAATTAGAAAAATTCGACACCACAATACTTATGTATCTATTGTTACTTATGTATCTATTGCCGGTGCCCTGAGCCTTACTCCCATAAGGGCTTAGAGCGCATAAGCGTCCTCAAATGTCAAAAAACCGTCTTCAAATGTCAACCGGAAAAATCCTAAAAAATAAGAAAAATCGCCGCTCAAAACCAAAAATAGGTAAAAATCCATAGCAAGGAAAATGCTGACAACCTGCTAAAATCTAAAAAAGAACCCCGCTCCACGGCAATGGAACGGGGCGAAAGCAACCACTTGGTGAAAGGACATGGTTACGTGAACAAGGATATCACCAACCCCGGCAATAAGGCAATCTCCTATGCCGCCACACTCTCATCCGTCGTATCCCTGCTCCCCGTCAGAAAACCGGACACGCCATGCATCCACCGGACAAACGGCATAGTGTCCATAACAACCACGCCAAGGAACGGACAGTGGGCTTACGGCAAGATTCCCAGAATGTTCCTTCTCTACGTGCAAACCCTCATCAGGGAGAACTCTCCAATGGTCGATGCCGCCAACAAGACCGTCCACTTGGATGACACCTTCAGCGCGTTCTGCGAGCATTCAGGCATACCGGTTAACGGCAGGAGGGAACAGGTGACTCAAATGCTAGAGAATCTGGGAGGCATGGTAATCCAAGTGACGAACTGGTTCGAGAACGAGAACGGGAAGACCGTACATGATGCCATCAACATCCTCGTGGCCGAACATACGCACATCTGCTTCGACAGGAACTCAAAAGAATACCTGCAAGGCTCATATATTCGGTTCTCCGAACCCATGTGGAACATCCTCAACGAGAATCCGGTACCCCTCAGCAGAGAAATAGCGTTCAATCTGGGCAACTCCGCAAGAGCCTTGGACATATACCAGTGGCTTGCACGGCGAACCTACTACATTGGTAAGCCGGTAACGATTCCTTGGGACAACCTGCAAATGCAGTTCGATTCGGCTGAAACGCCGCCCAATAAGTTTCGAGAGCGTTTCAAGAAGGCGCTTCATCTGGTTCAGGACAATTGGCCAGAACTACGCGTGGAGGTGTTTCCGGACGGTTTGAAAGTGTATCCGTGTCGGAAGTCGTTGGAGTCGAAGCAACGCGCCACCAAAGGAATTCCGATGCCGAAGTCCCCGGCCCAGCCGACCAAGACCGATGTTAAACCGAACGGCAACCCGTTCTGAGCGGCAACCAGTTAAACGAAGACCCCGCACAGTGGCGGGGCCTTCGAATGTCCACACATAAAAAGCCAGACCAAAAGGAGAAAAAGACCAAAAGCCTTTTTGAACTTAGTCGTCAAATTATGAGGCGCCCAACCCACCGGCTGAACGCAACATCAAGTATACGGGATACGGCTGTTTGGTCAAACCTGTATGCGTGTCGAAACCGTTGGAATCATTGGGGTTTCACGCTATCAACCTTCGTTTTTCAGGCTTGTTGTGGGCTGATGTTCTCACTCCTTGAACAGGCGTTCAGTATATTCGTGGATGATAGGCAATACCATATCCTGCAATTCCGTATCGCTTACAGGCTGGGGGAGCCGGGTGTGTTCGGCGGCTTCCTCGAACCGGGACTTGGCGTCCAGAAGCTTCAAATCGTACTGTTTGGGGTCGAAGTCACCGTGCCGGATAGCCAATAGTTCCTCTTGTTGACTTCCTCACGGGGTTGAAATCCCGTGATTCCTGTTGCCGGTTGGACGTGTCTTTCTTAATGTTTTTGAGGGAAGAGATTCCGACCGGTATTGCAGGGGTTTGAGTTTCATCGACGTTGCTTCCCACTGGTTTTCACCAGTGTGGAAGCTTGTTGTCTCCACTCTTCGGCATCGTCCATGCCGTTCGTTCCTAACGCGCGGTCGAGAATGTTCTTGGACGCGTTCACGTCGGCGTTCGTCTCATGTCCGCAATTGTGGCAGTGGAACACCGCTTGGCTTTCACGGTTGTTCTTGTCGCAGTATCCGCAGACGTTGCAAATGCGTGACGTGTCATAGGCGGGTACCTGAACGAGTCGGGTTCCCGCAAGCTTGGTTTTGTATTCGAGACAATGCAGGATGTCAGTCCAACGGTTGGCGAGGATGCTACGGTTCAAACCGCTTTTCCTCTTCCGCCCGTTGTGCAGATAATGTCCCGGATTGTCGGGGTCTGGTTTCGGTCGGACGCTTCGGCTCATGGCTTTCACGTTCAACCGTTCCATGGCGATGAAATCGTATTCCCGGACGAGCATGGTGGTCGTCTTGGCTATCCAATCGTCCTTGCGATTGTCTATCCGACGTTGAATGCTCCGTATGGCTTGGAGAGTGCGCTTGCGGTTTTTGGACGTGAATTTGGCGTTCCTGCCGCCACGCTTCTCGTTCGTCCTGTCCTGTCGGGCAAGCTTGCGTTGCAGACGCTTATACTCGTCCATCTCTTTGACGGACGGTTGGGGAATGTCGAGGAAAATGTTATCGGAGGTGGCGAGGGTATGCACGCAACCCCTATCCAAGCCGACCATCATGCCCGTATCGGTTCGGCTGATGGGGAGTGGACTATTGGTGAACACGAGTGTCCTGTTAGTCCAGTTCACCGCCACACTCGTATATTCACGAATGGGTTGACTCACCCGCACATGAATGGCGATACGCCAACGAGCCTCGTTCTCACCCTCACGACGATACTGTCTCGGCACACTGCCAGTGATGACGACCACACCGGTACGCTTGCCCGTCCGACGATACAAGGCGTTACCGGTCTTCGACTGGTTACGCCAGCACACGAAATACTGAGGAGCCTTATGACGGGAACGGAACCCCGGAACCCGACCACCATTGGTCTTCTTACGTTTCAATCCGGCGAACCAACCCGTGTTCTCGACACGCTCACATGAGGAGAGGATAGGCGAGGGAATGCACGCCAGCCAAAGACAATCCAATCGCGCCTGACTGTCCTTGACGGCGGGCTTCACATCCGCGCCACCCAAAGGCACATCCACCCAAATACGCTCACGGGTTTCAACATCCTCCACAAGCCTACGCTGGGGACGATGCGCCCGATGCTGGTTGTACCGGCTTCTCCACCCGTCGCACAGCCAGTCCATGATACGTTCCGGATTACGAGTCCACATACGATTCCCGTAAGAGTCCAAGCCGAGGAACACGCTGCACCCCGTATGCCGGACTTTCAGGATTCGTACTTTCTGACTCATGCCTATAATGATACCATATTATTGAGTAATCAACAATATGAGAAGGCGTGCAGACCCGGCATTGAAATACCGGGCTTACACGCCAAAAATCAGTCAAAGTAACTGACTATGACTATATGCCCTTCTGTCAAGCCGTTTGTGAAACCTGCGGTGATGACCCGGAAATGATGACCATTATATATGAGACCAAAGGTGGGAAACAATACGGGCAATCATACGACTATTTCGGCTTGCCTAACCTGTTGGAAACCTTGGACAAATGGGACGAAGAACATAGTTGATATATGAGTAGTCCCACCATCCGAAAGTGAATGGCGGGACTACTTGTGTTACGGCTGTTCTAGAAGAATTGTTTTAGGAGTCCGTTGAATAGGTTTTTGACCCAGTTCTTCTTAGTTGTGGTGGTGTGGTGTTTGTTCGTTGTATGCGAATTGTTCTTACTGTTGGTGGAACCGTTATATTGGCTGTTCTGACTGTTGCCACCGGTCGTATTATTGTTAGCGGTGCCTGTATTGTTCCCCTCTGATGTCCCACTGGTTAACCGTTGTTTCACTTGACTGGTCGAAATAATGGTTTCAGCCGGACAGGAAGCCAACACTTGCGCCAGCTTATCATGTTCCTTCTGGTCTACCATCAGCCCATATTTGGCTTTGATGCCGATTTGCAGGCTCGCGTAATCGCATTGGAACGTTTGGTTGGAAGGTTCCCATTCGGCTATGGTGCCGTCCTTTTTCACATTGTTGGCTTCCGCTTGGGATGCGAGCAGTACGTCGGGGTCGTTGTAGTAGGCGTCTCGCTGGGCGAAGTCGAGCTTGTCCAAGCCGGAACGATACGCTTCCGCATAGGCGACCACATGGTCGATTTGGATGCCGCCGTCACGGTTGGACGCGCTTCCACCCTCGGTCTTGTTCGACGTGCCGCGTTGGAAGTGGATGGTCTTGCCCGTGTATGGTTCCAATAGGATGCCGGTGTTCACGTTGCCTCGACTCGTGTAGGTCACGTTATCCATGTCGCGTTCCAACACCAAATCGCGGGTCGTGTAATTGCCGGTTTTGCCAACGACCTTGTTCCACTGGTGGGACTTGCGGTCGGAAGACGCATTGGATTTCACTCCGACGGTGAGCGTGTCCAACACTTGTGTGGCTGACTGTCCGACGGGGATGCTTCCTGTGGCCGGATTCGCGGATGCGGGCGTGCCGACGGTCAGAAGCGACAATACGAGGATGCTGGGGATGGCCAGTCGGATGCCTTGTCCGATGTTTTTCCGCAAGCAGGACATGCTTAATCCTTCCCCATGGGAATGGAATCCTCTGTACTGTCGGCGTGGGTGTCGATGATACGCTTGTTGTCGGATTGCTTCGAAATTACGCACATGCTCATGACAGTCATGCCGATGAACACTCCGACTAAAAGTCCAATGATGAATGATGCCATCGTTTTTCTTTCTGCTTATGTGGACAAATCCAGTTTAGTATGTATCAGCCTCGCGCGTTGTAGTCGGCGCACAGGTCGTTCATGGCGTGCAGAAGCTTGTACGTGTAAATGAATGGGCCGACGATGATGAGAGAGCCGAGAATGTTCCACAGCCAGTAGGTTGCGGCAGTGACCGTGACCGGCAGTCCACGAGCGGCCTGTTCTGTGCCGATACGGGAGCTGAGCTTGTGATACCAGACAAGCCAGCCGATGCCAAGGGTCAGCCAGCCGAGCAGGAAGAACATGAGACAATAATGCATGGTGCGTTTGCCGTCACGTCGCGTGGCGATGAGATTCAACGTGGTGCCGACTTCGCTCATTTGCCAAATGTCGTAAATGCCGAAGGTGACGAGTCCAAGCAGAAGATATTTAAGCAGTCCACGTTTGGTTCGGAGACTGTTCTGCCGGATTGGGTTTTGGGGTTGAGCCATAGGCTGTTGCGGTATGGACGGTTGATTAATGTTCACGTTGACTTGAGGCTGTTGCGGCATTGTCATTTTTGTTTCGCTCCTTGCGTTGAGATAGAGGAGGGTCGCGTCTTCTCTTTTTAAGTGGTTCTCCAATATATGGAGAACAATCTTTTTTAGTATTACAACCTCATCTTAGGGGAGTATAAGGTTGATTTCTTCTGAAAAGAGGTTTTTATGAGCTTTTAGCCCACCTGATAAACACAGGTGGGCTAAAAGCTCATAAAAAGTTAATAGACTGCGGCGCTTCCAGTCGCGAGAGCGAACATGAAGACAATAAGCCACAAAACCACGCTGACGATGACCGATACGAGCGCTCCCATTCCGGCCTGTTTCGCACTCACCGGCTTCTCCGTCTTCCAAATGAGGAATAGGATGAGTCCGACGATAGGGAAGAAGAACCCCAATACCGCCCATCCGAACGACCCCGTGTCGGCAGGTTGCGGATTCACATACGGTTGCTGACCATACTGGTATTGTGCATACTGCGGTTGCTGATATTGGGGTTGACCGTATTGAGGGGTCTGAGCATACTGTTGGCCGGTCGCATATGGGTTAGCTTGCGGTTGCGTATACTGCGGCTGTTGGTAGACCTGCTGTCGCGGCTGGTCGTATTGTGCCCGCTGGCTCTGACTGGGATTTGGGTACTGCTGTGGAGGGAAATTAGGGTCGCTCATGTCGGAAAGCCTTTCATTTTTGGAGGGTTTTTGTTTTCCAGCTTAAGGTATTCTTTCGTCGGAACAATAGGAAACCAAAAAAATATGATAGGGAGGAATTTTTCAGACGATTCGTCTGATTGCGTACCCGCCGTACATGACCATGCTGACCGGTGCGACTCCAGTGCCTTGGCTTGGACTCATGGCGTTCATGACCATGCCGTTGCCGATGTAGATGGCGGCGTGCGAACCGTTGGCGAGAATATCGCCCGGTTGGGCTTCTGCCAATGATGCCACGGGCGAACCGACGCTCATTTGACTGCCTGACTGGTGGGGGAGACTGACACCGAATTGCGCGAACACGTATTGGACGAATCCGGAACAATCCCAGCCTGATGGCTGGTTGCCGCCGTACACGTATGGGTATCCGCTGAACTGCATCGCATATTCTGCCACGGCTTGTCCGGTTTTGGATGCTGGGGGAGTGATGGCGGTTCGTTCCGCGCTTCTATTTGCTTCTTCCTTTTGGGCGGCTCGCGTTTGGGCTTGTCGTACCGCCTGTTCCTGTGCCTGTTTGCGGGTCTCCTCTTCCTGTTGGGCTTTCGCTTCGGCGTCTTTCTCGGCTTGGGATTTCGTCTGCGGGACAATTAGGTTTTCGATACCACCCCAATCGCTGTCCGACTGCACGTCGGTGCTGACGCTTTCGCGAGTCAGGTCTCGGCGCGTGGTCGTGGTAGCGGGGAATGAACGCACGGAGTATACGGTGTTGTTTGATGGAGGGTATGCCATCGCAGTGGCGGGCAATGCCATCAGACAGTCCGCGCACAGTGAAAGTACGAGCATGAGGGAGTGAATGCTGTTCCTATTGCTCAACTTCAAAGTCCCATGCTCCTTAGCTCAGAGGCCAATCGTTGGGCTTCGGAACGGCTTAAATGCCATTCGCTCCAGAATTCGTCGCCACGGCGGACGAGATAGGTGGGGTCGGCGGGACTGCCCAATTGGGTTACGGTGATGTCGGTTCCCATATTCGGCTCCTTTCTTTTAATTTCTACCGGTATTCCACGAGTCGCAAGGGCACGTAGTTGCGGTAGCTGACTTGGGTTTCGTCCTTCGGGTCGGATAGTCGGCTGATGAGTTCCGCGCATTCCGCGTCCGTATACGTGCCGTCCTTGCTCGCCCCGCCACCCAGATAGGTGCATGCGCCGCGAACGTTACGCTTCCGGTCGATGATGGTGTACATCAATTGTCCTTTCTTGTGGAACGGCCACTGGTGGGTACATATGATGAAACGGCTATCCCAACTGCGGGCGCGAACATCCCACCACATTTTCGCTTCGCTTTCGGGAATGCTGAATCGGACTTGTTTCGCATCCTCGGGCAGTACTTTGATGGTGAGTGGAATTTCAGACAGATAGTGTATTCCGGTGATTTCCGACAAGGCGAACAGAAGTTTCTGCGTGCTCGGCTCGACCTCAAATAGAACGTATTTGTAGTCTTCCGGAATGTCTTCAATCTCATCCCGGAACTGTTGCCATGCCTTGATGGTGTCCTTCGGCCAATCCGGCCAATAATCCTCTCCACTTTCATCGTGGACGAATTTCCTATCAAGTTCCATATTGGCAACAGCTTCGTAGGCTTCCTCATCGAACATGGGCGGCATGTGACGAACGTCCGTCTCAGCCTTCCCGTCATGCACGCTCACCGTGCAGATTACCGGATGGTCGGAGGACACGGTTCCGTCCTGTTCAAACCACCTCGCGTTGCCGGGTTCCTTTGACTTGCTCGTCTCCGTGATGGGGTCACTACCTTCGGTACCGTAGGACGCGTAATACCTGTCCTTGCCGGTGAAGATGGTTACGGTGCCACCTTCAATGCCGACTATCGTCCAATCGATTTTCTCAACGCACAGTTCGCTTATCTCCTGCGCTGTTTTCTTATCCAACATGGTTTGCATCTTTCCTTTCTGGCGGCTTTCTGTGCCGCAAATCATTTCTTCGATGGGCTTTTGCTGTTCTTTCCGTCTTCTTGGAATGGGTCGAAGATTCCATCCCCGCCGGTGTCGAGCCGGTAGGGTGTGCCACCTCTGGCTTTCACGAACTCGTCAAACTCATGGCCTGTTATCGCGCCTTGGGGAGTCATAATGCTTCGGCGCGAGCGGTTTGAAAGCGGTTTCACCATTCTTGTGTTCTTTCCGGTCAGTAGTGGATGAATTGCAGTTGGGACGCCTGTTCCGCAGTGAAAGTGCGGCTGAACGGTTTGCCATTGTATGCGCTACCGCATTCGGACGTGGTGATTGAACCATCCGCGACAACGTTTTCGACAATCCCCACATGACCATACGTGGGGTCTGAATCGTATTGTCCACGTTGGAAGCAAATCACATCACCGACACGGGGAGTGTTGTCAACCCAATATCCGAGTTTACGGGCCGTGTTCGCCCAGTCGGCACCATTGCCCATGTGGGAGCCAGCGGGCAATCCCAACTGGTGGCGGCGCACGTAAGCCCACCAAGTGCATTGCGAAAACTCGTAGGCGTTCCCAGTATCACCGGTCGCATGATTCGGATTGAAACCGTCAGGAGTCTGACCCTCGTCACGACCGTTAATCAACGATTTAACCACCGGATTATCCGCACTGATAGCAGTCAGTTTGCCGGTCACACCATCGGAGTCGGACATGCTCCAACTTCCATCATTGCTTGTGGCCTTATAATCCTTCAACTCTTCACGGGACGCGCCACGGGATGCCGCACTGGTTTCAGTCAACGTGCTTCGAGTAATGGCGGTACTCGTATCAAACGGCTTAGCCTCAGCGTAAGCGCTGGGAGTTGGCTTCAACACAAGCATAGACGTACCGGCGGCGGCGAACATTCCAGCCAACAAACAAACCGCGATACGCCGTTGGAACAGCCTACGCCGACGTTGCATGACTCTAGTTGGAGCCGCTTTATGTGCAGGTGAACCCAATTTAACACTCCGCTTCTTCCTGCGCGGAGAAGAACTGCGGGCCACCAATGCACTTGTCGAACTGGTAGGTGTCCGGAGCGCCCATCATACGGCGAAGTAGAGGAGCATGCTTGGTCACAATCTTGTTCTTAAACAAGCCGCCGACAGCCTCCCAAGTCACATTGATGGTTCTGCCGGACTCATTCTCCAAAGTGGCTTTCTGAACCTGTTCCTCGCGTCCGGGCGCGGTATGCTCACCGGCTGGAAGATAGTAGAAGCTTATATGTTGGCCTTTATATATTTCTACCGGATATATCGTGTTTCCCATGAATACTTTTATCGACGCCACTTGTTTTTCCTTTGATGTTGGGGGTTGCTGTTCCAATTCAATGGTACTGGCTTATCCAAGTGGCCGAACAGGAAAGCGCGCCATTCGTAGGCATTTTTCGGCTGGGGGACAGAATTCGGATAGTAGATGTGATTGCGCATGTGACACCTTAAGGATTGGCTGTTTGGGTTAAAGATTAACACCGTATGCCTTTAATGAAAATCTGACATAATGTACATTATCGGCCAAAATAGTTTTGCCAAAACAGACCTTTTGTAAAAAAGATATCTGCAAGAAATGATGTATAAACCATTTCTTGCAGATATCATCTAAAATTAGAAATCCGGTTCGTCGTTCTGCGACACCGGTGCCGGATTGCCCATCGGAGCACCCCACGGGTCGTTGGATGCGGCTGGCTGGAAATTATCGGCACCGTAATTGTTTGGGTTTTGGAACACAGGCGGATTGTTTGGATTTTGGAACATCTGACCATTGTTCTGCTGGGTGTTGGCACGGTTGCCGCCGTCGTATCCGCCGTTGCGTTTCGGATTCGGCATGACCTGCGCGGTCGCGTGACGGAGTCCGACACCGATGTTGGTGACTGTGAATTCCACCATCGAACGCTTCTGTCCGGTCTGCTGGTCAGTCCAACTGTTCTGCTTCACGTCGGACAACGCCACCACGTCCATGCCTTTACGGAGTGTGTTCATGATGTTGTTGCCGAGCGTGGTGTCCCACACTTTGCAGCGTGCGAAAAGCGTCTGCCCGTCTTTCCACTCGCCGGTCTTCTTGTCCTGATAGCGGGTGCCTTCCGCAATGGAGAATTCAACTAGATTGGGGTTGCGTTGGTTGCGTTGCGGGTCGTCGGTGAGTCGGCCTTCGAGGGTTGTGCTTGGGATTGGCATGTGTTAAACCTTCCATTGAATTTGTGAACTATCCCAGTATAGCAGATATTGGCGTGATTTGACAGAAAACGCGAAAGAGAAGACCCCTACCCCCAATGGAATCGTAATTAATCATCCTTATCAAGAAACCTCATCAGCTCGTCAACAGACGAAGAAGAGAAGATGTACTCCCCTTCCAAAGCCTCACGTCGCGCTTCGGCGTTGATGTCATTAGACATATTTTCCAAGTATGACACATGTCGGTTGTCTTCTTGATTCTGCTCATGACATTTCAGGGAATTGATAGACACGGAAAACCTTCTAAAGAAAAAATAACAAAACAATCATACACACCCTTAACCGAGAAAGCCCCCAGTTTTTAAGACTGGAGGCTTCCTCGCTATATATAGGCGTTACTCGTTTCGGCTACGTAACCGGGCGAGCAGTATTCCAATGCCGCCGAGTCCGGCGATGATGGCCGCGATGACCATTCCGTAGATTGGAGCGCCGGTGATGGCTAGAGGATTCTGGGAGCCAGAATTCTGTTCGCCATTACCAACCGTCCCATTGGTGGATGCGTCGGCAATCTCCTTGTTCTTGTAGGAGGAGACGCCGTTGGCCTTCTTCCACACGCAGGTCAATGTCAGGTCTTTGACCACGGGCTTGCTCATGTCGTAGACGTTGCCGTCCTTGTCAATGAAACCGTCGAACACGTATCCGTCACGGGTTGGATTGGATGGAAGTGTCAGCTTCTCACCATCCTTGACCTCATAACGTTCGGTCTTGCCGTCATACAAGGTCACTGTCACGGCATGCTTCTTGACGGTCGGGGGCAGGGTATTGGCTTCCCACACTGCGGTCAAAGTCATATCCTTGGATACCGCAGTGTTGAAATCGTAGTCCTTGCCATCCAACTGCCATCCGATGAACTTGTAACCGTTCAGGGTCGGGTCTGCGGGCTTCTTGACCTTTCCTCCCTGTTGGATGGTTTGCAGGTCAATCTTCGAACCGTTGCCGGTATCGAATTTGACGGTGTAGAAGACCGGTTTTGGAGTTTCGTTCTTCTGCCATGTGGCGGTCAGAATGATATCCGTGGTGATTGGAGTGTTCCAATCATAGTCCTTGCCGTTCAACTGCCATCCGGTGAAAGTGTATCCGGTACGCTTCGGGTCGGTCGGACGTGCGGCCTTATCACCTTCCTTGACTTTTTGAGATGGGATGTTGGAAGCGCCGCCCGTATTGAACGCGACCGTGAATAGGGTCGGGGCTTTCTCCGTCCACGATGCGGTGAGGGTGATGTCGCCGGTGATTGGAGTGTTCCAATTATAGGCTTGTCCGTTCAGCAACCAGCCTTGGAAGTCGTATCCTTCACGGGTTGGGTTTGCTGGTTGGATGGCTTTCTCCCCCTCATCGACGGTCTGCTGGCCGATTTCAGACCCTCCGGTCGTGTCGAATGTGACCGTGTGGCGTTTCGGCTGGGGCTTCTGGTTTTCAACCCATGTGGCTTTCAAGGTGATGTCGGCTGTGACGGGAAGGTTGAAATCGTATGGTTCGCCGTTCAGCGTCCACCCTGAGAACGTGTATCCGTTCTTGGTTGGCGTATCCGGTACCGTGACGGTCTCACCGTCGTTCACGGTCTGCTGTGCGACCGTGTTCCCGCCATCGGTGTAGAAGCTGACCGTATGGGTGACGGGCTTCGGCTCCTCATGCTTCTTCCACGATGCGGTCAGAGTCATGTCGCCGGTGATTGGAGTGTTCCAATCATAATCCTTGCCGTCCAACAGCCATCCTTGGAAGTCGTAACCGTCCATGCTCGGGTCTGCCGGACGGATGACGGTCTTGCCTTCAATGATGGTCTGCGGGTCAACCTTGCTTCCCTCACCGGTGTCGAAACGCACGGTGTACGTGTTCGGCTGTGGTATCGGTTTGCGATGGTAGATTGCGGTCAGCGTGATGTCACCGGTGACTGGCTTGTTGAAATCATACTGGTCGTTGTCAAGATACCATCCGTCGAACACATAATCGTTCTTCACCGGGTCTGCCGGACGGCGGACGGTCAACCCGTCCTGAACCGTCTGCGGGTCGATGCTCGTGCCTCCGTTCGAGTTGAACGTGACGGTGTGCATGACCGGCTTCGGGTCTTCATGCTTCTTCCACTTGGCGCTCACCAGAGTGTCAGAGGTAATCGGCTGTTCGAAATCGAATTCGGAACCGTCGATAGCAACCCATCCTTGGAAGTCGTAACCGTCTCGCACCGGATTTTCCGGCGGGGAGACGGTGTTCCCCTCGGACACTGTTCGAGTATCGGAGGGACTGCCGTTCTGATAGTCGAACGTGACCGTGTAGGTCTTCGGCTGGGGTTGCTCGTCCTTCTGCCAGTGTGCGGTCAGAATGAGGTTGCCTGTGACCGGAGTATCCCAATCGTATGCGGCGTCTCCCGCATACCAGCCGAGGAATGTGTAGCCTTCACGGGTCGGGTCGTCAGGTTTGACGGCGGTCTTGCCTTGCTCGACCGTTTGGGACGCCACCTCACTTCCTTCCGCTGAATTGAACGCCACCGTGTAGGATTCGACTTTCGTCTTCTCCCACTTGGCTTTCAATGTCACATCCTTGGTGACGGGCGTGGTGAAATCATACGTTTTCCCATCCAACAGCCAACCCTTGAACTCGTAACCGGTCTTGGTTGGGGCGGTAGGTTCGGTCGCCGTTCCCTTGTCCTTCACCGTCTGGGAGGGGACTACGGTTCCTCCATCGGTGTCGAACGTGATGGTGTAGGTCTTCGGCTTGACGGGAGTCCATACGGCTGTCAGGACAAGGTCGGCTTTCACTGGAGCGGTGAAATCGTAGTCAACGCCGTTCAGAGTCCATCCCTTGAACTCGTAGCCCTCACGGGTCGGGTCATCCGGCTTGGAAACCTTGCCACCATCCCTGATGGTCTGCGGGTCGATGCTGGTGCCGTCCGCAGTGTCGAAAGCGACCGTATACTTCTTGACCTCGTTGCGCTTCCATTGCGCCGTCAATGTCATGTTGGATGCGACGGTGTTCAGGAAGTTCCAGTCGGAATCCTCATACTGCCATCCCATGAACGTGTATCCTTCACGGGTCGGATTGGCCGGACGGTCGATGGTGGAGCCTTCCTTGACCTTCTGGTCTGCGATATTGCCATCTCCCCCATTCAAATCGAACTTCACGGTGTACGTGCTCTTGTTCTTCGTCCAAGAGGCCGTCAACGTCAAATCCTGCATGACGGGAGTGGTGAAATCATACGGGTCTCCGCCCAACAGCCAACCGTTGAACGTGTATCCTTCACGGGTTGGATTGTCAGGCTTGGACACGGGGTCGCCTTCCTTGACGGTTTGGCTATCGACCTTGCTTCCCTCGCCACTGTCGAATGTGACCGTATGTTTTTTGGCTACTGGCGTGTTCTTAGACCATAGTGCCTTCAACGTGATGCTGGATGTGACTGGAGTGTTGAAGTCATACGGGTCGCCGTCAAGAGTCCAACCTTGGAATGTATAACCGTCCAATGTCGGATTGTCCGGCTGGGACACCGTATCCTTGTATTCCACCTGCTGGGAGTCCACGTCGCTTCCGCCATTGGAGTCGAAGCTGACCGTGTACGTGTTCTTCGTCCAATGGGCTTCCACAGTCAAATCATCCGTAACGGGCGTGGTGAAATCGTACAGGGAGTCTCCGGAATACCATCCGTCGAACGTGTAGCCTTTCTTGGAAGGAACCGTTGGAACAGTGGCCGAGGAACCATCCGCCACGGTTTGGATGAAATCGTCTCCCGCACCGGTGAAAGTTACCGTATGCGTCTTCACCTGCGCGGTCTTCCAAGACGCGGTCAAGGTCATGTCGGCGGTGACAGGAGTGTCGAACGAGTACACTTTGCCATCCAACAGCCATCCGGCGAAATCGTAACCGTCCAAAGTCGGGTCAACCGGCTTGACGACCTTATCGCCATATGCGATGGTCTGCATAGGATACCAGTCGTCACTGGCTCCGGCGTCGAAATACACTTCGTAAGTGTTTACCGTCCACTTGGCTGTGATTACCGCATCATCATAGACGGGTTGTGTGAAATCGTATGGGACACCATCCTTATACCAGCCTTTAAAACGGTAGCCGGTCTTGGACGGATAGTCGTCGGGTGGTGTGATAGTTCCCCCATCCTCGACGGTTTGGGATTCGACAGTGGTTCCTCCATCAGTGTCGAAGACTACCGTATGGCCGTTCTTCGCATGGAACTTATAGGAGACGGACACTTCCCCATCATTGCTGGTTAGCGTGTAGGACAGTCCATTGTTCTTGGTGAGGTTCCACCCGTTCGGAATATGACCGATGGTCACGTTCTTGGTTCCCATCGGTACGGTGAATTCACCACCGGAGACCGGGTCGAAGCCGTTGAGGTAGTCTCCGTTGGGGAGTTTTGCGGTGACGTTCTTCAATTCGGAAGCGGAATACTGGTGCTTCGCATGTTTGAACGTGTAGACGACTTTGATTTTCCCGTCGGGACTAGTCACCGTGTAGGTCATATCATTGTCGGACGATTTGGTATCCCAACCGTCGGGCACGCCGGTAATCCACACGGTAGCGTGCTCTCCAATGGTGTAGGTGCCGGACTCCATCGGCTTAAAATCCTGAACCACGCCGTCGTCGGTAGAAGCTGACACTTTGGCAAGCTCGTCCACCGAATAGGTTTTCACATGCTTGTTGAAACGGTAGGACACCGAAAGGTCTCCACTGGTCAACGTATACACCTTATATCCGTCACCGTCGGTTGTGGTCTGAGTCCATCCGGACGGCACGTTGACGATGGCGATTCCTTGACCGTCTTCGTATTCGTAGATACCGGACTGTTTCGGGTTGAATCCGGAAACATAGTTGCCGCCTACGATGGCTTTCACATTCGCCAGTTCGTCCAGACTTGCCTGATGTTTGGCGATGTTGAACACGTAGGTGACAGAGACGGAATTGTTCGGACTGGATACCACGTAGGTGATGATGTTGCCATTAACGGTACGTTGAGTGTTCCAGTCGTCTGGTACATTTGCGATTTCGACGTTCTTGGTGGTTTCAGGGAAACTCCATGCGCCTCCCTTGTAGTCGAATCCGTCAACCAGTTCCCCGTCAGCGAATGCCCGGACGTATTGGAGCTGGTCGATGTAATAGTATCCTTTGTAATCCGAAGTCGGATGGAAGATGTAGGTGAACGTGTCCCCACAGGGGCCGGTCAGCGTGTATACGCGGTTCAGTTTCCCGGTGGAAGGATTGTTGTAGTCAACTTTCCAGCCGTCCGGTACGCCTTCCAGACGCACGTCGGTGTTCATTGGAATGGCGATGGTGTCGGTGTTGGCGAGCGTGTAGTCGAATCCTTTCACGGCGCTGCCGTCAACGGTCAGATACGCTTTCAGGTTCCTCAACGAATTGATGCTGTCGTGGGGTCGGGTGTCGTCATACATGAACGTGTATTGGACGCTTGGCGTGTCCGAATCCTCTGGATGGGCGGTGTACGTGTAGTGGTCGTCTTCGGAATCACCGTCGAGCACCCAACCGTATGGGGTGTTCTCATATCCCTTCATGTCGCTGGCGGTCACGTTGTGGATGGTGAATCCCTTGGTGATGTCGCCGTCCACAGCCTGACCGTTCAAAGTGATTGTCATGCCGTGAAGCTCTTCGACGGTATGAACCGCGCCGTCAGCCCCATCGAACCAGTAACGATAGGTGGTGGAACCGTTGGACAGGATGTACATGATGGAATCCTTGTTGGTGATTCCATTGACCATGCTTCTCCATTGCACCGTCCAATCGTCGGGCACACCGGACAGTTCCACAGTTTGTCCCGTCGCGTCATATACTCCGTTTCCGGAGGGGTCGAAGCTCGCTAGCCGTGTACCGTCCAGATAGGCTGTGACACCTTCCGGATAGTCGCTTGCGGTGCTATCGGCGGTTTCGGCATAAGCCTCCGATACGGGTGTCAGCACGACACTCGTTGCCCCCAATAGCGGCATGAGCATCATCGAACCTGCCGCAAGCAGGGCGATAGGTTTACGCATGTATCCTCTTTCCGTATTTTTTCTTTCTATGTTAAAGACCTTCAAAGAAAAGTTTGGGGAGGCGGGGAGTCATGCTCTCCCACCTCCCCAAACTAGGCGGTGTAGGGAAGGAACCCTATCGGCCCTCCCCTACCGGTTCAGTCCGTCACTTCGTGGAGCCGGACAGATGAGCGCCGTTCGAGAGGGAAGCGATGCGACGCTTTCCTTCGGAAACGACCGCCAATCCCAGTCCAAGCACTGCAAGCATTCCGATGAGCGGAATGATGAAGCCGCTTGCGATACCGGTCTTGGCGAGTTCGCCCACGATTACGGTTTCGCCCGGAACGCGGGCATCACCGTAGTGGACGAGCCGCTTGGTGGACTTCTCCACCAGCTTCTCGCGCCAGTAGTAGGTTCCGGCGTCGGACGGGGTGACTTCCGGCGAATCGACCGTGGTCGCGTTCTGCGGGACGTTCACGGCGTCGGTGGTGGCGACCTTCTTGTCGTCCTTCACATCGTTGCCGTTCTGCTTCCACAGTTCGAACACCAGTTCGTAGTCGTCGTTAGGAATCTTGCCTTCGATGAGGGCGGTATCCTTGACCGGCTTGGTGGCGGTGCCGTTACTCTGGGCCTTGGTCGTGACCTTCACCACGTCGGTGGTTTCACCCGGCGTGCGCGGCTTCTCGGTGTGAACCGGAGTGTCGCACGGATGGTCTTCGTCGGTGTTTCCGGTCGGCGGGACGCACGGCGGAATGTCGGTGTCCTCGACCGGATTGTAGATGCTTTCACGCCAGTAGTAGGTTCCGGTCTCCTTGACCTCGTAGGTCGGGGAGTCGGCTTCCTTCTGACCGGCCTTGAGCATCACCTTGTCGCTGGTGAACACCTTCTCGTCCTTGCTGGAGTCGTCGCCATCGGACTGCTTCCACAGGGTGAAGATGATGTAGGAGCCGTCAACGACGTTGCCTTCAATCTTCGCCTTGTCCTGAAGTTTGATGCCGGATTCTTCCAGACGGTGGGTGGTGGTGGTCACGTTGACCACGCTGACGGTCTCGTTGCTCACGCGAGGCTTTCCGGTGATGGTCGGGGTCTTCTCGACTTCCACCTTCTTGTCGTGGTCGTCCGAAGTGGTGTGCTTGGTCGGCACGTACACGTGCTCACGCCAGTAGTACACGCCAACCTTGTCAACGGTCACATCCTCCAAGTCCGCGAACGTCTGACCTTCGGAGAGCGTGGTGCGCTTCGTGGTCAGAACCTCCTCATCCTTGCTGGAATCGTCGCCGTCCACCTGACGGTAGAGGGTGGCGTCCGCCTGAGAGCCTTCCGGCACGCGTCCTTGCAGGAGCACGGTGTCATGGAACTTCTCCCCGACGTGTCCCAACGGCTTGGTCTTGGTGGTCGCGTCGATAATCTGGACGGTCTCATCGGACACATGGGCGCGGTCGGTGAAGAAGTCCTCGGACTCCAGATGGCTGGTGTCCTTATCGTTCTGCGGCTTGTTCGGCTGTCCGTCACCGGCGAGGTTCTTCGTCGGACTGGTCAGACTGAACACCCAGTAGTATTCGCCAACCTTGGTCGGAGTGTACTCGGGGCTTTCCACTGTCACCTTGCCGTTCTTCAACGCTTCGGCGGCTTCCTCGGCGGTGATGAGGTGAGCGCCGTCGGACGGGGTCTGATAGCTTGCGACGAGCATGCTGTCGGAGGCTTCGCCGTTATCGGATTGAGGTTCGGCATCGGCGTCAGTATCGTCGGAGCCTTCGCCCTCGCCCTGCTGCTGCTCGGTCTTGTCAATCAGATAATCGTCGTCGTCGGCAGTATTGGTCTTGTACAGGTTCCAAGAGACCAGAGTGCCTTCAGCCGGATGTCCGGTGATGGTCACGGTGTCCTTGGTGGGCTTGTTGACCTGCTGTGCCACCTGAGCTTCGGAGGAAGCCTTTACGATGCGGAACGATTCACGCGGGTCTCGCTGGGTTCCCAGCTTGACGACCTTGTGGTTCGTGCTCGGGTCGCTGATTTCGATGACCCAGTAGTAGTCGCCCACCTCGTCCATCTTGTGTTCAGGGCCGTAGGCTTCGGTCTGTCCGCTGGTCAGATGCACGTAGTCGCCGGTGAAAATCTTCTTATCGGTCTTCACGTCGCCGTCGCCCTGCTTGTACAGGAACCAGCGTGCATCCAATCCCGTGGTCAAATCGTCGCGGATGTCACCGGACTGCCTCCACTTCACGTTGGTCAGGTCGGCATGGTCTTTGACCACGGTTCCCACGTAACGTTCGGTGGCGATATCGGTCTGCGCTTCGATGGAGCGGAAGGACTCGTTCTTAATCTTGTCCTTGCCGGTGTGCAACGGAGTGCTCTGGTCATCCTTCGGCAGGTTCAGAACCTCAACCCAGTAGTAGTCGATTGCGTCCGGAACCTTGAGGCTCGGGCTGGTCAACTGCTGGTCGATGCTGGACTTGTTGAAGCCCAGTTCCTTGAGGGTGGCGGACTTGGTGGAGGCGACCTTCTTGCCGGTTGCGTAATCATGCATCTCGAAGGTGAGCGTCGCGTTCTCAGGCAGGTGGCCTTCGAGTCGTGCGACATCCTGAACGGTACCGTTCTTGGAAGCCCACTTGTAGGTGCTGGTGGTTACACGGACTGCGTGGAAGGATTCGTCCTTGATGCGCTTGTCGGAGACTGCCGGGTTGATGTTGTCAGGCTGGAAGGCTGTGCCGTCCGGCTTGGTGAACACCCACTGCCAGTAGTAGTCGGCGGGGTCGGTCAGATGTACGGAAGCGGAGTCGAGGGTCTTCTGGGCTTCGGTCAGGGCAACCGGGTCAAGGGTCTTGACGACGGTGTCCTTGTCCGCGGTCTGATTCTCGGCTTGCTTGTACAGCTTGAACGCGACCTTGTAGTCCTTGAGCATATAACCGGTGATGGTGAGCTTATCGTTCACATCGTTGCCGTTGGTGACATCGACGTAATGCTCGCCTTCGCTGGTGTGGATGTTCGGGGTTCCGGTCACGTTCGTGGTCAGCTTCACGACCTCGAACTTCTCGGATGCGATGTTCTTGCCGTCGAACAGGAGCCAACGGTCGGCGTAGCCGTCTCCATTGCCCTTCTGCTTGGCGGTGGCGTTCTGCCAATAGTCACCGGCTTGGGAGTCATCGGCGTCGGTGGTGGCCTTGGCGGCGGTCATCCACTCCTTGGTGATGACACCGAATGCGGAGTTCATGCTGGTGTCTCCACCAGTTCCCACGCCGTTGCCATCCTTGTGAGGCATTTCCGGAGTGTAAATCTTCACACGCCAGATGTAGGAGCCGACACCCGGATTCTTCACGCTCTTGGAGCGGAAGGTGACACCATTGAGGTGGGCGCCGATGGCCTTGGACGGAATGTTTACGCGACCGGTGGTGGCGACCTTTTCGGAGGCGATGCCATTATGGTCGGAATCATCCTGCTTGGTGGCCGCGTCCTTACGGACGTTGCCATCCTTGCTTGTGCGCCACAATTCGGCTTCGTACTGGGAGCCAGCCGGAATGTTGCCCTTCAACGTGATTTCGTCGGACACGTTCATGCTGTCGAGCCACAACGGTTCGGTGCTCTTGGTGTCCATGTGAATCACGTCGAACTCTTCGGATTCGTCGTCGCCGCCGTACCAGACAACATCACGATTGTTGTCGGCAGGGTCGTTGCCGGTGCCCGGAGTGGTGGACGGGATGGTAATCTTCACACGGTAGTAGTACTTGTTCGCAGACCAGTCGGACGGAATCGTGAATGTGGAGGATTTGACGTTCTGGTAGTTGTCCAGACCATCGGTACCCACATATGGATGGTTCTTGTCCGGGTCTTCGCTCTTGGCGAGTTCACGAACCTTCGGGAGGTCTTCGGCATTGTACTGCTTGACCATCTTGCCAGCGTTCGCGCCGTCCTTGGCCCAGATTTCAAACTGGACTTTGGCACCGTTCGGTGTTTGGGCGGTCTTGCCGGTGGTGTAGGTGTCTCCGTCGATGGATTCGCCGTCGAACTGCTCATACGAGGTCTGGTGGAGCACGTCGTAGATTTGCGTGGTCTTGTCCTCGTAATTGCCGTTCGCGTCGCTCAGCCACTTCTTGGACACGGTGGTGGAGAACTTCTGCACCGGGGTGCGTTCGTAGCTCTTGTAACCGGTCTTGTGGTCGGAACCCTTTTCACCGTAGATATGCTGGTCGAGTACGCCGCCCTGCGGGGTCTTCAACGTGGCCTTCCAGTAAATCATGCCAGCCTTGGTGGTCTTGAAGCTCGGGTCAGTGACCTTGAAAGTCAGCTTGCCCGGACGGTTGCCTTCCTGACCGGTCTTGATTGCGGTGAACTTGTTGGTGTCGATGGTGACGGTCTTCTCGGCAATCTTGAACAAGCCTTGGTCGCCGTCATCCTCTTCGGCCTGACGGTACATTTCCACGGTGACGGTGGAGCCTTGCGGAATACGACCGATGACGCCGGTCGGATTGCTGTTGCCCTCACCTTCGTGAACCTGACCGTCGGCGGATTCGGCCTCGCTGGTCTCATCGTAAACGGTGATTTCATCGTACAGCTGTTCGCCGGTCGCACCCATCTTCTGGGCGTTGGACGTGACGATACCACCCGGATTCACCTGAACGGTTTCGGACGGCAGACCCAAATCGTGGGAAGCCAACTGCTTGCCTTGCGGAGACCACAGAGTCGCAACCCAGTACACGGAACCGGAGTTATCGGTGTGGGTGGTCGGGCTGGTGACGGTGAACTTCTTGGACGCGGAGGCTTCAGCATCGGAGTCCTTGATGTTCACGCGCACGTTGTCCAACAGTTTCGGAGCATTGGCATCCGGGTCGCCGGATACCGCGTCGTAAGCGGTGAACGTGACGTAGGAACCCTTGAGCACCTTGCCGGAGACGGTCGCCTTATCAGCGAACTCCTCGCTCGGCTTGACCTTGCCCTTGGTCACTTGGGTGGTGATGGTCGGAGGACGAACCGTGACGGTTTCTTCCGGAAGTCCAAGGTCGTGGGTCGCAAGCTGGCGTCCCTGCTTGTCGTACAGGGTGGCCTTCCAATACACGTTTCCGCCGTTCATGGTGTTGACGGTCTTGGACTTGACGGTCACGGTCTTGTCCTGAGCGGAGTCCTTGGCCTGAGCGGCGGTGATGTTGACCTTCTGGTCTTTCAGCAGAAGGCTGGCGTTGGTGTCAGGCTTCTCACCGACCGCATCGTAGGCGCGGAACACCACGAAGTCACCCACGTGGACGACACCCTTGATGTCGGCGGTGTCGTAGAAGTCCTCTCCGACACCCACGCTCGTGGAGGACACGTGCGTGGTGATGGTCGGATACTTGACCTGAACGGTTTCGCCTCCGACACCCAAATCGTGGGTGGCGAGCGCTGTTCCGTTGGAACGGTGCAGGGTGGCCTTCCAGTACACGTTTCCGCCTTCGGTGGCGTGGGTCTTCGGGCTGGTGACGTTGATGGCCTGTCCGTTCTGGCTTGCGGTGACATCCTTGGCCGGAATGTTCACACGCTCGGAGTCGAGCAGTTTGGCACCTTGGGCGTTCGGAGCGCCGTCAACCGGAGCGTAGGCGTCGAAGGTGACGTAATCGCCGGATTCGATTTCACCGTTGATGGTGGCGGTATCGGTGAACTCCTCGTTGATGGAGACCTGTTCCTTGCTGACCTTGGTGGTGATGGACGGGTTCTTGATGAGAACGCTTTCGCCGGTGGCACCCAGCTCGTGGGTGGCGAGTTCCATTCCGCCCTTGTTGTAGAGCGTCGCCTTCCAGTAGACGATACCGGCCTTGGTGGCGGTCACGTCCGGGGAATCAACGGTGAAGCTCTTACCGGCGCCGGAGGATGCAATCTTGTCGGCTGGAATGTCCACACGCTTGTTGTCAAGCAGTTTCGCGGCATTCGTATCCGGCTTGCCGGAAACCGCGTCATAGGCGGTGAATGTCAGATACGCGCCAGCATCAATCTTGTTGTTGATGACGGCGGTGTCGTGGAACGGACGACCGACATAGGTCTGCTGTGCGCTGGTCTTGGTGGTGAGGGACGGACCTACCACTTCGATGGTCTCGTTCTCCAAGCCGATGGCGTGACCTGCGAGAGCCTTTCCTTTGGCATTGTAGAGTTTCGCAACCCAGTAAACCTTACCAATCTTGTTGGTGCTGATTTCCGGGGACTTAACCTCGAACTGGGTGGTGTCGGAATGGTCTGCTTGGTCGTTGGTGACGTTCACGCGAGTGTTGTCCAACAGCTTGTTGGTGGACACGTCCGGCTCGCCGGACACGGCGTCATACGCGGTGAAGGTGACATAGGAGCCACGCGGAACCAGACCGGAGATGGTCGCGGTATCGTAGAACTTCTCACCTTGGGTGACGGTGGTCTTGTTCACGTTGGTGGTCAATGTGACGGGTTGCGCGTCCTGAGTGACGAAGGAACGTTCCCACGGATTGTTGTACGCGCTCTTGAATCCTTCCGCACGGTCGGAGCCGGGGAAGTCGTAGATGAACACGTAGTAGCCGCAATGGGCCTTATCCGTGACCTTGATGTTCACATCAGTGGCAACGGTCTTGGCGTCGCTGCCATCGCTCGGATAGAGAACGATTTTACCGCCGCCGACCTTGTACTTGCCGTTCATGGCCGGAACCTCCCATTCGCCAACCAGCTTGTGGTTGGCATCCTGAGTAGGCTCCTCTTCGGTGGTCGGAACGTACTTCTCATCCTCATCCTTGTTGCCGGTTCCGGAGCCAGCCCACCAGACACGAATCTTGGCCTTCGCATCAGCACCGAAACCATAGTTCGTATCACCGGTGAACTTACCGTAATCGGACGGCAGACGGCTGATGTTGATTTCATCAAGGATGTCCTTGTTCATACCGGACTCTTGCTCCAACACGGTGGAGTCGTGGTTCGGCGGCAGAACACTCACGGACGTTTCCTGAGCCTTGCCGAACTCATCGATGTAATCGCCTTTGATGTAATCCTGCTGGGACTGGTCTGCTTTGACTTCAACCCAAACCCATGTTCCGAACAGTCCGGCGTCCTCATCGGACACCTGATAATCGTCCAAACCGTTCACACTGTCATAGTCGATGGCACCGGTAGCGGCCTTCGCCTTGACGGTGTTGGTCTGACCGCTCTTGGTGAAGCTGGTGGTTGCTGCGGCAACCTGACGGATGCCATCGGTCTCACGCAGACGCTTCAAATAGTCGGTCGGATTCTCACCATTGTTCTTCTTGATGGTCTTGAGAATATGCTTGGAATCACCGACGAAATAGTAGCCCTTGAATTTGACGGGAACACCGTCGGCCCACTCATCGTCGGAAGAAGCGACACCGGAGGTCACATTATCCTGAACCGGAGAACCACGAGTCAACTTCTTACTGTTCACCTTGGTGGTGACAGTAGGCTGGAAATCCTTCTGAACTTGGAAAGTGACTTGAGCGGACTGATTTTCAGGGTCGGCTATCTGAATAACATCCTGACCCTGAGAATCCAGCTTGGCTACTCGTGGTACGGAAACTTTATTGGTATAAGTGACGTTTCCGTTACCGGTGGCCGTCCACGGAATATGCTCCTCGCCGCCCGTGGTCACACCCGAATAAGTGTTCGTGCCCGTCGCATCGAACTTAGCGGGACCAGACAACGTCAGAGTGTAACGGACGCCACTAATATACTGACCACTGCTATTCATGACACCGGGGTTGGCTGTTCCAGTGCGCTTACCCTTCGTGTAACTGTAGGTTGCCTTGATATTTGATGTGGTATGTGCAAACGCGTCACTCCACAATTCAGCGGCCTTTTGCGCGACAGCGGCCTTACCGCCCGGAGCATGGATTTCAGCTTGGTTCTTGAAAGCATTCCAAATACCCGGATTATTTCCACCACCGGAATTACTGACATCCAAATGGTCATGGATTGCGTAGGCGACACCAGCTTGAGTCATATCATCATTATTGTTTTGGTTGCGGTCAACCATGACTGCGGCGATTTTCCAATCACCGGTAGCAGGTTGGGTAGCCCAAGTACCACTACCGGTATAGATTTCACCAAAGTTGATGCAATAAGCGGGTTTGCCGTTAGAATAACCGACGACTCCAATATCCATGTAATTGTCGCCAGTATGGAATGTGCCGTATGTGAATGCGGATGTGTTATATCCGGGGTGTCCTTGACTGGTGATGGCTAGAGCCGAGCTAGCCGTAACCATACCGGAAAGCAGTGTGGCGGTGGCCGCTACCAGAGCTACTGCCGCCTTTCCTACCTGTTTAAGAATAGGAGGCTTGTCTTTCCGGAGCGTCTTAGTCAATGGATTATCCATAGATGAACTCCTCTAGAGGTTTGTATTGTCGTTTTCACATATATCAGGTTTTTTACAATCAACCTTCGGAAAAACGGAATTTTCTTATAGAAAGAGGATATGTTTTTTCGTTTACCTATCCGCTACCGGTACCATTTAATCCACGAACACGAAACGAGGTGATGATGTCGAGAACATTCAAGGACAGACCATATGCGCTTATCGAGGACGAGGCCCGTTCACGTGGTTTCAGTCACACTTATGATTGCGGACGGTTTCACTGGGAGTATGTCGAAGTCGCAAAATATGCGTATTCACGGAAGAGGAATCCGCATATTCCGGCACATCGGTGGGAGGATTGGCGGTGGATTGAGGACGATTGGTCTACGGATTACGGGAATAAAACCCGAATCCGTGACTCACTGAGCATCGCCGTTAACACTTACAACAGCGGCATGATGGATGAGGATTGGGATGAACCAAACGTATATCAGCGGCGTAGACGCTGGTATTGCTAGGATTGGAAGACTGCCGTATTGCTACTGTCTCTTGTTTTTGGACTGTATAGCATATCTTTTGTTGTGACATGACAATTTTCGTGTTATAGTGAATTTGTCCACATTAAAGAGTAGCGTTCGCCTACCCCACATGGGAGAATCGAACATAAGAACCAAGGAGCAAAACAAAAATGGAAAAGAACCAAAACCTTGAGGAGACGCAGGAAACCACCATCCTCAACCCAAACGAAAACGACGAGGGAAACTCCAAGAAGCCCGCCAAGAAGACGATTATTGTAAGTACTATCGCGGCAGTTGTTGTTCTTGTCGGTGTTGGTGGTGGCTACGCGTATGCGTCGAACAGTGCGTACGACTCCTACAAGTCCCGGGTTGAGTCGGCCAAGGAGGCTGATTTGAAGCTGGTGAAGACACTTGAGGAAGCGCGGACGCTCGTCAAGGCTACGAAGGATACTGACGTGCTTGACAAGACCGTGTTGGACTCCTTGACGAAAAGCATCAAGACCGGGGATGCCCTGAAAGGCGTTCCGGCCACATCGCATGCCGCTAAGTGGAACCTGTGGGGCACGACCAAAGCCAATACCATTGTTGCCGACGATATCACCGAAGCCAATGATTCCATCGACGCCATCAACAAGGCCATAAGCAACGTGAACAAGTCCAAGACGGCCAAGCAGGTCAAGGATGTGAAGGACGCTCTAGACAAGACCGTGAAATCGGCCGAAAGCCTGTACAAGGATTCCGAAGGCAAAGTGCAGGACGACAAGACCCGGGCAAGCCTGAAGACCAGCATCGACAACGCCAAGAAAACCAGCGGTAATAAGAAAGCCGACGTGAAAACGTTGACCGCCACCAACGATGGTCTCGTCAAGGCGGTCAAAGCCGTGAACGATTCCAAGAACGCCAAAGCCCAAGCCGACGCCCAGAAGCAAGTTCAAGAACAGGCGCAAACCCAGTCTGCTGGAACCTCGTCCGGAACCTATTCCAACTCCGGCTATTCGAATGCCAGTGGCTCCTACTCCAACAATAATGGCGGCTCCTATTCCAATGGTTCAAGCCAGTACGCTCAAACCCAGAACTCCAACAATTGCACACAATACGGATGCAATGGTTTCGATTATCGAAACTACAGGGATAGCGCCGGTGCTGGAGCTAAGCCAGCTTCTCCTAACAATTACCTTGGTACTGATGGTGAGTATGACTATTATGAGTTTGGGGGGGATTCGCAGGGTAATATGTGGTAATTCAAAAACTCTCCTTTTTATGTGAACGCTTCCAGTGTACCATGTTAAAAAGTATGACACGCCACCATTTCACATCATCATCACGCGGCTTGCGTTGACTTTGGCAAGAACCTCCTGTTCTCCATCGTCGGCGTAAGCCGCCAATATTTCATCGGGCTTGAGCACAGTCGAATATATGGTTCCACCCATGTCGAAGCGTTCTGCGAATCCTTTGGCAATTTTCAGGCTGGTCGTCCAACTCAAACCCAAATGCACGCTCTTGTCGATTTCACCCCTGTACACTGTTATAGGCTTGTCGAACGTCTTCTCCAAGGCTCCCTCTCCCCCAATGCAGGGCTTGGTCTGCTGGAGTAGTTTGACGAGGTGCCTGTCGAATTGGCGTGTGGGGTATTCTTCGTTCTTTCTGACGTTCAATGCCGTCATGCGCTGGTATTGCCTGTCGTTCAGTTCTTTCCATGGGACGAGCTGGTAGATGAGTTCCATTAGGGCTGTTGGTGCCAGTGCTGCGGCGTGGTCTATCTGCTGTTTGGCTTCGTCTGTTCTGCCTTGTTGTATGAGGGTTTTTGTGGGTGTGGTTTCGTTCCATCTGCGAATGTATTGTTCGACCATTTGGAACATGGTGTTGTTCTTGTTTGAGAGGGTGTCGAATATGAGGGGTTGCGCGTTTGCTGTTTCTCCTGTCTCAACGTCCAATAGGACAAGTCCATCTAATCCGGTGGAGAGGTAGAGGTATGGGCGAAGGGTTGGGTGGTCGGTGAGGATTTGTTGGATTTGCTTCCATTCGAGTGGGAAGCTGAATCGTTTGTCTCGATGACTGTCGATGGTTTGCCAGTCTGTCCAAGTGGCTGTGTCGGCTTTTATTAGGCCGTGTTGGGCGAGGATTGTTGTTTGGTTTGGCATTTCCAACCTCCTTTGTGTGAACAATCCCAGTATATCATCGAAAGTGAGAAGACACGCTGAACACAACAAAAACAAAAAAGGCGCGAGAAGAAAACAACCCGCGCCCAAAAACAACTCAGTGCTTGGCATGCCGTTTCAAAGTATCCAACCAGTCCAACGGAAGATTCTGCGTCGAATCCAAGTCAACCGCATTCACGCGTCGCACCAGCTCCTCCGGCGTCACGCAAGGAATATTCCCCGGCCACGTGACGCCAGTCACATCCGGCACGCCCTTATCGGAGGTTGGCACCATGCAGACAAGCCACTCCACTTCGACGGGTTTGCCGTTGAACATGAAAGCCCACATGTCCCTCTGCCAGTTCATATTCGCGGAAAGTTTCAAATCCGGACGACCATCCACACCGGTTTCAAACGCACGCTGGCTGACGCTAATTCTCAACAGTTGGTCTGGGGTGAGGTTACGGTAGGCAGTGTCCGCATTGCCTTTATAGTTCTTCGCATCCACGAACCACAAATGCGTTTTGCCCTGTTTGTCCTGTCCGGCAATCACACAGTCGATATCCGCGTCAGTGAACTGGTGTCGCTCGTTCAGACCGTGCAACGACCAGGAGGACACCACGTTGGGGCAGTTGCCGGTAATCATGTTGGCGAGGATTTGTTCACCTTTCTGGCCGGATTGAATCTCATTGGTGGTGAAGTTCGACTGTGATAGGCCGCCGCCCGGATTGCCGTAGAGGCGGTATTGGCTTCTCGCCTGTTGGATGTTGGCTGGGTTCATGGTGTTCCATAAGGGGTCTGGTTGACCCCCGCAATCCTCGTTCACTAGCTTGTAACCGTGATAATTTGGTTGGCCGGGTTCGGCTTTGAGCAGATTGAAGACTACGCCTATCTGGTCGATGGTCTGATTGAGAGCCTGTTCAACTTCCTTTGCCTCATTCTGCTGACTCTGCCTCCTGTACTCCTCGCCTTCTTTTTCGGATACCGGCTGATAAAGACCATATGCGGCACACATGCAAAAAACACCAATGAGGATACGAGGAATGGCGATAAACGCGTTGATTAGGGGAACTTGCGAATGCGGATACCCGTACACGTATTTTCCGGTGAGTGACATGAACATGTCACTCAAACCACCGAGACCATTCTTCAATCCGTAAAAGAATGCGATACCACACACAGCACCTAATACGTTGACCATGGCGGTGGACTTTTTTGAGGTTTTAAACTGAGCGGAGAACAGGAACCATCCTCCCACGCCGCATACGAGTAGTAGCAACCATTGCAGGATGGAGGATGGGACGAGTATTAATAGTAGGTATTTCAAGATTAGGTTTCCTTTCGGAGTGTGTTTCCTTTTAGCTAAAACATACTCCGAAAGGGTGTAAAAACCTATTTGTGGATTCGTTGGATGTTTAATATCCAATACTGTTTGTCCGGTTCGGCTCCCCATTCGGTACGGCCCTCTCCTTTAGAGAGCGTGCAGATGGCGGTGAAGCTCGGACTCGTATGGGAGTATCCGTTGCGGAATAGTATTGGATGCTCGTCCAATCCTGTTGGATTATTCGACTCGTCCATGTCGAACAGTCGGCGGAAACGGGAATCGTAGTAGGGTTTGACTTCTCGGTATTCTTCCGTCTTCTCGCCGGAAAGAATCATGTCGTACCATTGTAGAGTTATTGGTAGGGTTAGCATCTTAGCTCCGATTCTGAAACATACATGTCTATAAGTTCTCGTCCGCGCATTTTTTCAATCCACTCTGTAGGAATGGAGTCGAACCCGTAGACGGCTCCTGCTAACGCTCCCGCGACACTGGCTGTAGTGTCCGTGTCTTCCCCGAGGTTCACTGCGGTAAGTACGCAATCCTGATAATTATGGGTGTTGGTTAAGCACCAGAGTGCCGCGTTCAACGTGTGGAGTACGAATCCGTCCGACTCTACTTCCGTTCTGGGAATGGTCGGGTCGAACGGGAATCCTGAATCCTCTATCGCCTTATGTGAAGGAACGCAGTGTAACAGTCCTTCCAATATTCGAACGTATTGAACGCACGCCGTCATACTGATTTCATGAGCGTGGGTGATGGCGCTGACCTGTTTGATTTCCACGTCTGGCAAATTGTAGAAGGCGCATGGTGCGACCCTCATCAGTGAACCGTTACCGTTATCGCTTAATCCATCGCAACCATGCTTTGACCTGATGGCTGTGGCTACGGTTATGCCGGAATCATACGCATTCCCGTCCGGCGTGTACATTCCGTGCTCCAACCACATCCGGTAACGCATGAGCATGTCGGCGGTGTTGACCTCACCATGACATTCGGTAAGCGAGTCCAAGGTTGCTAGACTCAACGCGGTGTCATCACTCCATGTTCCGGATGGCTGGTTGTGGGTCCCATGGCCTGTCATTCCAATGCAAGTGAATGTGTCTCGTTGCTGGAATTCATAAGGTACACCTAATGCGTCTCCTATGGCAAGTCCATACATGACCGCTTTGAGCTTGTCTTGTTCAATGGGAAGTAGATTGGTTTTTACTGGAATGTTTTCCTGTTTTTCCCTATGAAAGAATCGGAATAATCCCATCACAACTCCTTATTTCTCCTTGTTTTTCGGCTCTCGTAACAAGTCTCCCTCCTCGAAAGCGGACTGTGCCTGTTCGCGGGTAGGAAACGAGTTGACGGTTCTGGCTCCACATCTTGGACAGCCGACCCTCCACCAGCAGCACCATGATTCCTTGCTATGATTCGTCGGATTAACGGCCTTGCGGAACTCTCCCCGACTGCCACATTTGGGACACATGAGCGTCAAATCGAAAGCGTCCGGATTGAATTTGGCGATTCGTAACGCCCTACGGTTCGCCAATTCGTCTACGGCAATCGGATTGAAACCTAATTGTTTTATCTGCTCCGGTGAATAATCGTTCATCAATGATGAAACCGCTGACGCCAACCCCTGCTTGGTGTACGTCCATTCGGAACCGTCGCTCACACTGACGAACGGGTGGGGTTTAATCCACTCTCCCAACAGGAAAGCCCTCAACGCTTCCTCCCGAGTATCACGGGGAAAAATCAGACGTGCCGGACAACGCCTATACGAACAGTGAGCATAGTAAGGGCGGAAGAAGGGGCTTCCCTTGCCAACGGTCTCATCTTCCGCGCCGATACGGCAGACGGAACCGTTCAAAAACGCGGTGAGCGCTCCACCGTCAACAATCCCATAACCTTTATGGCAGAGCGGGCATGGATATTTTTCCTTGAGGATTTTTTCATGCTCCCGCTTCAAAGCGCGTTCGGCTTCCTGAATGGCTTCACGGTCTGCGTTCTCTTGCAGTATAGGTGGGGCTATCTTGTCGATGGTGCTCTTGGGGAGTCGGGTCCGCTCCTGCACTTTCTGTGGTGGCATTCCCAATCGGAGAAGTTCTTTAGCGTTTTCAACAGCCTCACGCCACGGGTCATAATAAGCCATGCCTACTCCAGTCTTCTAATGTTTTTTCGAAGAATGTAGACGGTCGATGGTGGAAACATCATATTCGACTGTCCGTCCACTGTGCCCGGAACCTCGTCAGTTCTTACCACCTCGTATCCGTTGTTCAGCATTTGTTCCAAAGGCTCCGTTGAAAACGGCCATTACCATAATCCGTAGGAGTCCAGCACAGAACAACGGTCTTGTATTTTTTATTCGTCTTCTTTTCCGCCACGAATACCACCCTCCTCCCGCTCGATATGGGACTCGAACGCTTTTCTAGATAGTCGAATATCCTGCTCCAACCATTGGCGGGCTTTCTTCCGCTCTTCCAAAGTCGGCCTACCGTTCAACACTTTCAGCTTCCTTCTTCGACTCAACCGATTGCAGTTTGACCGGTTTGCCGTCCTCATCGAACAATGCGATACTAACCAAAGGCCAAGTACGCTCTTCCTTCAAATCGTATGATTCTTCCCAAACAAACAATGTAGCCTAAGCGTAGTGAGTGCCGTCAACACGAAGAAGAAGTTTCTTATATCCAGTCTTGTCGAAAAGAGACGTGTCACTGTCTCCAGCCACATGAACGTCGAAAGTAGACTCCAATACTTGGACTGGATTATCCGGCTTCGGTCGAAAAACCCTTTTCCGCCTATCGGACGTGCCTAACAGTTGCACCCAACCAAAAGCGAAACCCAGTAGAAAAACGGCTACGGGAGTATATTTCGGAAGTTTGATTGGAATATTTCGGGTAGACCACATTTCCAAACAGGCGACCATGAGGCCAATGAAAGCACATGCCATGATATTGAACGCCCAACGGTCGGTATTGCCTTTGTAGTCTTGCCGGGCCTTGCTCCACTTGGATAATGGAACCAGATAGCCGGATTCGCGAAGTATGCCAGCCGTAGTGTCCGTGTCCAATGGTTGCAACATTCTCAGGTTAAGTTCTTCGCCATGCTCTAACACTTTTTTAAATCCTTCCTATTTGATTGGGAAACGTTTTCCATCCTGTGTGTACAGGCCGAGTTTGTTTTCGCTTGCGTGCAGTGTGACTTTGGTCTTCTTGTCGCCACGGTAGACGACGCATTTCAAATCTTCGGTAGGAAGTTTGTCTTTGCTAGAAAAATCGCAGTCGATGTCGTCCAAGTTCCAAACTTTGGAAATCTGCTCGCGAATAGTGGGAGGTGCCGTCGAACGCTGTTCGTAATAGTTGTCGATAAGGCCGCTGACGCACATTACGAGGAATACGCCCATAAACCCGCTAACAAGACTTATGCCGATAATTCTTACGAATAAGAGACTATCGCGGAGAAAAGCCCCGATAAAGCCGACGATTATTCCGACGGTCATCAATACTAGGAGAACACCAATAACAATAGTGCCTAAAATGTTTAACCAGTCAGGAACAGGAGGATAAATCTTCCACGCTTCCAGCCAATTACTGAAATCTTTCATCTTGTTTCAACCAGCTTTCCATTGGCGTCGTATAGTCCGACTTTTTCGCCCTCGGTTACAACAAGTGTGCCCTTCGTTACTGATTTCCCGTCCTTGCTGGTGAACGTGCAATCGTAGGAACCATGGTCGGGGAGGATTAAGTAGGCGTCGGTCTTACAAGATAGATTTGACACTTTGAAGTCTTTTTCCAATTGGTCTTCGAAACCGAGCGGGTGGGTGACACTGGTTTTGACTCCTTGGGTTTGTTCCATGGCAAAAGCGTCGTAAACCATCCAGACACACATAACGGACAGACAGACCGAAGCGATGACTGCGGCGACGAGTTCGATTTTCCCCATCATGTCTTCTTTAGCGTCAGCTATGGCCCGTCGGATGATTAACGGGATTGCGAATATGGCTATGACAAGAACCACCACGGACGTGATTTTCCCTTGGAGAGCATCGGACGCGTCCAATGGAATCGTTTTGGTGGGTGGATTATTATAGGCGTTCCACGCTTTTACCCACCAGTCGTAGTCTTTCAAAAGTTTTACCTCTTCACCGATTTTGTGAACACTGCCAGTATAACATAGGTAAAAAAATCCCGCCATCAAAAAGACGGCGGGATTGGAGTCACATTATCTCCCTATCGAATAGAGAGGTAATGTCAGCGGTTACCCTCATGTCGTTTTGCGACGGAGAGGATTGCACCGGCGGCGGCAAGCACAATGACCGCGACCGCGATGACGCCAACAGCCACGCCGGTGGTAGCCAAGCCCTGACCGTCCTGTTGAACGGCCTGAGTATTGTTCTTGGCGCCCACAGTCTTCTTGCCGGTATCGGTCTTACCAGTATCGGCGGTCTTATCGCTGGTCGGAGTGTTCACATCGCTCTTATCGTCGGATGGAACCTTCGTATCATTGTCGGACTTGTCGGAATCATCCTTTGACGGAGTATCGTTCTTGTCCGTATCATCCTTCGGGGTTTCCGGCTTGGAATCATCACCCTTGGAAGGAGTATCAGTATTGATATCGTCCTTCGGAGTGTTCGGCTTGAAATCGTCGGTCTTGTTGTCATCCTTGGATGAAGTATCCGTCTTATCATCCTTCGGAATCTCAGAACCGTTGCCACCGTTGTCGGTCTTGTTGTCGTCCTTCGGGGTTTCCGGCTTAGTCGGGGTCACATCCTGCTTGACCGGCGTCCACTGCGCGACCACAGTCACGTCGGAGCCGTTGTCCTCGACGCTATCGCCGGAATCGACCTTGACTCCATCAATCATCCAACCGTCGAACTCGTAACCGTCGCGGGTTGGAACCGTGTCAGACACATCTGACGGCAGGTCGGAATCCACATACTTGCCGTTGCCACCGTTCGTATCATAGCGAAGCAAATGCTTCGCCTCCCACTGCGGGTACAGGGTGGTGTTCTCCGGAATCGAAGTCACGGTCTCGCCCGGCTTGTAGGAGTCGCCGGTTCCGTCCGGGTTGGTGGTCCAGACGGTGAAACGGTAATGGTCTTTAGCGGGCTGGGGCACGACGAACGGAGTGGTCTCGGTCTTGTCCTGACCGTCCAGCTTCACCTCGACGTGGCGGGTGGCGGGAACGTTGACGCTGTTGCGGTGGAATTCGCCGCCGATGGTCACGTTCTTGGCGATAATCTGCCCTTCAACGTTCTGCGACGCGTCCACGTTGGCTTCCGGCGCGAGAATCACGGAAGAGGATGCGCCAGCGGTGCCGACGTTGCCGTGATACTGCCCGTCCTTGGCTTTGGAGTCGGTCAGATTGTAAATAACACCCTTGTCCGTCCACTTGGCGTATTCGGCGTGATTGATACCGTCCACGTCCAATTGGGGCAGAGTGATATTGTCCGCACCTTCGGCGTCAACATTCACGACGAGACGGGTCTTCTCCCCCAACGTGGCGGTCACACGATTACCTTGCAGTTCTTTCGCGTCGATGTTGATATGAGCGACATCACCGTTGGCGTCGATGTGACGCTTGTTCATGTCGGAGAAATCATGGGTCGCGTTGGATTCCGAAGCTTTCGACCACTTGGCGGACAGGCTGGTCATGCTCTTTTCCATGGACTTCAAATCAAGATATTTGACGGTCTTGGAATCCTTGAGCACTCGTTCGGACTTCGGGAGGCTTCCACTGGTCTGCATTTCCAGCTTGTTCCCGTTCACCGTCCAACTGTTGCCATTGTCGGTCTGTCCGATGATGTTTGACTGTCCGAAGACAATCTTGGAGTCGGCGGGCAGATTGACGTTGATATTGCCGTCAACCTTGTCCATGTAGCTGACTTCCGGCTCGTCCACACCGTTGGCATGATTGCCGAAGGCCGCGCCAATATAGGCGTGCTCGGTGGCGATATTACTGTTCGTGTGGGCGTTCAGACGGACGGAGTCGAAGCCGACGAGACCGAAGTTCGCCGCCTCGCCCAAGTCGCCGCCCAACAGGTCAACGGTTTCATCAGCTGTGAACATGTTGGTTTTGTCCACGATGATTGGGTTGCCGACCTCTGCGGCCAATGCCACGTTTGCGGAGGCGAGCATGGATAGTGCGGACACTGCCGCGATGAAGGGGATTTTCCCTCGGAGTTTGTTTTTCAAATCTTTCCTTCTGGTTTCTTACTGTGTGTGGATTGGTTTTGTGTTCTTGCGCTACTTCACTCTTCCTCCCTTTCTTCCAAAGGCTTGTAATTGTACTTGTCGAGCAACCTGTGCAGATGCTCGGCGGCACAGTCGAAGTCGTTCAACGCGCACGCAAGCGCTTCCTGAGTGCTTTCAGGAAGAGAATCCATCACGTCGGAAATCATTGCGGCGGAATTGGTGGCATTGTCGGATGCGAGGGCGATGGCGTCCAAATCGTCGGAGGATGGTGTGGAATCCTCCTTGGTTTTGACGGTCTCATACTCGAATCCGGCTGGTGCGATGGGCTGTTCCTCCGGCTGGAATCCGTGGACTTCGAGCCAATGGTTGAACAGTTCTTCCGCTTCCTGTTCGCCTACCTTATCGGGACGGTTCTGGATGAAAGTGTCATGAATGAGCTTGGTGGTGACGTCGGTCATTGTTTGTTTTCTTCTTTCTTATCGGTTTTCTGGATTGGATTGTTTTCGGCTGGGATTGGATTGGCCTGTGTGGATGGCCGTTCCAATCCTGACCGGAAGTCTTTCAATAGCGCTGAAAATGAAGTGACACCGTCTTCCTTGCCCACGTTGTCACCGGCTGTGAGCTGTGGATACTGGTCTGGGGTGTTGGAGATGGTCTTCACGTCATCACAGTGTCTTTTCGCATACTCGATAGCGCGTTCCGGCGAAGCGCCTTTGGAGATGGCGTAGGTTAGTCCTCGTCGGAATCCCCATGCGGTGTTCGCGTCGGTGATGCCATATCCGTCGAGCATGCGGCTGATTTCAGCATTGGATGGCACTCTGCTCAAACGCTTCCTCCTGACCATCTGATTGATGTCGTAGGGAGCAATCCAAGCTTCCCGTGACGAATGTGTCTGGAAGAATTCGATGATGGCTTGACGGGCTTCGTCGGCTTTAATCGTATGGTCGATTTCGTTGACGAAGTTATCCACCTGCGCGTCATCCAACGGCTTGTTGCCGTAATGGCTGTTGATTTGGGTCAACAGCGCGATGGCGCACGGGCGTTCGAAGGCGCGTGGGTAATGCTGTTTGCCATTGCTGGCCTGTGCCGTGGTCAACGTTCCTTGTGTTGGAGCCTGTGCTGTCATCATTCATCCCATCCGGCTTGGGCGAGGGATTCTTTCAGCATGTTCATGTTGTGCTCGTATCCTTCCTCGCTACGGGTTTTGCGTCTGCTCTGACCGTTCCTGTTAAACTTGTCGGCATTGAGAAGCCAATTGTCAAAGGCGCGGTCGAAGTCCAAGTATTTCTTGCCATTGGAATGGCTGTAGTTGTAGAATTTCTTGGCTTCCGTGTTCACGTCGATGTTCAGTTCATTGGCTCGGTCGATGTGCTTCTGGTTCGGTTTCCAATCCTTCGGCACCATCCGCTTGTAGTGGCGGACTTTCGGTACTTCCTCGTCTGGAATCAGTGGGGTCACTTCCTCCTGTTGGGGATTTTCCTGTTCCACTTTGGCGGAAACCAAGTCTTCGGGGTTTCCCCAGATGGGGTCTACGTCGATTGTCGGTTCCTCGTTGAGGAGAGCTTCCTCCTCGGCTTTTTCCTTGGCTTTGCGTTCGTTTTCCTCGTCCTTCTCCTTACGCCAGTGAAGCAACTGTTGGATGAAAAGTCGGTCAGGCGAAAGCGGAGCGGCCTTGAAACCATTGTCACGTTTCACGTACAAACGTGAATCGTAGACCTTACGGAACGAGTCAGCCGCTTGCAAAATGGTCATCTTGCTTCCGCCGCCCAGCTCCTTGTACAAGTCGGCGGCTTTCTTGGTCGGAGACCAGTCTTCCGGCAGAGGATGCCAGAACCAAAGCTGTTGCGGGATTTCATCCCACTGCAAATACTTGGGTTCCCCGTCATCATCCACGTCGATTGGAGCGTTGGAATCGTATTGGGGTAGAACCTCGACCTGTTCCATGGTCATCGGCTCCTCGAACGGAGGCTCCATGGTTCCGTCCATCAGTTCGACCGGTTCGGGTTTGTACTTGCGTGGGCGACCGCGCCGACGCTTCGGTTTGTCTTCTCCTTCCGGAGGGAGTGGATTCTTGCGTGGGCGACCGCGACGCTTCTTGACGGGCTTGTCTTCCGCTTCTACGGGTTTCACGCTTGAGGTTTCGGTATCGTCCTGCTTGGCGGGTTCTTTTTCCTTTTTGGAGGTGGAATTATCTGTCTGGGAGGTGTTTAGGGAATCATCCTCGACGGGTTCCACGCTTGGATGCGGCTCCTCATATTCGTCGGAGTCGGCATTCGATTCACTGAGGATGTCATGAATCTCCTCCCATTCGAACGGGAAGTGCTTTCCCTGTCGGAGGGTTCGGTTCAGTTCACTGACTAGGATTCTGCGCAGTCTTGGGCTGGCGGTTCCAAGGTATGCGGATTCGATGGTTCCGGAGTCCGCCGTGAGGTCGATGTGGTCGAGGAGGAGTGCTTCTTCGGTGTCCTCGTCTATGACCAGTAGTCCTTCGTTTGCGAGTTCCCGGCCCGCCTGTTGGAATAGGGTGGGAGTGTTTCCGTGAGTGTAAGCGTTGATTTTTCCAAACGTCCAATCACATACGCCGAGAGCATTGGTCTTCGGATGCAGTTGGAGCATCATCCATAGGTGCTGGCCTAGGATGTCCAATTTTGTGAAGTGTTTATCCAAGAGGATTTTCTGGTCTATTGTCTTTCTCAAAACATTCCTTTTGGTCTGGCCTGTGTGGAGTCTGGCTTATATTGTGTGGACGTTTTTTTATTCTAGTCATACTGGGCGTATTCACAAAATTGGGGGTGTGTCCCTCCAATTTTGAGGCGGGGTATGTGGAACGGGCTTCTTGGGGTGTCTATCTGACCATCCACAAGAGCGCCCGTGCCTTGTCGTGACTCATGTTATACATTAACCTTCCTGTTTCTTCAGGTGAACAAGTGTTTGTAATTACAGACAATAGCATATAAAAGTATGCTGTCAAATCTAAAACCACGCGTTTCATGTTAAAAATCAGTTATCATGGAAAACATGGGAAAAAGAAAAAACCAAACCAGCGAATTCAACAGAAGAATCAACCAACGCATCCTAGCGGAAGCCGGAATCCGACGGCTCTCCGCACGGGACATCGCACGGCAACTAGGCAAAAGCCCCAGTTACGTCACCACACGATACAACGAAACCGTCGAATGGCTCCCCGCCGACATCGAAACACTCGCCCACGCATGGGACATGGAGCCAGAGGAGCTAATCGCCGGACAAAACGGCTACCAGACAAAACCCTCTATCGTGGAACAACAGCTACAAGACGTACTACGCAGAATCAACGCGGGAGACCTCACCTTGGCCGCGAACCACGACCCGAACAAACAGGCGGAAGCGGAAAGCGAGGACGATTGCTGAACCATCCCCCATTGGACGGCAGAAACGTCACCCTCGACAGGCGTATGAGCTACGAGTGCATGCGACGCGCCGTGGAACTCACCCGACCGGCACCACACATATTCGAAGAGGAACTGCCTGAAAACATCAACGGCGTATACGACGAGTTGACGCACATCATCATCATCGACCCACGGCTGAACGAACGGCAAAAACGATGCACGCTGGCCCACGAACTGCTCCACTGGACACATGGGGACGCCCGTTGCCAGAGCCAATACGACGACAAGGCCGAAACGCATGTGCGCAAGGAGACCGCGACGCTGCTCATCAATCCGTTCGACTACATACAGTCCGAACGAGTATACGAGGGCGAAGCGTTCCTCGTGGCCGTCGATTTGAACGTGACGGTCGGAGTGTTGGAGGACTACAGGTCGATTCTGGAAGATGCTCCCACGTTGGCGGTCGAACCGAAAGGTTGTCCTCAATCCAGTTTTTCAGCGAGTCCGACGCTTTCCGCAGCCTTGCGTCTGCACTCCTGATAGAGCGGGACGATTGCCGTGGCGGTCGCCTTGAACTTCTCCCAGTCGGGAGCGTCCTCCGTCTTTCGTCCGGCGTCCCCATCCAGCCATGCGGTGATTGAGGTCTCGTACCCGTGCTGTCGTTCCCTCAGCTCGACAAGACCATTGTCTTCGGCGGCGGCGATATAGGCGTCCACGAACGTTTCGACGGTTTCGTTGTCCTCGTTGCCGTGAATCCTCAACCCGAGAGTGTTGGCCAATCCGTCCACTTCCATACGGAGCGCTTCGGGGATTCTCTGGCATGTCCGCTGGTTTCGTCGGCTTTTCGCCAATCGCATCGCACGGCATGCTTCGTCGGCCTTGCTGTCGGAACCATAGCCCATGACCCATCGGACGGCTTTGATTTGCGCGTTTTCGTAGATGTTGTAGGCGCGGGTCTTCCCTACCTGACGTCCGTCCTCATAGTAGGATGCGTAGGCGCTTTGGCGGGTGTGCCAGTCGGCGGGCTTCCGGCTTCCCGTCACTTGGACGACGGCCTTTCTGTTTCCGTGAGTGTAGGCGTATTCGTGGTGGAACAGTCCATCGTTGTCGAATCCATATTCCGTGACGCAGGTGAGTCCGAAGCCGGTGGTGTCGATGGTTTTCTTGTATTCCGGTGATTTGGGATTGGTTTTTTCGCCAGACATTTTTTCTCCTTGACTTTCATTTTTTGTTTTTGTGTGAACAATCCCATTATAGTTCCTAACTTAGGAAACCACCGACACAAAAACAAAAAGGGCGGCAAAAAGCCGCCTAAAACCAAGCAAACGTCAGATGTCCACAACCGCGAGAACCGCGACGACAGTCAGAATGACCACGGCCCATCTCAGGTTCCTGCGACTGCACAACTCCCCTAGTCTCGTATCACTACTCAACAGGTCTTCCACTGCGGACACGAGGAACATGAGCGCCAATATGATAGCGCCCACAGCCAATGCGATAAGCGCATTCTGTTGCGATAATAGCGACAGCATTTTTCCAATCTCCTATACGAACGCGGGCTGATTCAGACGGTCTTGCAGACTCAATTTCAAATATTGTTCGTTTAAATCGACTCCGACATACCTGCGCCCCAGCATCGCAGCCGCCAAACCGGTGGTGCCGGAACCGTTGAACGGGTCGAGCGTCACGCCGCCCGGCTTGCAACCGGCTTGAATGCATGTGAGGGGAATATCCACCGGGAAAGTCGCAAAATGCGCTCCCGCATACGGGCGGGTCGGCAGCATCCACACGTCGCGTAGGTTCCGCCTGCCGTCCGGGGAGACGTATTCCCTACGGTCTCTTCCCAAATCCTCGCGGACGCCACCGTATGTGCTTTTGTTGCCGAACGTATGCCGGTGGGCTAAATCCTCGATGGTTTTCTCCGACTGCCGTTGTCTTACGGACTGGTAGTCGTAATAGTATTTTTCGGTTTTGGAGAATAGGAAAATATGCTCGTAGCTTTTGCTTGGACGGTCTTTAACGCTTTCCGGCATGGGATTGGTTTTCCCCCAAATAATATCCGAACGCAGTATCCACCCCTCGTCCTGCAAGGCGAACGCCACTCTCCACGGGATGCCGAGCAGGTTCTTCGCCGGACGGTCTGGACGTTTCCTGCCGTTCGGCTTCTGCACATGCCCGTGCAATCCGATGCTGTTCTCCGACCCGTCGCCGCCGTCCCATAGGTTCGGCGTGGAGTACGTGTCACCCAAGTTCAGCCAGAATGTGCCGTCATCGGCTAGGATTCGTCTGCATTCGCGGAATACTTTGCTGAGGTCTTCCACATAGCCGTCGGGCGTGGGTTCGCGCCCGATTTCCAGTTCGGAATCCGTGTATTGGCGCAACCCATAGTACGGCGGACTGGTAACAATACAATCGACGCTTCCGTCGGGCAAATCGGAAAGCACGGACGATGCGTCGCCTAGATAGAGCGTCAGCGTGTCGTCTTGGAACCAAGGCTTCAAGACGTCTGCTCCAGTCGTTCCAATAGTTCTCGTCCCGCAGGGAGCAGCGTCAGAGCGCCTGTTGCGATGTCGAGGTGAACCAGCTTGTCGTTCAGCAGTTCGACGGCGGCGTTTTCGAAACCGGCCTTGTATGCGTTGGCCGTTCCCTGTCCGGCTTGGCGGAGCAGTGTTTCGCTGTTGCGCTCGTATAGTCGGATTGGACGGTCTGCCTCGCCTTGGGCGAGCATGGATACGAGGCGCATGCCATCCTTGGTGAGGGATGGGGCTGATTGTCCGTTACGTCGGATGAGTCCGGCATCCAGCAGTCGTCTGCCGATGTTGCTTTTGAGGATGTCGGCGGTCAACCTTCCTTTTTCGATGTTGTAGAGGATTCTGGTCTCACCTTCGCTGATACCGGCCATGAGGATATGGAAACGTTGGGTGGAGGATTGTTCGTCCAATGCTGCTCCTTTCAGAGGTTTTGTGTTTTTTCTAAGCTCAGAGGATGTTGACGGGAGTGTCGTTCAGACAGTCCCAGTATTCGAGTCGCGCCACCGGCGACATTTCCTTGAATGTTCTGACCACGCCGTCATGCATGGTTTTCGCTTGCCGGTATTCCTCGCTGGACGATTCGGGATTGTCCATCATTTTGGTGGAGTATTTTTCCATTTCCAACAGGTCGAGTCTGCGTATGAGAGCTACGCCGTTCTCTTCCAGTCCGATGTTTTTCGCCACCCAATCCCGAAGCATCCAACAATTGTTGGAGAACATGTGGATTCGTCCGGTGCGAACGTCTCGTAGCATCTGATAGTTCACAGGACTCCGCCATCCTCGTAGCCGACGGTGTATTCGCCTACGGTTCCGTGCAGTCCGCAGTTAATCTGCAATCCATCCAAGATGACCATGCGGTGTGGGGAGAGTTGCACGTCTTCGCGTAGGTTTTCCAAACGCATGCCTGACGTCAGTTTTATTAACGTTTGCCAGTAGGCTCCGTCCAGTTGGCTCCAATATTTGAGATGTGAGTCTTTCAACTGTCGGAATAGAAGGAGCGCATGAACGTATTGGCCTGTCCAATCCACGTCATGCATGAGCCGTTCCAACCGGTTCAGTTGGACGGTCACGTCTTCCGGATTGTTCGCTAGGAACAGTGGCCCGTACTCATCCAATGCCTCACGTAGTTCCTGCTGTCGCATGGCACGAATGGGGGTTCCTCCGAATTGTGGACTGTTGGCGAGCCATACGGCCAAATCCCATGTTTCAGCCGCGTTCGCGTCGATGTTCGGATACGCGCAGTCACGGACTGTAATCCAGCTGGCGCTTACCTTGACGAGTCCCCGGATTCCCGCCACGAAATTCAGGATGGACAGGAACAGGAAGATGATTTTCCATCCTCCCGTCAGGGAGTTCGAATATGCGAGGAGCCATACCGCCACCAGTAGTCCGAGCGTGTACACCACGACCTGTGGGAGGACTCCCCTACGGAAGATGGTCTGCAAGACTGCTTCCCGGTCTCCGTTGGAGTATAGGCAGTTTTTGTTCACGGTGTTGTTCTGATATTCCAAGTATTCAGGCTTTCGACGCTTTGACGTATTTTTTTTTCTTGAATCGTTCATCGACCCGGATGACCCAGCCGGTGTCGCTGGTTCCGGCAATCTGGTAGCGGACTCTTCGTTGGATTTTCAGTGGCCGCAGATATTTGTTGAGTCGGAGTTGTCCGACGGTGGGCGGGTCTCCTAGGATGTGGGGGATTCTTTGTATTCCGTCGTTTGTGTTGAAGTAAAGCAGGATTGGCGTCTCGTCCTTGCAGGAGTCAAGGAACCCTCCTACGGTGTCAAGGTCTTTGCGTGGACGGGAACGTTCTTGGGTTTGACTGTCCGTGATGTCCGTTTCGGTGTTCAAAAAGGAACCTTCCTTGTTTGTGACTGGTTCCACTATAACGTAGTTTTTCGCAAACAAGGAAGGTTGCAGGAAAAATTCTTTCTCAGGCGAGCTTCGAATCGTAATCGTCGATGGGCTGGGTGAACGTTTTGCCTTCCCTGACCATTTTTTCTATGTCCTCGTAGTCGTCACAAGCCGCCCACAGTCCGAGGTCAGGGTTGAGATGATACATGGTTCCAGATTTCACACCTTCGTCAACATAGAGTCCGTGACTGCAAGTGTTGTTGACGTTGGTGGGCTGTGGGTCTTGCTCGTAGTCATCGATGTTCCACGGGTCGCCTTCGGGCAACAGCACGTAGTCTCCGATGCCGTCGTGAATATCCCGTAGGCGCTGTTCCTGTTCGTCTTGGAGGTCTTGTTCCCTGTCGAGCATGAGGTTGATTTGATGTTCGATGCTGTTGAAGTAGTTGCTCATGTTTTTCTCCTTGGCTGGCTTTTTCTGTTATTGTGTGAACGCTTCTAGTATAACATCATTCTCTTCTCAAATCGCCACAATGTCGATTAGAAAAGAAAATGGTTCCGCCACCCAAAAAAAGAATCCACACACGGGTGGCGGAACCCGAAACACACTCCCCGTGAGGAGCGTTCCACAGAGACCGGGAAAGAAACCAGATGGTGGAAGATATACCACGAAAACCCGGTCTCAACTGTTACAGTAAACGACCTCGAACATTCATCTGGTGAAAAACCGGAAAAACAGGAAAAATTTTCCCAACAAGGGGTTTAACGGGTGTTTTTCTCTTCTAGATGAACCCTTATCTCTCGCGCAAAAAGACGACCCGCCGCCCTCATATGGAATCTCTATAACCATAGATTACAGGCGACGGGTCTCATGGAGAAACCGGCTATCAGTTCCCGTCGGCCACGCATTGCGTGAGGAACGACTTCGTTTCGGCTTTTTCCCAACTGCTCATGGACAGTTTGTACTTGTCTTTGATGTACACGCGTTTAGCCATATACGAGCATTGGTACGTCTTGTTGGACGGGAGCCAAATGCTGGGCGTTGCGTCCTTCCACTTGGTCGAGGAACCGTTCAACGCCTCGTCCTTAACAAGGTTCACGCCCTGCTGTTTGATGTTGTTCGCTTCTCCTTCGGACGCGACGAGCACTTCCGGGTCGTTCGCATAGGTGATGCGGTCGCCCTTGCGCGAGTCCTTCCACAGTCCGCTGGCCCAAGCGTCGTTGACAGCCACCACATGGTCGATTTGGACGGCCATGCTGTCTCCGCCTGTTTTCTTCTGTTTGCCGTTGACGGTCTCGTAGGTGTCGCGCTGGAATTTGATGGCATTGCCTGTATATGGGTCTTGGAGGGTGCCGGTGAGCACCTTGCAGTTCTTGTCCATGGTCACGTCGGTCATGTCGCGTTTGAGGATGTAGTCGCGGGTGGTGCCGTATCCGCAGAGCTGGTTGCTGTTCTGCCATGTGCCGAAGTCGGTTTTGCGATTGTATCCTTTGGTGTGCGGGGTTGCGGTTTCGATGTCAGCGAGTTTGTCAAGCGCCTGTTTCGTGCTGATAGGGCTTAAAGCACCTTCAGGAACGCTTGTGGAGGCTTTTTGTGCTTGACTTGAGGAATTGTCCCCATTTTGTGTCTGCGTCGTTTCTGAGGGCGTTTCTGCGGCTTCTGGAGTATTGGTTTGCGAATTGGAGCCGGACGACTTCAAGGAAGGCTCCTTCAACCCTAATTTCACATCCGGCTTCACCTTGGAATCCTCACCCGGCATCAACTGGGATAGACTGTTGATTTCCGGCAATCCGAAAATCTTCGACATGGGAGTCCACAATCCAAGATTCACGATGAGCACCATGGCCGTCAACACGACCAGAATGCCGCCAAGCAGGGAACCGGCGGACATTCCGCCTTTCTTCTTAGCCATAGGAAACCTCCAAAAAATCTCATCACAGGTTCAAGATGATGCTGATGACGAGACACACGATGAACGCGATGGCGATAATCGCACCGGTCAACGGGCCATTGCTGTTGATGAACTCAGCGAACTTGTCACCCTCACTAGGCTTGTTATGTCCTGTCAATTTAGTTTTCCTTTCGGATTAGTCGTTCGGCCCCTCATTGGGGTCGCCGGTTACGGAACCGTCATCGGAATTCTGGGATGAACTACTGCCGTTGTTGTCGGACGAATCCGAATCGGAGGAGTCGGAATCGTCATTGTCGGAACCGTCATCACCGGAACCGCTATCGGAATCCGATGAACTGGAATCGGAAGAATCATCATCGTCATCACTGCTGGAAGAGCCAATCAGCGAACGGTCAATGGCATTGCTGAACGCCTTCAACGTGGTCAGACTGCCTTCGGCACCCCAGTCAACGATTTTCGCGCTACCACGGGTCGGATTATGGATGAGGACGGTGACGCTCGTCTCCACGTCGCTCGTTGAACCAGTGTCCGCGTTCGGGTCGTTGGCCGTACTCGCGTCAACCTTCTTCTCGTAGGGTTTGAACGAGATGCTGACGCTCGCCGCCGCCCATTCGGGATTGTCGGACTTGTTCTGCTTGTCAACGGTCTTGCCGTCCTTGGTGCATTGCACAAGCCAGTCTAGGGACGAGTTCAGATACGAACCCAAGCTTGCGGGTTGATACATGTGGTCGCTGTTCGGGTCTCCGACAAGTACCGTCAAAGCGTTGGAGTCTTTGCCGATGTATGCTTTAGACCAAGCGCTGACCACGTTCGTCAGGCTCGTGTTCTGGTCAAGCTGAATGTAACCGTCGGGACGATACGTGTCCGTATTGCTGTTCGAAGTGACGGTCTTGGGAAGCACGGTCGGCGTTCCCACCGCAGTAGCCACACCATCGGTGACGGCGACAAGCTGGGTGATATCCCTCGTGCTTCCATCCGACTTGTCGGTGAGGGACATCTGATGACTCCAATACTGGGTGGTGGAACCGCTGGAATCGTCCGACGTGGATGTGCTGACTTCAGTGGCGCCATTCCACCACAGGTTCGCATACCCGTATTGGAAAGCGCCCTTGTCATCATCCAGCCAACTGTACACGGCTTGCAACGCGACCTGCTTGCCGGGCTTGTCGCCGCTGATTTCCTTGTACTTCTCCGTCAGGTAGGAACCCATTTCGTTCAACGTGTTGATTGCACGGACGGAAACCATCGGGGCGACCAGACCGGTGCAGATGAACAGGATGATGAGAACCTTCCACTTCTGGGTGTTCTTCAACGCCTTCTTCCACGCGGTGAGTTCTATCTCGTCCTTGCGTTCTTTTTCGTCAGCGAACAGGTCGGTCTCATTGTTCGGGTTCTGCTTCGCCTTCTGCTGGCCCATCGGCTGTTTGCCGTTCTTGTCTTTCTTGCTTCCGAACACAGTTCCGCTCCGAATTCATTTCCGTTTGTCATGCACTGTCTTCAAGTCTACCTTCCGTCCGAGGTTTCCTATATCGGCTTCGGGGTTTTCAGCATGCATCCACCGGTGGTACTGGCTTCTCTGTTTTTCTTTTTCCGGAACTTTTCTTTTTTCTCTCTTCCACAAAAGGATTAGACCTGTTCAAACGTTCGAATCAGGGAAGCGAAAAAAGCATTGAGGATGACCTTTAAGCAGGGTTCAATCTCTTCAAAACATGAAATCTAAAAAATGGGTTTATTCTGTTTTTGATTTTTTGCTTCTTTTTAAAAAAACTTGTTTTTTGAAAAAAGAAGGGAATACAAGGGTTATTAATATTTTGTAATCTTTTGTATACCTTTTGCAGGTGTCGAAATCCCTTATGGGAGTAGGCGTTTCAGGTCGAAAGCGTGTCAGAAGTTCCAACTTTCCGTGTCAGAAGTTCCAACTTTCCGTGTCGAAAGTTCCAACTTCCGTGTCAGAAGTGCCCACTTAGCGTGTCAGAAGTTCCAACTTTCCGTGTCAGAAGTTCCAACTTTTTATGCAGGGCGTGCCAGAATAACCCACCTATAGCGGCACCTTCTCACGCGTGCCCGAAGAGGTTGACTGCAACAGTGGAGAGGTCGAAAGTTCTAACTAGAATCAGAGAAAAGAAAACCCCGCGCTGCGGAACCAGCCGGGGTAACGGCAACCATCAACCTTAAGGAACTGTGGTCACATGACCTATGATAGCAAAGACCTCGACAAGTCAAACGCATACCGCTACGCCCCGTCCGTGATGTCAAAGCTGAGCTTCCTGCCACAGTCGAAACCGGACTCGCCATCCGTTAGGAAGACGAACGGGAACTCGTCAATCACCGTCTCAGCCTCCAACGGGGAATGGGCTTATGGTGCGGCCCCCAGAATGTTCCTCCTCCACATTCGCTCTCTTATCAAGAACGGGAGCGACTGCGTGGACGTGGAGCATCATACCGTCTACTTGGACGACACGTATAACTCGTTCTGCAATAGCGTCGGAATCAAATATTCCGGGTCGAACAAGAATAATGTGATGAAAATGGTTAAGAACCTAGCCACCACTTCCATCATCCTCCAAAACTGGTCAGCAGACGGATTCATAGCCCACTCGTTCTTTGTCGCCAACACCGTGGCGCTCAACTACGGGACCGACGAAAACAAGAAGTCGTTCATAGAATTCTCTCCCCAGATGTGGGCGCTGCTGACCGAGAACTGCGTGCCACTCAACCCGTACATCGTCCGTCGGCTTCGCAGTGACGCCCTCGCCTTGGACATCTACCAGTGGCTCGCGTTCCGCGCGAACGGTGCCCGACGTGAAACCCGCGTAACATGGGAAGCTCTGTTGATGCAGTTCAAGTATGACGGGTATCCGATGCGTGAATTCAGACGCAAGTTCAGAAGAGCGTTGGAGAAGATTCAGCTCGCATGGCCGGAATTGAAAGTCGAAATCACGGAAACCGGCGTCATAGTCCGCCCCAGTCTCCCTTCCATCCAGTCGGGTAACGATGATGCCGACACGGACGCGGGTGGGGCAGATGATGAAGAGCCGATGAACCCGTTCGTATCCTGAATGTGTTTTAGAAAAACCAATGGGACGTACGCTCTGTTGTGAGTGCCGCCCCATCTGGAAGACTTCGATGAAGTCTTTTTGTTCATCCGAAAATTAGTATACCGGAGCCTAATCCTTCTGCTCATACTTGTCGATGAGCGACTGGTCGAAGTGCCCCTGCTGGAAGCAGTAATCCATCGCGGCATTCAACAATACAGCCTGCTTCGTCCCGTATTCGATGCTTCTCATCTTCCACGCACGCCAGTTTTCGACGGTGACGTTGCTGCCGATTCTTTTCTCTTTCGGCGGCTGATGCGTTTCGGATGGTGCCGGTGTTTCAGGATGGGTTATGTCGGTGATGAGCCGTGCCCGACGGTCGGCTTCTTCCTCCGTGAGCGTTTGGGCATGCATGTCGGCGGACGTTTGGACTGACTGGTCTGACGGTTCCCGCGTTTCAGGAACGGCCTGTGTCGGTTCCTGCTCCGTGTTCGGTTCGCTAATGTTTTCCGGTGATTCCAATGGGCGCATGTCACGCTTGTCCTGCATTCCGGTTGCGAAAGCGTTGCGTTTGATGTTCTTGACCATGATTGCCTACTTACTCCCCTGCTCCTGTTTTTATTCTTCCACCAGATTGATTTCAGACAGATAGTCGATGAGTTCCTGCACGACGCTGGAATACTCCTTGTTGTCGATTTCCGTCGTGCCGTACATGTTCTTGACGGCTTCACGTTCCGTGATGACGGTTTCGAACCGTGCGATGCCTTCCTCATCCAGTTCGCTGATGCTGTTCCGGGCGAGTTTCGTTCTCGGCTTCACGCGTGTCAACAGGACGATGCCGTTGCGTGCCGCCGCGTATGTGCGTCCCGCGTGGGTCAAATCGGATACGGATGGCTGGCATGGGATTATCACCACGTCGCCCGCGTTTATCGCCGCCTGCACCACTCCGGCGTCGGACGGTGGGGTGTCGATGATGACCCAGCCTGAATATTTTTCGCGGATGAGTTCCGGATTGTTCAATACGGCTTCGTTGGTTTGCACTACAGGGAATCCGAGCGTGTATGGTTCCGCGTCCGGATTGTCCTGTCTGCGTCTGCGGTTTTCCTGTTCGACGTACATTTCCCACATGGTCGCGCCGCCCGTGTTGTCGGAGTCCAAGACTGTGACTTGTTCCCCGCGTTTGTGCAATAGTTCGGCCAATGCCATTGATGTGGTTGTTTTTCCTGAACCGCCTTTGATGATTGCGACGGTGATGATGACCGTATGGTTTTTGACTCTCATGTTCTGGTTTCCTTTTTTCGTTTCCGGTGTGGACGGAATCATGGTGGGGGTATGTCTTTTTGTTTCGATGATAACAACGGCGAAAAGTCGGCACGCCGAACCAGAAAACCGTTCGGAGAAACATTCCAGTAAAACAGTTGAACGGCGTACAAGTTTACAGGCGGAACAGAAAAACAGAAAGCCGCGTCCGCGATGAAACGGATACGGCCTTCTTTCGTTTTTATAGCCGAACAAAAATCATTCGGTGGCTGTGAACACCAGTTTGCGAAGGAACTCCATGAACAGTGAACCGATATCAGGCATCTGGGCCGCGATATCCTTCATCCATTCACGCACGGGCAAACCCATGACCTCCAAGACACCGGTGATAATCCACACGAACAACAGGAACGCGCAGATGGTCAACGCGGTCATCAACGCGCGGGTGCTTTTCTGCAAGATTGCGAACACGACACTACCGGCGCAAATAATAATCATCAACAAAGTGAGGATTGCGCCCGTCGGCGTGAACACCCAAGAGAAGAACACGGTGAGCACGTCACCCAACGTTCGTCCCGCAGTGTCAGCGGCTTGGTTTCCTACCTCTTCCATTTTCTAATCTCCTTGACGTTGGAAGTTTTTTCGAAAGGGGAACCGGCGTCGAATGCTGTGGAAGATGCTCAAAACATTCGACGCCGGATGGTCAAACCGACGTCACTTCATGAACGGCGGTTTGGGTGTCGGCTGTCCTCCGGTCGGCGGTTTCTTCATGTGAAGATTGCCTACGGAGGGGAAACCTGTCAGGTTTGACGGGTTGGCGTCCACTGGCTGTTTGACGGTCGGTGACGGTGTGGTTGGCGGTTGCATTCGAACCGACGGCTGCTGCCTCACCTGAGCTTGTGGCTGCGGTTGAGACTGCTGTCGCGGAGCTTGCGCCTGTACCGAACCCTGCTGTTGCGTCCGACCGGAATCAACCGTGAATTTTCTACTCGGCTGAATTCCATTCGGATTCATGGCACGTTCCGCACTCGCAGGCATCATATCGCTCGGAAGACCAGTCGTCCTAGTCCACTCCTCCTGCGCCATCCGCAAATGCTCCTCCGGAGACTGCTGTACCGGATTCTCGCGCATGTACGCCTGTTGCAGTGAATTGTTCACCGATTCAGGCATCGGAGTCGCATTGTCGGTTGCCTTCTGCCAAGTGGAGGCGGAGGACACGGCGGCGTCCATCGTTCCGGAGGGTAGGGTCTCACCAACAATCTCACCTGTCTCAGTGTTGTACACCGGCTGATTGGCATTCATCTCAGGTTGAGCCGTCACATTCTCGATAGGAGATTGATTGTTTTGGCTCATATACGCTTGGACAGAATCATCGACTTCACCGGAGGCCACGGCTTCTTGGAAAGCCTGTTCCGCATCCTCTTGAGACATGTGCTGGTTATCCACGAAGTCGGCCATCATTCCCTCACGAACCTGATTGAACGCGGACTGTTCAGTCAACACCGGAGCCTGTCCTTGAGCGTCGGCTGGAACCGATTCAGTTGGAGTGTCCACCGGAATCGTTTCCGTCTGACCGTCAGTCGGAATCGTCTCGGTCTGACCGTCAGTCGGAAGCGGAGACGCGCCACCGACACCACCGGGTTGGGTCGGGGCATTCGGAGTCGGAGCCGTCGGGGAAGGCATAGGACTGTCACCATCGGCGGAACCACCGTCACCGGTGCCGGAGAACGGAGACGACAACGGAGCGTCACCATTAGCCATGCCCAACACGTCGCGACGCCACTGGTCGCGTTTCCTCATACTGCCGGGAGCAGCGTTCCTGATGTCGCGGATTTTGTCCATCGCAGCTCCCGCACCCACCGCTAGGCCATGATGGAGGTTACGGTCGGTAGCTAGCTTTCCTGCGGCAATCAATCCCAACGGTGCGGTAATCGGATTGGAGAACAAAGCTCCTGCGACAGCGGCTTTCGCGGCGACCTTCGCTCCGCGTGCGGCTACGTTACGCAAAGGAGCGCTCTTCGCGGCTCGTGCGGCGAAAGCGAGACCGGCACCGGCCATTGCGGCTCCGGCTCCGGCGACTCTTGCCGCGCCTTGAAGTTTGCGTCCGGCATTGTTCAGATGGTTCATCCTTTGTGCTTTGCGTTGCACATCGTTGAGGGACATGCCCGGGTGACGTTGAGCGATACTATGGGCGAACGCCTCCGTATTGTCCTCTCCATGGAACTTGGAAACGGCTTCGTTCAACCGTCCCTTGAACTTGCCCGTGGAATCCTCAAAATGGAGTTTCGTACCGGCAAGACTTCCTCTCACCGTGCTCTTGTCCATTCGTGCCCAGTTCTTGCTTCCGCGTCCACGCGTCTGAATCGCCTCGAACTCCTTGGCGTTACGATTCATCAGATTCCTATCGCCCTGACTCAACGAATCCTGTTGCGCGCGGCTCATCTTGCTCAGGACGGTCGCGCTTTGACGTGCTCCGTTATGGGCCATGCCAGCGCCGGTACCGTTCGTGGACAAACGTCCGACACCATTGCCGCCACGACGGAATCCGCCACGCATGGCGCGAATCATACGGTACTGTCCAATCATGTGCATTCCCTTGCGAAGACCGGACGCCATTGCGGTTCCACCCGCCATTCCCATGAGAGCGTTGACGCTGAACGGATTACCACACTTCAACACTTTCGAACAGAACATGCCGATTGCGGCGAGAGCCAACACCGGACTCAATCCCGCAATCAACTGGTAGGTGAACGAACCACTGCTGGCAGAGGTGAACTTCAACGTCAGGCCACAAATGAATGTTGCGAGAGCGCCGAGCGCACCGTACAACGCTCCTACCATACTCAACTGGCAGGTGTACGTCGCCCAGTTCTTCAACGCCGTCTTCGGCTTCTCGCCAATCGGGAACGCTTGGACAAGGAACGTGACCACGAGGAACAACGCCATCATTATCAGCATGAGCTTCGTCAGTATTAGAACAAGGCTCAACAATCCCCAGACCACGAGATTGACGATGCCTCCGATAAGTGTTCCGCAAGCACCCAACGTATCGACGTTGTTGTTGCCATACATGTAGTCGATGGTTTTCTTCGCACCGCCCGTGACCGTGGAATCATCCTGAGCGTCACGAAGATTCGCCTCACTCCAAGTTCCGGAAACGTTCGGCACGTCGAAACGCCATCCGACCGTGGCGGAGTCGCCCCAGTTGGTGTCGTTCTGCTGGTCTTTATATGTTCCGTCATCCTCCTTGTTGATATCGGTGGAACGGGAGAAGATTACGGAACCCTGTTTGAGAATCGTCTGGCAGACCGAAGTGGTCTGTTGGATGGTTTCGTCTTCGCTGCCGTTCTGTTTCGCGTCCATCACGCCTTTGCCACCGTTGGCCGGTTTCACATTGTCCAAGTCGTCAATTTTGACGCGTACTTTCGTACTGCCGTTCTTGATGTTCTTGGTTCCTGTGTCACCGAGATTGTTGATGAGTGTCGCCCATCCGGCTCGCGCGTAGATTTCCTGATTGCGTTTCGTGCCACAGGTTTCCCAGAACACGCCCGCACGGCTGAGATATGTCGCGTTCTCCCTTTCCAACGGCTTGTCGGTGAAGTAAGGATTACGCGGGTCTACCCAACCGTCCACGGAGAACAGCCATTTGGCTCGCTGGTCGCTGATGTGCAACGCCATGGCCTTGTTGGTCAAATCCTTCTGGATGGTCGTGTTCGTGTTGGCTTTCATCTCCAACACGTGGCAGTAACCTTGCCGGGCGTTTTCCGCGATACGGAACGAGGATGTTCCGGTGGTCTGCGGGTTTCCGTACTGCATGGTCACGAACGAGCGAAGGGAGGTCTCCTCCCAAATACGGTTGATGGCCTTGGTGACGTTGCTTGTATCCTGATTGCCGTTGGACTTCGCCTGTTCGTCATATGCCTGATGCATGAAGTACAGGTAATCCTGACAATTGGTTTTCGCACCGTTCGCCGCATGATGGTAGGACATCATGTTTTTATCACTGTCGGCCATACCGTCAAGGTCGAGGTTGACCGAAAGCTTGTTGATGGTGTTGTTGATTGTCTGCACGACCCACCATGGGCTTCCGGTCGCCGGTTCTGTGGCGTTCTTCCCGGTCTTGGCCGCTCCAGCTCCAAGCATCGTGATTGAAGCGAAGCAGAGAACCATGATGACGATTCGTTTGCTCGCCTCTTTGACGGTGCCGATTTGGAATCCAGCCGCGCCAACCCAAGCCACGATGCCGAGCACTGCGATGGTGGCGGGGATGCCGCCGTCCATCAGACTTGTCACCATGGTGGACACTGCGGAGTCGATGTTCGCACCAGCCTGTTTCATTGGCTCGAACGAAGCGGCGAACTGGCTGATGGACAATGCGGAAGACCAGCAGACCTGAGTCAACTGCATCAGAATGTTGGGAAGGACGATATGGGTCTGCGAGCTGATGGTCTGCTTGACGTTCGAGAACCAACCGGCGACATCGCTGCCACTGTACGGTTCCGTACGCGAAGTGATTTCCCCAACGTAGTTTCCCCAACGTCCGGAAGGAAGACAACTAGAGATGTCTGATGTAGCACTGTCAGTTCCACCGTTGGCGCATGTTATCGTCGTGGTCGAATCGTTGACCTGTGCGGCGAACACGCTGGACGGCAAGACGAACAATGTCATGACCACGCACAACATCAGAATGACGAGCAGGTTCCTTCTACCCGCCCGTTTCACTGGGTCTCGATATTTTGTATTCAACGGATTTCCATTTCTTGAAGGTCGATAATGTTTTCCGGCTGAGTGGAATTCGGGTAGAAGACCTGCCCTTCAATCTTGCGGCTCTTCATATCCTGCAAGGTTCTCTTCCACCGTGTCTGTTGGGTGCGGTCTCTAATGGTGCCGACTGCGAAGAACGGAGCCAGTATTCCGCCCAACAGTACGAAGAACGAGCTGAACATGTATCCGAGCAACGGGGCGAATATGAGGCAAAGAGCCAAGCCCGCCAATGCGCCGACGATAACGGAGAACACGGTTTTGGAACGGGCCTCAGTGTTCTTGGTTATCTGGAACGTGTTCTTCCGTTCGATTTCCTCCGGGCCGGACACTTCCGTGATGTCGTCCATCGTCAACCTCGGATGCAAGGGACCTTTGTATCCTTCGTCTTCCTCATCGCTCATGATTCAACTCTTTTCGTACGTAAGGTTCTTAAAAGAAAACCGGAGTGGGAACAGAACCGGAAAGGTCCTCTTCGCATATCCACTCCGGTTTTCCTTCTGCGGATGTCAGATTCCCAGATAGGTCTTTCCACTGCTGCCAAACGCGTCAACGAACCAGTCAATCAACTTAAGAATTGCCGGAATGGTGACGGTCGGGCCAGCGAGAATGAATCCGACTGCGAGGACGACGAGAACACGACCGATGGTCGGGCAGAACATCTGCACGACTTTGTTCTGACGTCCCAACGCCTTGCAAATGCCACCGACGATAAGGCCGAATGCGAGAAGCACTGCGGCGGCAAGACCGATGTTGGTCAACACGGTTCCCGCGCTACTGCTCAAAATGGTGTCGAACATCTTATGATAGGTGCTCTCAAGGCTGCTTCCAGCCAAGGTAATGGTTCCACCCATTTTTTGAGTTCCCTTTCGTTTTCCAAACGGAACTCTCCTGCATTTTTCATCCTATCAACCTACGCGGTTGTTTCCAGTCATAGCGAGGTTTTTAGGTTAAAAAAATCCGTCCGGAAGTTGAAAGTTCCGAACGGATTCTGAAAAGCGATATGATGAACGCTAAAAACTAGTCATCATCATCCATGTCACCATTGCGATAACCGTTATCGAAATCGTTCACATGAACAAGGAACGTCGGTTGCAACTGTTCTTGGGTTCGAGTGCGAACAGCCGCCGCATAACGTGGAAGATTCATCACCGCGCCCGAACGCCAACCATCCTCACCATCATTGTTCGTCAAACGTTTCGCCGTCATATCGGCAATACGCGGAATCGTCGTATTGTATGTGATGAACGTCGAATAGCCGATGAACGAATCCAACATCGCGTCGGACAACTGGGTCGGATACTGGGTGGCGAACACGAGAAGAAGACCGAACGAACGACCCTGCTCACGCAACGCGGGCATGATACCGTCATTGCCGTTAGCCAACAGGCTCAACTCGTCGCATACGAGCATCGTCCACTTGCCAGCCTTGTCCCAATCCTTGCAATGCGCGAACACCGTATTCCAGAAACGGTACATGAGCCAGCCGCCGAGAATCTTATCCATACGTTCCGGCAACGAATAACCATTATGCGGTGCGAGCACAATGTGATAATCGCCAGCATGGTCGAGAATGTTCGTCCAAGTCACCTTGCCGCGACGTGCCGTGAACATGTGTTCGATGGGAAGGAACTGGTTCACCTTGTTCAACGAGGCGTTCGTCTTGGCGAGAATGTCACGGTCGGAACGAACCGTATGACCAGCCGCGTCCGGACGGCCATATAATTGCTCGGCGGCACGGGCGGCATACGTCATCTCCTCGAACATGTAGCCACTCTTCAATTCCATGCTCAACGCGCGGCACACATGACCCAACGCTTTCGCGGAACCGGCCTGACCGTCGGAACCGCATAATGCGACGACGGCCCATCCGATTGGACTCAACTGCATTCGCAACTGTTCCGCACCCGGATACGATTGTTCGAGCTGATGGCAACGTTTCACAATCTCGCTTTCCCAATCCTTGTTCGCGGATTCGGGATTATGCTTACGCTCCTCCTGCACGTAACGGTCAACCGCCACGCCGATGGTCAACGCTTGGGTGATGATGTTCTGCGAGTCGTTCAGAATATCACCGTCATCGAACGAGTAACGCATGGTCTTCGCCACGCTCGCCGCAGTCTCCATCGCATTGTTCCCGTCCTTCATGCCAAGCATGTCCAAGCACACACTGTTCGGGTCTGCCAAATAGACGACGCGTTGCGGACTGGTGAAACCGTGACGTTTGCGATAACGTTCCAACACGTTAACACCGGTATCATCCTTCATCCAAAAATGGATGATACGGGAGTCGCGTCCCCAGATTTTCGGACTGGTGGTCTCGCGTGCGCTGATGGCCCACTGGCTGATGCCATGGGTGAGCACGGTCTTACCGGAACCGGCCTCGCCGTTGATGGCGATACCGCCGAACAATTGCGACGGGTCGAGATAACAGTTACGTCCCGTATCATCCTTCCCAAGGAAGATGCCATCATGCGACAATACTTCCGGAACCGGATGCAACTCCTGTTTCATCGCCACTCCCTGAGTGACCGGAGTGAACACGGAACTTACGATAATCGGGGAAAGAATCAACGTGGTACGTTGCGCACCATAAGCCGACACGCGCTCCTTATGAGTGCGCACGCCAAGACGGGTCTGATTATCGGACTCGTTCGCGCCACGGTCGTTCGCAATCGCATAATATCTGCGTGGCGTTTGGAAAATATCATCCCACAACGTCCAATTCTTCCAACGGATGAACGCGAAGACAAGAAGCGGAACGAAAAGAATCGGAATGAACGTCGGAAGCGGAAGCAACCCCAACAGCAGGTAAAGCATGAGCGCCACCGCTCCACCAGCAATCTGAGGTCGCGGAATGTAAACGAACGGAATGCACGACAACAGCATGAGGAACAGGAACACGACCAACGTCACCGCAAGCAGTGGAAGCGCGATTCCGAAACCCCAAGCGGAATGGAACAATGGGAACACGCCATCCATCACGTATCCTCTTGCAAGACCGCACACACTCCAAATCACGGACAACACTTCCAACAGCATGCTGACGAACAGCAAACCGAATTTCGGACGGCTCGCATGACTGGACATGTTGGATATGAGCGGGCAGATGATTTGACCAATCTTCTGCGCAAGCTGTCGGTTACGCGAAACCTGACGGCAACCGAAACTCACACGGGCGCACATCGTGTTGGTCGAAGCAAGTTCGCTTGAATCCTCGACCGCATTGTATTCGTCGCTAATCCAATTACGAATACGAATCTGCTCGAAGTATCCCTGATTGCGAAGCGTGACGCTCACATAACTGTCCGGCGGCATGACCTTCTCGATGCTTGTACGAACGCCGGAATAGTTCGTCCGCATTTTCTCCATGTTGCTTTTCGAGTTCAACCGGGCACGGAACGGGATGAGAGGATGCGCCGCACTGTTCACGCCATCCGGCAACACCGGTTCCTCATCACCTTCGACCAGTCTCGCGTCAAAACCAGCCAACTGTCCGGCGTTGACGATTCCCTCGCCGTCGCCGTAAATATATTCCTTGACCGGCTCCTCGCCCTTCTTGATGAGGAGAAGGGTGCAACCATCCAGTTCGGCGGGAATGCTCTCCACTTTCGAACGTTGCTCGTCCGGGTCTAACTGTTGCAACGTTCTGGTTATCTGATACCAGTTCGGATTACCCATGTTTTACCTTCCTTTCCTTTTTTGTTTAATCATCCGTGCTCTGCTGATACAACTGCGCGTATGGGAAACCTTCCGGCTTCTGGAAAGTGGAAAGCCTCTCACGTAACGACAATTGGAGAAGCCACGTCGTCATCCGGACGGTTTTCTCCTTCGACTCCAACGCCCAACCCAATGTCACGTAACCATCGTTCACACTCGAATCATCGTTGATGGTTTCACGCATGACGCGGATTGTTTTGTTCGCAATCCGCCGGGAAGTGTTGAACATTATCGAATCCAACTGCCAGAGTCGTATCTTCCGTAATGCGGGAACACGTTGCATGTTCGCCATCAGAAACGGAATGACCAAATGTCTACGTCCCGTCTCACATAATGTCTGAACCTGTTGCAAAGCCCGCGCACGTTCCAATCTTGCTACATCCAACGCGTCCTGTGTCTGTTGGAATGATTCCTCAGTGGAGACCATCGCAATCCTTTCCAATGAAACCGTAGAAACCGCCACGGTACGCTTCCGGCATCGTCCAACCGGAAACGTCCCAACCCCAATCCTTTTTGATGATGTCCCGCGTCACGTCCCAACCCCATTCGCTGACTTTGCGAACGTCACGAACTTGCGGAGTGTATTGCACCCACTCGTCGGAGAAAATGTTGCGCCGTGTTCCACTCATGTCCGTATATTCACCGAACCTGTCGGTTGGAATTCCATGCTCGAACCATTCATCCCAAACCGCGACTCCCATTCGTTGCGATACGGTCGGATTGCCCACGACCATTTCCGTCATGCCTTGCGTGCGTTGTATCACCGCATTGAACGATTCGTAACCTTCGTTCGCCTTCGGTATCTGCAACCATACGCAGATGAGTCCGCGACGTTTCATCGGAGAGTAGGCGAGCATCTTCGCCCAGTTCTGCATCTTCTTATCCAATTCGCTGTTCGACGTTTGGATTTCGATACCCGCCAACACATTGTTCCGGCACAACGTCACCACATCGGTAGCGCAAGCCTTGCCGACTTTCGATTCGGCAACAGCCTGTGGGTCAACGCTACGGAATTTCCCCCAACCATCACCGGATGAAAATTTCACACGTGAATCGCGTGCCAACATCAATCCCGCGTGCGCCGCATAAGTGTTATGCCGAACATGGAAACGATTCCCCGCGTAATAGGAAACCGCCATCGTCTCACGCATCCACTTTTCCATCCCGTACAATTTCATCGCACGGTTGATAAGACGTGGACTGTTCGACGGTGAAAGCCAAACATGATTCACGGTCTGACCGTACAATCGTTCCGCCTGACTGAAACCGACGTTGATGATTCCTAAACGGTTCATCGCACCATACAGGTTCGGTTCGTCACGCTCGAAAGCGGGAGCGCCTTTGATGGAAAGTCCCGCACGCAGTTGGTCAACCGTGCATGTCTTCCAAGTGAACAATGCTCCGAGGATACTCGAAACGAGTTCGCTGTTCGCTTTCACCATTGTCTCCGCGAACAGTTTGTTCGCAACGAACCACGGGTGGGTCTGCGCGAACAATCCGGGATGCTCCATCTCGAACATGTCGTTGCCTTTATACCAGTCGGCAATGCTTCCGGTCTTCCAAAGATTCTCGTCGTTCGGGTCGAAAAGAAAACGGTCATCGAATGTCACTTACGCCCACGACCTTTCTTTCCTTCACTGTTCTTAGCGTTCGGATTGAATCTTTCCGGATTGAAACCACGGTCGGGCAAAGCCCAGTTAAGAATGTTCTCCCTAGCAAAAGCAAGACCGGGGTCATCCCATCTGACATCACCGTTGGCGATATGGTTGCTTGCCTCGACCGTCTGATATTCGGTTCCGAGAAACGTCCCATATCTCGTATAGTCGAGCCGTCTGTAACCTTGCAGTCCGACCGGAACAGTGTCCTTGATGCCGATGAGTTCCTTCGGAAGATGATGCTCAGCCAAGGCCGTCAGCAGATTCAACGCGTCTATCTGCGTCTGCCTTCCAGCCTTGACGATAACCAGACAAGGGTCTCCCGATTGAATGTATGGAAGCAGTAAACCGTTGGCGATATTCTCCCTATCATCCAAATCGTCCGCGCTGATTCGGTCAAGGTCGAGCACGACGAAATCCCACAGTCGGCGTGCCGCTTGGATGTACTGACGGTATATCTGCCAGTCCACTCCGACGCCTGCTGGAGGTGCGAAACAGATGTCGTATGGAACCCCAAGGTCACGTCCTCGATTGGCTCCGACCTGCACCTGCATGCCCGGTCGCCAGTCGGCTATCGTATGCAATGGCTTGTCCTGTCTCGGGTCGAAAAAACTACGTTGGCTGGACTGTCTGATGTTCCCGTCGATGAGTAGAACACGCAATCCGGCTTGCGACGCACGGTCTGCCAACTGTCGGCTGGACGTGGTCTTCCCCACTCCTCCGGTGTTGGATGTGATGGGTAGGAGAACCGCAGTCTCCTTCACTTTGTTTTGGAGGATATCGACTACGAGACGCTTGTCCGCAAGCTGGATTCCCCAATAAGTCCGTGCGAAATCAGCCACGCTCATGCGTAACATCTGTTCGCTCATGCCCATGGCTCCGACCGGTATCTGACCGGTGTTGCACCAGTAGACCATGTATCCGGCGTTGGCTATCGGAAGCCAGTTTCCAGCCCTGTCGGTGAAGATGATTCCTTTGAACCCGGAGGGCACCGGATGTCTTATCAGATAGTCGGCCTGTGCTTGAATATTGTCTGCGGCGGGCACCTGCCAACGCATGTTTCCGGCTCTCGTAAGGGCCTTTTTGATGGTTGTGAGAAGCCCTCCGGAGCCGATTATCAGGGAAATCGTTCGTTTTTCCAATAAGACCGCCTCCTGATGGGTCATGTTCCGTTGTTTTCATCGGAACGTTTACGGTTTTGTCCGAGTTCTGGCATTTATAGTTTTTTGATATTTAGTTTTTTTGTTGGTTCTGCTGTTGCTTTTTTTCATTGCATTGGCTGTTCCTGTATTGATGTTACCTTGTTTTGATTGTCGTTGACCTTGTTAGTGAGACTATTGACCTTTTCGCTGTTGTCGTTTTGTGCTGTGGTTGTTGTGTGCCGTCGTGTTGATACTGATGTTCGGTTTGTCTTGTGATGGTGTGGCTTGTTGCTTTTCTTGTTTCTTAGGGTGTTTGGTGATGTCGTTCTTCTGTTCTGTATGTCATATGGGTTGATGTGCTGTTCTTTTGTGGATGGTTGCGTTGCCTCTGTTGTTTTCATACGTTGTATTCCCGATTTAGGGGTAGGCGTTTCTTCTTCTGTTGTCCTTTTCTCTGTTGTTCTTTTCCTGATTATGTTGCTGGGTGTTGTCCTGTTCTTCTGTTGCTTCTATTTGCTTAGGATGTCTTCTCTTATTTCTCTTATGTTCTTCTTTTTCTTTTTTCTTTCTGGTTTTCTTGGTTCTTCTTTTTGATGTGATGGTGTTTGTTTTCTGATTTTTGGTGGGGAGTGTTTTCTATCTTTTTGTCTTTTTGGTTTTGGTCCTCTTTTCTTTTTTTGAATCCGCTATTCATGTTGGCCTACCGGCGCGGGCGGCGCGGGGAATTGTTTTTTCCCGTTTTCCTCGTTTAGGGATGCCGTCGGGCGTTACACTCGTGAATTGAAAATACAGAACACCTCGTTCCGACTGTTAACAGCCTGTACGACCGGAGTGTTCTCTGGATATGACGAAAGAAGGTATGATGCCAGACTTCACCAATTGGGGATTCAACAACAACCAGCAGTCGGAGCAGGACAATGGTTACGGTTCCGACAATTATGCTGAACCGGAGCAGTCTTCTGTCGAGGAGTCGCAGACGGAATCCGATTCTCTTAATCAGGAGAGTTCGGAGCCTGTCGCTGACGTGTCCGCACCGGCTGATGGTGAGGACATGAACGTGGACGCTGAGTCCACTGAAACCGAAGACAAGCCGAAGGGGAAAGGTAAGGGCCGTTCCAACCGCAAACCGCGTGAGAAGACCATGCCGCACATCGAGGAACAGTTCGGCAAGAAGCTGATTCCTCTTGTCAAATCGTTGGATGACGAGCGTGTGGTTTCTCTCGCCAAGGCGTTGACCGATACGAAGAAGAGCACTCCGGAAGCAGTGCTGGACGCATTGACCGAGCCGAAGAACCAACGTCGAATCTCCGAGTTCGCGTCCGCGTTGGAAGGGTTGGCTACAGCCGAGCCGGGCATGATTGCCGCAGAGGTGACGTTGGTGTTCGCGCAGGGCAAGGATATGACCAACCTGCTGTTCTCCGTGCTGAACGCGGTCGCGCCGGAGAAGAATTTCGGCCGTCCGGTTGACGACCAGTCTCCTGCCGGAATGCGTAAGAACCTGAGCAAGATTGTCGATAATTGGGGTGACGGTGTTGACCTTTCCGTTATCGATGAGCTGAAAATCTGAGTTCCCATTCCGACATCATTGAGGGGAGTCGTCCTTACGGTCGGCTCCCCTCTGTTCATACTCGAACTATTGTCTGCGACGTAATCTCAAAGCGTCTTCGGACGAGTACACTCCGAACGGGCTGATGGTCACGCTGTATTTCGTTATACGATACGTCCACTCGTTCTGTCTGTCGTTTAACTCCTTGAATCTATTTAGAAGATTCTGCTTGGAGAGGCTTTGCCTGCTTGCTGGAAGCAGTGATGGAAGGTCTGCCCGTTCGATGATGAGCCTATGGTCGTTCGGACAATACAATGCCGCCAATACGAGCAGGTCTATCGCTATGGCGCTACCCGCGTTGGGGTACAGACACTTCAACGGCATCTGCCGGACGTTCCTTGTCATCATTTTTACGAACGGTTCCGTGAACGTGATTTTCCGATGCTCGATAGTGAGACTGTCGGCGGTGATTTCGGTGTGTTCGACCGGCGTGACTTTGACTCCGTCTGCTCCGGTGAACTGGATTGACGAGAGCATGAGAAGCTGGTTCCGGACGGTAGTGCGTCCGTCTCCTCCACTGTTCAACCCGCATTTGTTGGCGAGGAAGAAGAAGTCGTCACCGATGGTGAGCGTGCGGGTTTCCGCATCCCATTCGCGGCTTGGCGTGTTGATGAGAGTGGTGATGATTATGCTTAACAGTCTCGGTACTCTACCGGAGAAACTGTTCTTGGTTTTCGCACGATAGGGTGCGAACAGCGGATAGGATTCCGCGGTGAGATAGCCGATATCGTAGCCGAGTATCGTATGATAGTCGGCTTTCAGGGTCTCCAGCCCATAGGTTCCTTCGTTCATTGTGTCTCCTTATAAAAATGACGGGCGTGTGGTTCCGTCGATAACACAATGATACCCCCAGTATTGTGAGGTCGGATACCAAAAGGTGCCGGTTGACAGCATCGTCAACCGGCACCTTTATAGGTTATAAGTCTTTCCTATCCGGCTTTGAACCGTTCCCATCCGTATCGGGTTTTTTATCCCTACCCACAGGTCTACGAAGTCCAGAGCCGGATTGTCCGGCCACACGACGTTCCAATCGAAGCTGGTATCGAATCTTCTCCAAGGTCTTCGACGTGTCAGTGATGTTCCCTTTACGGGCTTCACGAATCCACAGTTGACAACCCCGGTCGAGCATGACGACGTCGGATAGTTTCGGTTGCCTTCCGGAACGTTTCAGTGACTTCGCCGGTGTCTGGTTTTGGTGTTGCTCATCGTCGTACATTCCGCCCACCTTTCCTTTTCACTGGGGTGGGCGAGCTGGTGTTGCGCCCACTTTCTCGCTTGTTTCATAGCGGCTTTCTTGCCGCCGTTGAGAGTGTGGGCAGTACCGTTCGCAATGGGAGTGAAGAATCCTTCATCTTCCACTTCGGCGCTCCACAGATATGACATGAAACCGTTTCTGCGGACATTGATATCGAACTTGTATCCGTCACGGTTCACTGGTTGGGAACCTCCATCTTCAGAGAGTTGAAAGCATTGACGAACAGGTCGGTCGGAATGGTTTCCGAACCGGAAATCAAAGTCTTGCGGGCCAGATTGTCCACGGTTTGGACAAGCAGGGCCGGACTAACATCTTCTATGTCGATGTCGAGCGGTTGACCGTCGGCTTGGATGTTCAACTCCTTGAGTCGGTGCATGATGATAAGTCTTGAAGTCGCCTTGTCCGGTAGTGTCATATGAACCCGGACGTCGAACCTACGCCATGCGGCACGGTCTATAAGACTGCTCATGTTGGTGGCGCAGACGAGAATGCAATCATCTGGTAGCGTGTCGATTTTCTGGAGTACGAGATTGGTGGCTCGACGCATTTCGGCAACGTCATGGGAGTTGTCGCGTCGGGCAAGAAGCATGTCGCATTCGTCTATGAACAGGAGCTTTCGTTCCATGTGGAGCCGGTCGAACACCAAGGCGATATTGGTTAACGTCTTGCCGAGCTGACTGCTGATAACACGGTCTGCACGAAGAATAACACCGTCCAGTCCAAGCCTCTTCGACAGGATGGAAGCAAAGGTGGTCTTACCCGTGCCGGGCGCTCCAGTGAGTATGATTCGATTACGGGGAGCGAGATTATGCGCTGTCAGAACATCCAGTTTCTTATACTCGGCAACCAGTCCGTCCAACAGTTCCCGCACGGTCTTATCCCACACAGGCTTATGAGTACCGTCCGGTGGGAGCAACGGTTCGGTCAACCCGTCAACCGGTGCCAGACTCGCATTGACAGCCAGTCCCTTCTCTCGTTCCGACTCCGCCAGCCGACGTAGATTCGTGGTGTAAGCGGTCGGCTTGGCTTTCTCCACCGAGTCGGCCAGCAAGTCGATTTGCTGGGACAGTTTCAAATGGTCTCCGTTGCATGCGGCTCTGACCAGTCGAAGCATTTCCGTGCTGTTTAACATACTGACCTTCCTGCTTTCTGAAAATGATTCTTGTCAATAAACGTTATGGTCAATGTTTGAGAAGTAGAAGGAAGTATAAATACGGCAGTCTTCCAATCCAATCTATTTGAGAGAGGAACCGTAGACGATGATGGAACCCACCGAAACCGACAACACCAGCAGTGACACGACGGTCATCAGCCGATAGTTGAACAGGTCTGAACGGGATTTCTCGTCAGGCATCCGACTCATTCTTCCTATCGACAGTCGAGCGTAATGCACCAGCGCGGTCAAGCTCAACGCCGACAATATTATGAGAGAAACCATGCAACATATCTGCTCTTTGGAATACATCAGGCGCCTTTACGAAGCCACAAATCTGGATGGTCGAGATACGGGTACAGTTCGGGAATCTTTCGCACAGCTTCCCGAATCCAACCGTTCTCGCAGATACGTTCTAAATAATCTAATGGCTTGCGTTGCAGGGACTTCGACTTGGTGTTCCGTGCCTTGTGGATTGCTTCCACAGCCTTCTTGTTCGCCTGTTGGAATGTGATTTTCCCTTTGGCCTTATCGTCCGAAATGGTTTGCAACCTTGCTATCAGACGGTTGATGGTAGCCATATCCTTGGCGTATGGGCGTGCCGGAATGGCTGTTCTGCTTATGTCTTCCTTGCCGAATCCGTTGCCGCTCAAACCGTTGCCTTCCTTTCCTTTTTACGGCTATGGTCTCGATGTTTGCCCCACCGTTCCGGGCTGTCCAAGTCCGGGTAAACCAAGCCCATCTCGTTTGCCGCTTCACGAATCCAACCGTTGGTGCAAAGCTTGCAGAGTCTTACCATGGGGCCGCTCGTGGCGCGTGGCATTCCTCCGTTGGCGGTCGCCACCGCGTCCACGGCGAGATGGTTCGCCTCCTCATATGAGATTGTTCCGTCGCTTTTACCGTCGGCTATCTCCCACAATCTTTTACGCAGATTGAAGAGCTTCTTGGCCTTCTCGAACGTTGGATGGTATGTCTGTATGGTTTCCGGCATTGTCCTGTCCGAATACTCCTTTCAGTGTTGTCCACTGTGCTCGGATTGCGTTTTTCAGGTCAGAGTCCGGCCTGTTGGAAACGGCCAATCCAATATTTGTAGTCGGCGTCCGCATACGCTTTGTTGCATGTGGTGAGAATTTCCTGATATCGGACTTGAAGGTCGGGTTGGTATCGTTCAGTGGACTTCGGGAGCACTGTGGTCATGGCCCCATGGTTGAACAGCAACACCTCACGATCAGCGGCCTCGTGTTCGAGTTTGCGGTCGATTCCCTCAAACCATTGGTGTACCTCGTCGTCGTTTGGCAGTCGGCCTTCGCCAATCATTCTGCTCATGGTGTCCTTGAGGTCGAGCAGCGCGTCCTGCATGCGTTCGTTCTTGAACAGGAGTCGTTCCACTTCGGTTCTCGGCTCTCGTTCGGTGTTGTTTTTATCGTCCATTGGTTTCCTTCGTTCTTGCGAACATGCCTATGCCCCAGTCCGTTCGGGCTGGGGCATTCCTTTTTTGTTTTTAGGCGTCGAGTTTCTTGATGAAGTGAGCGAACAGTGCGGTGGAGCTGAGTAGGAATGTGATGCTGGTGATTGCCATTACCACGTGGCCGTAATCCTGTCTCCACATGAGGAATGCGCTGACGATTGTGATGAGTGTCAGTGTCAGGTTGATGTTGTTTTCCGTCTGTTTGCTCATGGTTTCTTCTTTTTGTTCTGGCGTGTTGGGGAGGTGTGCGACTCCCTTTTTTGTGGACGATTCCAGTATAACAAAGGGTATGGTCGAACGCAAATCATCCGACCGCGAATCCCCGAACGCTTGCATACCCCCACCTAGTGTGTTAAGCTGACCTCGCCCACACAAAACATTCCACAGGAACGGAAAAGACCACAGAAACAATGAGCGCAACCAAATACGACAACGGCAACACATCCGCACTCCAAATCGTCGGCAACGAGGGAACCAACAAGCTCACAATCCTCCAATCCCCCAGCTTCGGCAAGGAACTCATGTTCACCATCACCGACAGCGACACCGCGACCAGCGTCGTCGTCAACGATATAGAAACCCTCCGCAAAATCAGAGACTTCCTCAACGAAAGCATCCACTGGATGGAAGCGTGAACCATGGTCGAAGACACCGTTTGCACCATCGGCGTATATGGTGGCCGACAACCGTCCATACTCGTCAACAACCATCTCGTCTACGGTCGAATACCAGACTCCGAAACCCAGCCGGACATCATCGCGGACGTTCCGAAGAACAGGCTCGTTGCCAACCTCAACCCAGCCTCCGACGGCATGACGGACAGTCCCAGACTTCCGTTGGAACTGTTCGCCGCATGGTTCGCCAACGGTGACGTGGGCCTCAGCTCGCTCGCCATCGTCCAACGGCTCACCGGAATCACAATGACCGTGAACGGCACGCGCGAACATGGTTGCGAGGACACTCCGAAAGACCCCGGAGACCTACGTCGGATACTCGGAATGTTCGACATGGTGCCAGTCGCACGTGCCTATCTGAGTCTCATGCGCGACGTGTCGGACGATTGGAAAACCATCATCGACCATTGGAGCGAACTCGAAAAACAGTATCGGAAAGAGGAACACAATCCATCCGGTTGCGCCCCCAAAACCTACCGGATGCTGAAACGATTGAAGGAAGGAAACCATGCCTAACAAAGACATCAAAACCGAACCACGGTTCATGACCATGATTCAGAAAGACCTCCTCCCGACATGCAAGGCGTTGAATCTCGACGTTGACTCATTCGCCAACGCGCGGACAGTGTTCATCGACCGTGACAGCGTGGGACGGATTCTCTCCTACATGAGCGACCATGAAATCAACCCCGAATGGTACGGCCTACTGCCTGATAATCTGTTCGTCGGAACCGGACTGCCAGTCCTCACCGGCGTCGAAGGAGAATACTTCGCCCGTATGACCGGACGGAACCTCACCAAGAAAGTCGCGGCGAAAACATTCATCGCGGATATGGAAGCCTACTGGCTGAGCAAAGACAATCTGAAACGGACTGACGGTACGAAAAGCAGCGGAACCACGCTCGGTTTCGGACGTTGCTCCGGAATGCGTGAGGCCAGCCGATACAACGAACGCATCTTCAAAAACAACGAATACGAGTACACGAACCCCGTGGACGAGTACGGCATCGACACTGTTTCACGTTACCGTCAGGTTGGTGAAATCTACAATGAGGTCGGCCAATGCTTCAAGGGAATGGCACAGGCGCGTACTCCCCTCGCACCATTCGTCTTCCTCACCCATAAGGAATACGAGGGCGGACTGGACACGGTTGTGAACCACTGCCCATACATCACCCATTCGGACGCCACCCGCATCATCGACGGAATGAAACAGTTCCCTCCGAAACGAAGCGTGGACAGGTTCATGCTCGCGTTCACCATGACCGCGTTCGCGTTCGCCATGAATCAGGTCGAGGAATCCGAACAGTACGAGACGGTCGAAGTGAAACCACCGAAAACCGAAATCAGACGGCATTCCGGCGCTCCGAAAACCACGTTGCTCATCCATTTGAAACCGGAAGAGCCAGCACCCAAGGCCACGCCATCCTACGCCAGTGAAACCGACGAATACGATTGGGACAGCATCACCGGACGGGTCGAAACCATCACACCGGACGTTGCCAAGGAAATGCTCGGCGTGAACACCAACAACCGCAACGTGAGCCGCACACAGGTCGAACTGTTCGCCCGAACCATGGCGCAGAAGGCTTGGAAAATGAACGGCGAAGCCATCAAATTCAGCAACACGGGACGCTTGTTGGACGGACAGCACAGGCTCCTCGCATGCGTCGAATCCGGTGTTCCGTTCCGCACTCTGGTCATTCGCGGACTGCCCGAAGACACGCAGGAGACCATGGATGCGGGCAAGGTCCGCACCATGGCTAACGTGCTCGAACTGAAAGGCCGTAACAACGCCAAACAGCTTTCCACCGTGGCCCGTTCCATCTATCTGAGCGAACAGTTGGGTGTGGAAGCCGCATGCGTCAACAACATGTCACCGACCCGAAATGAACTGCTGACGTTCATCGAAAGCACTCCGCAATTGGAGGATACGCTACGACAGGCCAGCACGTTCTACACGAAAAGCAATCATCTCATGTCCACCAGCATGGCCGCGCTCCTCTACTGGACGTTCAACGAAATCGACGGTGAGGCGTGCGAACGGTTCTTCGACATGCTCGCCTCCGGCGCTAACCTTGACGAGGGAAGCCCCATTCTCGTACTCCGCAACACGCTGTTCGATATCAATAAGCGTGGAGCGCACAGCGACCGTCCAACCCGCCGACGCATCGTCGGAATCACCATCAAAGCGTGGAACAAATGGCGTGAGGGAGCGACTGTGAAACTCCTCAAATTCTCTCCGAACGAACAGTTCCCGGACGCAATCTGACCTTGGAAAGGACGAACAAAAGCATGGTCGAAAAACCGAAAAAACCGAACACATCCCCGGCGAAGCTTCTGACCGCAGACGAGGCTTTGGCCTTGGGAAGACGGCCGGAAGTCGTCAACGTCTTGAAAAACAAGCACGGATGGTGGGTAATCTTCACCACCCAATTCCAAGACGAAGTGACCCTCCGATATCTGCAAGGGGAACGTCCCTCGGAGATATTCCGCAGTCACAATCTCGGACCGGAAGTCCTCGGATACAAGCGCATAGAACGTTGCGTATACCGGTGGGTCAACCATCCCAGCAAATCCCGTGTCAAACGTTGGCAAACGGAACACCGCCTGTATGAGACGTTGAACAAGAATCAGACCAACACCGGCAAGAAGGAGAACAACGACAAGTGAGCGTCCCCACACCAATCCACAAGGACATGGCCGAGCAAGTATTGTTGGGGGCCATGCTTCAAGACGCGGAAACGTTGGACAAGGTCATCAGCCAACTTTCCGAAGAGGACTTCTACCAGCCGACCAACCAGACCATCTTCCATAATATAAAGGAACTGGCCGCAGACAATAACCGTGTGGACGCGCAAATGCTGTCCTCGCACATGATGGACAACGGACAGTTGGAACAGGTCGGCGGCATCGACTACATCGCCCAGCTTGTCGGCTCCGCGCCCACGTCGAACAACAGTGACTATTTCATCAAGCAGATTCGTGACGCGGCCATCCTCCGCCACATCAACATGGTCGGACAGCAGTTGCAACAGATGAGCAACGTATCCGACGCGTCAGCCGAAGATGTGCTCAGCAAATCGTTGGAGGCCGCGTTCTCGTTGGAGGATTCAAGCCGTTCCGAAGACGACGAGTTGAAGACCGCATACCGCCTGTCCGACGAAATGCTCCAACAGTTGGATGAAATGTCACAGAATCCGAACGAGTTCGGAACACCCACCGGCTTCCGTGACATCGACGCGTTGACGCACGGATTGCAAGCCGGACAAATGGTCATAGTCGCGGGCCGTCCGGGCATGGGCAAGAGTACTCTCGGCATGGATTTCGCGCGTAACGCCGCACTGCACAAGGGTCTGCCGACTGTGATTTTCAGTCTGGAAATGGGCGGTCACGAACTCATGCAACGCATGTTCGCAGCCGAAACAGGCATCCGTCTCGCATCGTTCCAACATCCCGAGAATCTGAACTCGAATGATTGGAACAAACTCAACGCGCTCTGCCATCAGGTCGAGAAGGCACCATTGTGGGTTGATGATTCCGCCATCATCAACATGAGCACCATCCGTGCGAAATGCCGTGCTCTCAGCCGCAAGGTCAACGGGTTGAAGCTTATCGTCATCGACTACCTGCAACTCATGTCCTCCGGTAAAACCGTCGAGAACCGTCAGCAGGAAGTGTCGAACTTCTCCCGCCAATGCAAAATGCTCGCCAAGGAACTGCAATGCCCCGTGGTCGTGCTCTCCCAGTTGAACCGTAATGCGGAACAGCGTGCTGACAAGAAGCCGGAACTGTCCGACCTGCGTGAATCCGGCTCCATCGAACAGGACGCCGACATGGTGTTCCTCGTGCACCGTCCCGAATACTACGACCGTGAGGAACGTCCGGGCGAAGCCGACGTGATTCTCGCCAAGCATCGCAACGGTCCGACCGACACGTTCAATCTCGCGTTCATGGGCGAATGCTCCAAGTTCGCGGACATGGCCGCAGACTTCGGAACCGAAGTCTGAAAACGAGTTTTGTTATAGTGGGTTTGCCCGCAAAAGAGAAAGGAAAAACATGCCGACAACACTCATTATCGGCGCGGTAGTGGCAGTACTTGTCGTACTGCTCGCAACCGCAAGCTACAAGGTCTGCCCCGCCAACAAGGTCATGGTCATCACCGGGCCGGGCGGAAGACGCTTCGTCTCAGGCGGAAGCGCGTTCATCATCCCGTTCATCATGCGCGTGGACTGGCTGAGCTTGGGTGCGGTGCAATCCCTGCTGTCAACCGATACGGCGATTCCCACTAAGGACGCCATCCTCATCGACGTGAACGCCGTGGCGAACTTCCAGATAGCGTCGGAAACCACGACCGTGGACGAGAACGGCAAACAGGTCAAAGCGTTGGAGAACGCCGCCAAGAACTATCTCAACCAGTCCAAGGAGCGCATGGAGAAGGACGTCACTCAGGTGCTCCTAGGTAAGCTTCGCGAGGTCATCGGCAAGACCGAGTTGAAGGAACTGATGGAGAACAGGGACACATTTGCCGAAACCGTGGCCGAATCCGCGCGTGTGGACATGGAACGGCTCGGACTGCAATTGACCACGTTCAACATTCAGGACTTCACCGACCGGCAAAGCGTCATCGCCAACATGGGCGCGGAGATGGCGGCGGAAATCAGCCGAAACGCGAAACTCGCGTCCATCAACGCGGAACAGGATGTGGCCGTCCGCCAGAACCAGCTTGACCTGAAGCGTGCGGAACTCCAGTCCATCGCCGACAAGGCGCAGGCCGAAGCAGACGCGGTGAAGGGCATCACCAGCGCCGAACAGTCCAAGACCCTCAAGGTCAAGGAGCAGGAGGCTGAAATCGCCGCCGCCGAGAAGAGGGCCGTGCTCGAACAGAAGAACGCTGAAATCGAAGAGCAAAAACTGAACGCGACCATCTGCAAGAAGGCCGACGCCGACCGTTACGCCGCCGAACAGCAGGCCGACGCGCAAATGTACACAACCCAAAAACACGCCGACGCGGAACTGTACCTACGCCAGCAGGAGGCTCAGGCCATCCAATCCACAGCCGACGCGGACGCACACGCGACCGAGGTCAAAGGCAAGGCCGAGGGTTCCGCCGCACAGGCGAAGGGTGTCGGCGAAGCCGAGGCAATCCGCGCCCAAGGCCAAGCCTACAATGCGATGAACAACACGTACATCCTCGCCCAACAGTACATTCAGATTCTCCCCGACATGATTCGAGCAGCCGCCGAACCGCTCACCAAGGTTGACCACATCACCATGTACGGCGACGGAAACAGCACGAAGCTCGTGGGTGACACCGTGAACAGTGTGAGCCAGTTGAGCGAAGGCTTGTCGCAATCCTTGGGCATCGACCTGAAAGCGTTGCTGAACAGCGTCGTCGCCGGACATGCCGCCGGAAAATCCATGCAGGACGCCGAGTAGTCCAACCGTCTGACAGTCGGGACGTCGGATGCGAGACGACCCGACTGTTTTCGTATCGGAAGGAGCAAACCATGGGCTTAGGTTTTCTGTCGGGCCGTCGTCTGGTCAAGGCTTATGACGGCAAGCTCACGTTCAGGCAGGCCGCCGACCAAACTTTGAGGCGCATCGCGGAACGTTCGAAGGCATTGAGCAAAGGCTTCAGCGCGTTCCGCGACGCATGACAGGCGGATGTGGGCGAACCGAACCTTGAGACCATAAGCGCCGCCCGTCTGAACGCGGGTCTGAGCCAACGCGCCGCCGCGCGCGCGTTAAATGTGTCCGCCTGTACGGGGAGGCTGTGGAACATGCGATTCCACGGCCTCCCCTCTTGTTAATTCTTGACAGTCTTCCAATTGAGATACGGCATTTTGAACGCGACCTCGCCGTAATAAATATAATAAATATAATAAATATAATGCTTTAAAATCGCGCTTGGCTGGAAGCTGATTTGATGTTCCCCTACATTCTCGTTATACTGGAATTGTTCACACAAAACATGCTTGGAAAACAAAGGGAACCAAAATGATTAAGACCATCACCAGCCTCAAAATCACCACATCACACAACCTCTTCGACCGAAACGACACAATCGAATACCTCACCATCGACTACTTGGACGAAGACGGCAACCAGAAACAAATCAAAAACCTCCCCCACGAAGAAGACGCCGGAATCTACGACGTCAAAACCGACCCTTGGGAAGACATACTCGAAGACTGGCGTCTCACAAAACCCGCCTACATCTCATCCTCGGACAAAGGCTGGGAACTGCTCGAAAACTATCTCCAACACCTCACCAGCACCCAATCTCAAGAATTGGAGGACAGCCAGAACAAACTGTACGAAGCGGACAAGGTGGCGGATATTCTGCGCAACATCAGCCGTCTCAGCGACGTCGGCAAAGCCGCTTTCGAGGAAATGCTGAACGTTGATTCCGAAAACGTATGGGACGTGTACTCAAAACATTGGAACCGTATTACGTCGCATCGTTCAGGCAACGGGGAAGACTGAGAAAAAAGGAGGAAGCATGAGCGTCAAGTTCAACGGATTCGACTACATCAGCGACAACGACGGCATGGGCATTCACGTCGTCGCGGGAGCCGACGACATCTGGTTGCCGGTCGATGACCGTGAGCGTGTGAGGTTCGCACTCGCCGTGCTGGACGGGTTGGAGTCCAAAGAGCTGGATGAAGTCGCCCATCAGTTCGCCTCGGAGAGAAGACGCGGACATGGTTCGCTTTGACGCCATAATGCTTTAAAAAGCGCTTGGTGGGAAGCTGGTTTGACGTTCGCGTACATTCATATATACTGGAATTGTTCACACAAAAACAGAAAGCCATGAATAGGAGCGCAGACCATGGAACACAAGACCAATGCCGTCGAAGTCAGTTTTCTGAAGAAAACCAAGTGGACGGGCACTACCACGAGAATGCTGACCTTTCCGGTAGGCGAACTGGCCGACAGGTGCTTGAACACTTGGCTCGACATTACGGACGAAAGCTTCTCTCATGCCACACTCCCATCCACGCAACTGGCGGAACGGTTCTCCACGCTCATGGAATCGGACGCCGACCAAGCCGCTTGGGACGAATTCTATAAAGCTGTGGGCGAGGAGTTCTCCCGCTTGTCAGCGGACGAGCTTGCCGCGTTTTTCATCGACCTGAACGACCCTTCGACCATAGTGTCCGTGCTGTGGAGCGATGGCGAACACGAGTTTGTGGATTCCGGTTGCGAATACCGGTATTAACGAAGGAAAGCACGACGATGAGAACCAAAGCCAAGGAACTGCCAGCCATCCTCACTATCGCCGACACGATGGCCTACCTCTCCTGCTCACGCCAGCACATATACGACCTGCTGAATGCCGGTCGCATACGCACCTACAAAATCGGACGACGCCGGTACATCGACGCCGATTCGCTCGCCCACCTGTTCTGGAGTTGACGTGATGCCTAACGTGAACCGTGTGGTCATGTTGCCCGCCGAACTGTACCGGCTGACCATGCAGTATGCCGAGCGACATGAAGTCTCGTGGAACGATGCGGTCAGATTGTTGGTCGAACAGGCACTTGGAGAAGATGGGGACGAAGACTCGTAGCCAGTATGTTCCATGCTTGTTTTGAAGTCGGAACTTTACGTATGCTATACTGGAAATGTCCACATAAACAGGCGGAAGCCAACCAAGGAGAACGAATGAACGACACTAAAACCTACTACCAGCCAATCCTCCACGACAACGGCACCATCAGCGTGGTCGCCGGAGACAACACCTACGACCACACCTACGCGGACAAGCCCATGAACGAAGCTATCGTGGAAACCTCCCACAGCAAGCCCAACCCAACCAACTGGAAGCACGTCGTATCCAACTGCGACGAACGTTGGAACCTCATCAAGGGCGACGCATGCTTGGCGGTCCTGAGCGGCAACTGGGACGTTTTCGAAAGCCGTCACGAAAACAGAATCATGCTCGTCACCCGCAAGGGAACCCGAATCCTCTGACCTACACAAAATTGGAAGACTGCCGTATTACTACTTCCTTCTACTTCTCTCATATTCAGCAAAAAGAAAGGAAGAATTACATGAAAGAACGGAATATCTCACTGGAAAACGACCTCATGATATTAGGTCAGAAACCAATGGACGAACCCGACTCGTCCACCACCATCGAACTGCAAGAAATCGTGAAGAAAACGGAACGAAAAATGCTGAACCCACCGGCACCACCATTGAAATTCGAACCGAAAACAGCGGACAAGTCCATTGAAAACACCGACGAAACCGCCAGCAAGACGAGCGAGAAAACCACTTCAACAGTAAACAAAACCGCTCCGAAAGCCTACAAGCCCGCCACACGCAAAACCAACAAAACCGCACCTCCAACACCAACCCCCACCAACCCGTACGCGCCCGTCGAATACGACTGCAACGGCAAATGGCGTCAACTGTTGACGGGAATCGCCGTCATTGGAATTCTCGTGGCGGCAATCGCATTGTTGGTAGGAGCGAAAACATGTTGGCGGTTCATCGCCGTAGGCGCATTGACCGCATTCGCCATGCTCCCGCTCTACGGCTGGTTCGACGAACTCGAACGGGACATGGCGGTCAAGGCAGTCGAAAAGGATTACGGGATTCGTATTCTGCAAACAAACGGAGGCAATGGACTCGCGGAAGTGCATTACATGTTCCAGCAGAATCCAACCGTCGAAGCCGGTATGGTCTCCTATGGTCATGGCTTGGCATGGTTGCGGAGCGTGGGCGGCAAGAAGATTGTCGGACGAAGGCAGCAGGTGGAAAAATGATACCCAGCACGGTGAAGGCCGCACGTTTTCCCGCGTTCTTTTTCAACGGCGTTTGGCAAGGGCTTAAAACCGCGCTTGTACCGCACGCTTGCATATCCGACCCGCTACCTCCCATGCCGACCGTACGCGATTGGCTTCAAGCCCATGGAGGCACCGGCATGGATGCTGACGCATTCGACCGGTGCGAAAGCGAATGGTATGAGCTGCTGGAGCAACGCAAACGGCAGATGAACGTGTTTTTGGCTGGCTTGTTCGTGGGTACGCTGGTGTATGCGATTGCGGCGCTTGCATTGCTGGCGCTTGTTGGCTGGTTGGTGTATTCGTTGGTTCCGTTTGATGGGTTCGGGCGTTTGGTTGATGAACGTATTTCTTGTTAAACGAGCGGCAAAGACGTTTCCAGTATTCCTCGGCCATGTTTGTCTTCCCTCCTGTCGGCGTCAACAAATCCTCCATTTAACAGCGTCATTTGGCTAACATACTTGTCTAGTTGCTTCTTGGTTTCTTCGATTCGCCACAGTAGTTCCTTCTTGCTCAAGTCGAGAATGTGTTCTGCGGCACCTTCGACGGTCTTATGAGTTTTGCGCCATTCGAGATAGTCGGGATACTCGTCACAGTTGAATAGTTCGACTGTGAACGGCCCAGACCACATTTTCAGCAGTCCAATTCTTTGAGCGTCCTCCGCGATGAAGTCCGCGCCCCAATCCTCCCATTCGGGAAGATTGTCGAAATCGGTTGCGTCTAGGATTGTCCGGGCATCGATGATAATGGTTTCGACTTCCATGTAGTTGTCATGTATCCACTGTTCAAGACGGATGGGAATGTTAATGGGAGTGTTCGCGTCCATTTGTACGACCCCTATCTCAATTGAAGAACGCCAATGCCCGATGTTCGACATGCATTGACATGTCGTATCTGTTTTCCAGTTCTTCGATGTTTTCCTCGTCGGAAAGTACCGGGTCGTACATGTTACAAGCGCCATCGCCGGATACAACGACCTTGGCGACTGAAATCGCGCGGAGGTCGGCCAACCAGTATTCATCGTTCGGATTGCCGTCCATGATGGGGCGTTCGCGTACTTCCTCGGGTAGGTTTTTTAATTGTTCGATGAGTTCGTTTACGGTCATCGTTCTCCCCTTTTATTTGTGTGAACAGTTCCACTATAGCTTAGTTTGTTGGAACCGTCAAAAATCTCCATTCCGCCGTGCGAGAACCACTAGCCAGACGAGGATGGCAAACCCCGCTATCACCATGGAGGCCAATGCGTCAGTTTCCCGATAACAGACAAGCCGCACCGTCTGACAGGCCAGCAGTAGCCGAAGACCCCGGCGGCGGCTCCGAAGACCCCGGCGGCGATGGTCCGTCCGCCGATGGCGAGGATGAGGCACATCGCGCCGCATGCCAGCGACACGCCGTAGAACCAACGGAAAGACTTGGGTGCACGGCTGATTATCATTGAAAAGTCCGGAGATTGCGGCTATTGTATGGCATACAACGTAGAGAAGCCTTGGTTCGCCGAGGCGTCTCGGAACGGCGGTCGAATTCATCGGCCGCCGTTTTTTTATTCTGAGAGGTGAAGATGAAGCAACGAGCGACGTTGGATGAGCAGATAAACACCCTCGTCTCGCATGGCGTCACCTTCGACCTGATGGACGAAGAGAAAGCCCGAAGGTTCCTCTCGAACAACTCGTACTTCTTCTGCACGACAATCCCTACACCGACGACATGAAAACCGGCCTGCAAGGCGATTTTGCCCTATGGAACCTCTGGGAACTCTTGGGATTCAACGACCAACTGACTCTGTTCAAATCTACTTATGTGAACCATTCCAGTATAACATAGGTAGACGTAAAAGGATGCTCACCCCACGTCAGCGAGCCGCGTTCCAAGCCCTCTCCCGCTCATCCTCCAAACGGTCATACTTACGATTCTCCTCATCGCACACCTTCCGATGCGTGTCGGCGGCAATGACATCTATAGAACGGTTGAAGGAGTGCAACAGCGCGCTCAAATACTCCAGATGCCGTGCGGGGCCGTACTTGTATCCGTTGCTCACTTGACACTCCCGTGGTTGAAACCACGGGAGTGTCAATGGGTTCGGGGTTGAGCATTTCTCTATTCTGTACTATACTGGAACTGTTCACACAAACAGGAAACCAAAAGGAGCAGAAATGAGCGACAACATCAATTGGAACGAAACCGCAATCTACGAATTCCTCCTCTTCGAAAGCGAACCAGAACAACAAGCATACGCTAACAGGAACCTCACCAAACTCGCCAACGCCGGACTGATACAACGCAACGAAGACAGGTACTCGTGGAAGCTCACCCAAAAAGGCGAAAAGGAACTAGCCGACATCAGACAGCATTTCGACTCCGGCAAACTTTCTGAACTCCCGCTCACGCTCCGACACTACTACTTCGACTGGGGCGAATACGATATTCACAACCTGCCGGTCAACGCACTTTCCCAAGTGGCCCTGCGGGACAGGAGCGCGGAGATTCGCAGGAAAGCCGTGGAACTGCTCGACAAGTACGACAAGCTCGACAAGGAAACGTCGAACGCCCTATCCCACGACAAGGATTGGGAGGTTCGTTATATCGCGGCGAAGAAAGCCGACGTCTGCAACTTCTTCAATGAGGAGAATGAGCGCGTGGTCTACAATGTCATCCGCAACCATGACGTCGATAAGGAGTGCTTGTCCCACTGGCTGGAAAGCCCTTACAGCGGGATTCGCGTCCAAGCGGCCCTCTCGTCCGATGGCAGCGAGGTGGACGAAGTGCTCAAACGACTCGAACCGCAAGACGTGGCCAGTGTGCTGGACGTTAAACCTCAGTGGGCGACCCGTGAAATCGTTATGAAAGCGTGGGAGGAGGCTGACAGGCTGGAGCGTTGCGGGCTGGCTCGGAATATGAGAGACGTGCCGGATTCGTTCATCAATCAGGCGTTCAAGGGCGACGCTCGATGGACTCTACGTGTGCGTATGGAGGATTATCGCAAGGCGGTTCGTCAAGTGTTGAAGTTGGGTGCGATGTTCTCTGAGGACAGTGAGATTCGCCGGAAGATTTGGGAGCGTGCGGAGCGCGAGATTTAACCAAGTGGAGTGTGTGCTATTTGGGGATGTCTCCATTCATGTGGTATACTGGAATTGTTCACACAAAAACACAAGAAAAGACAAAACCGAAATGTTTACCGCACTTGACATCAACACCAACGAGACCGTCACTGTTCAGCCGATAGCCATCTACGGGAGCGATGCATTCGACACGCTTCTTATCGTCGATGCCATCACCGGCAATGGCATCTGGATGGGGGCTGACTCCTCCCAATGGCTTATCAACTTGGGACGCGCCGACTCCTACTCCGATGCCGAGAGGGTCGAAGATGTATACGGCGATGACGAGGACGAATGGGAGGCCACGGCGGACAGGAGGCTTGCCGCATATGGTTTCCGATTAGGCGAATTCGACGAAGAGGCTGGAGACCGGTGGGAGCTGGTAGAAGCTTAAAAACATACGGTTTCCCACGGCGCAATACCCGTCAAAACGCAAAGGGGCGTGCCATGACAGACACGCCCCACCATTCACAAGAGGGGCAGCAATGCGAAAAGCGACGTTCGTTAGAAAATACCACGGGCACGGATATGACGCCTATATGGTTTATCTTGTCTATAGCTATCGCGGGCATGAATATACGGCGTATGAGAACCTAGCCCAAGGCAACGAGCCTCTCGCGTGGCAACACCGCAATGAGCAAAGCCAAATAGACCAGTTGATAGAGCAGGAAGAGAAAGAAAAGAACGCACAGCCGAAGCCGTGCCGTTATAAGGATACCGCGCAATATGCCTTCGACCAGTTTTGGAACTATGTCAATGGTGAACCGTCGGACTTTGACTAACTAATAGTGGGGAAAATTCCCGAGTCGTGTGGATGCTTTTGCGTTTGCACGGCTTTTTGTTTTTTGTGTTTTTGCGCTTTCTCTCAAATATGCTATACTGGAATTGTTCACACACACAAGGTCGAAAAACCAAGGAGCACACAACATGTACGCAATCCACTACATCGGCGGCGCAATGAACGTCAAGAAAATGCCCAAAGCCCAAGCAGTCGAATACGCAAAACAAATCAACGATAACCCCACAGGCGCATTCCCCGAAAGCGTGAAACTCGCACAAAGCGCCGAAGCCCGCGACATCATGCAAAAAAGGCTCTTCACCAAAAGCATCTTCCACCGCCACAGCGACGTGTACGGCATGAGCATGAGTGAACTGGTCAACACAGTCAACGAATACTGCTGCTGACCGCGCTGGCACCTCCCGTATGCGACCGAAAGAAACAATGAAATGGCAGACAAGCAACACAGGGAACGAATCGAGGAACTGCGCAAGGACATCGAAACCGGCGTGAAGGAACTACGGGACTCCGGCACTTGGCAGCGCTACCTCGATTTCATGGGACGTTTCCACCAATACAGCTGGAACAACATCCTGCTGATGCTCATTCAATCGAACGGCAACTCGTCGCTGGTCGCCGGATTCCGCCAATGGCAGACGCGCGGGCGCGTCGTGCGCAAAGGCGAACACGGTATGAAAATCTTCGGATTCAGCGCCAGAACCGTCAAGGACGAAGACGGCAACCCACAGCTAGACGAGAACGGCGACCCTATCCAAAAAGTCTGGTATCCCATCTTGACGGTGTTCGACGTGTCCCAGACCGACCCCATCGACAAGGAGACCGACCCCATCGAACAGATGAAGCCGTCCGAGCTTGAAGGCGCAGACGTACTCGGCCTCGTCGGACGTATGACCGCTTGGCTCGAATCCAAACATTGGCGGGTGGGCCATGAGTCGATGGGAAGGGACGTCAAAGGCTACACCACGATGGATGGAAGCAGACGAATCATACTCAACGCGAAGAACAGTCCGAGGCAGGACGCCAAGACCATCCTGCACGAAACGGCCCACATGCTCCTCCATCAGGGGTTGCCGGAAGGTGAATACGGTCGGCATCGCGGCATCTACGAGACCGAGGCAGAAAGCGTCGCCTATGTGGTGGCTAGATACATGGGAATGGACACCGGCGAGTATTCCATCCGCTACGTGGCGGGGTGGAGCGATGCTGACCCCAAGCTTGTACGCTCCACTGCCGAGCATGTCCGTAAGGCCGCTGACGAAATCATCACCGCGTTGCACGGCTAAGACCGTCCACCGGCACCTCGCGGGTTCGCCAAGGGGAGCTGTCCTTTGGCGAACCCCGCCGCAAAGCATCTTCCAATAAAATTCAGGTAGGCGTGTGCTGTTTTTTTAGGTTTTTGTCATTTATATGATATACTGGGATTGTCCACACAAACAAGGGTTTGACCCATACAGAAAAAGGAAAACAGAATGTACTCGAAAATCAGCGAAGACACCTACCGGAAACTCATTGACAAGCTCGTCAAAATCCCATACGTGACCGGCGCACACGCCACCCACGCCATCTTCGGAGACGGAATCGAAGTCGCATTCCAATGCCCATACATGGGCAAGATGTTCGAATACTACCTTGTGGCAGACTCGCAACATAACGGCAAACATTCCTACCGTTGGAGTGGAGGAGTATACACGGTTTCGGTCGAGCATTGGACTTTCGACGACGGGGAATACACTCCCGTGGATTTGCCGTCGCACAAGCTGGAATCGTTGAACGTTGACGGACTGTATGACGCGATTGTGTCCGATTTAGACAAGGCCATGAGGGAATTGTAGGAAAACGAAAATGCGATTCACCGACGGCAAGGAAAAGCTGGAAATTGAAATCCACGAAGGCCAGCATTCTTGGGATACGACGGTAGGATTCTTCGACCATTTGACGAATCCCATTCTAAATGGGACTCGTCAGGCCGGAAACGTTCGCACTCTACTGACGAACGTGTACAACAGGATTCTAGGCATGTCCGGCTATCCCGCACCGGAAGCCGACACTCGGGCAATCTACACCATCACCGACTTGACTGGAAACATTGTCAGGGAAGGTTCTTTCGCTTCGTCCGACAATCCAGCCAACATGTATTGCAGCGGTTGCGGTTGCCTTCTCAGCGAGGAGAACGAGAACCTTTGCGGCGATACCGGCTGGTGTGATAACTGCTATTGAGAAAGTGGATTGGAAGACTGCCGTTTCTATGCCTCCTTATTGTTCTATCGGATTGTGTTTTGCGCTAATATCATATATACTGGAATTGTTCACACAGTAAAGAAGTTAGTATCCTACTAAGGAGAAAAATGAGCAACACCACCACAGAAATCAACTGGCACAACACCCTCCCCCAAAACTTGGAAGGCCACAAGTGCATCGCAGTCACCAAAACCGGCGAGACCATCGAAGGCATACTGGAATATCGCACGGCACAACCCGACATGTACGTGAGAATCGATAGCCTCCACCTCCCCGGCGTCAAACCATGGGTTATTGTCAACCAATGCGAATCCGGCAACGAAATGGGCGAAGAATTCCAGTCCGTGAAAGTGTTCTCCTGAAAGGTCCACGAATGAGTAACCACGACTGGGTAGCAACCAACAGTCCCAATAAAAACAACACTCACAAGAACAACCGTTCCACTCATAACGGATGGGACGCCGGTAGCGCTTGGAACCCGCAATCCAAGAAACGAAACGAATTCGGCATACGCAATACCGACTGGAGCAACGACTAGCCCCCCACGTCAAAAAACGTTAGACCAAAAGGAGAAAAATGGACAGCGGCTACTATGAGTATCTGACCACCTCAGCCAAAAACGACCCTGAACTGAACGAGCACGACAAAGAGACCGTACTGGCGTTTCTGAAAAGACTCGACACCAACCCCGACAAGTATGCGGTAGCCCCAAGAACAATCGCATACTTGAATGAAGAATCCTTGGAATACGCTGACATTACAACCGAAACCCTTAAGAAGCTCGACATGAGCGCTACGCAACTGTTGGACGAATGTTGACGTCCTCCCCACGGTTTAAACCGGGGGATTCCTCCTATCGTTTTGCGGTAGGAGAGGTTCTGGTTTCTAAGAGACTGCCACGGATTCGCGTGTAGCGTTTCCGTTGGTCTTACGTCCCTGTTCGACCGGGGTGCCGTCCGCGCCCCACAGGTTTTCCGACGTGACGGCGAGCGTGTCCAATCCTCGTTTGAGAATGTTTTTCGCCGCGTTCACGTCAGCGTTCGTCTTGTACGAGCATTTTTTGCAAATGAACACCGCTTGGCTCTCGCGGTTTTCTTTCGCCACATACCCGCATTGACTGCATGTCTGGCTTGTGTAGGCCGGGTTGACGAGTATCATGCCCACGCCGTCGGCAAGCTTGGTCTTGTATGCGAGCATGGAGGACAGTCTTCCCATGCTCGCCTGTCGGAGGCTACGGTTGAGTCCACGTTTCGCCACCTGACCATTGTGAAGATACCTGCCTTCATGCAACGGGTCGGGAACAGGCTTGTTGCGTCGGCTCATGTTCGCTAATCGTAGGTTCTCCAACACAATCAAATCATTGTCACACACGAGTTGGGTCGTGTATTTTTGGTACACGTCATCCAATATACGTTCGGATTTCGAATGCAGTTTTGTGATTTCCAGCCGGGTCTTCCAATATGCGCGGCTGGTTCTGCCACTATTCGCGTATTCTTTCTCACTGGAATATCCGGCTGTCTTGACCCTACGGGCTTGGCTTTTCTGACGCTTCCGGATTTCACGGTCGATGGCCTTCAACCTGTCTTTCGGCAGGTCCATGAACCGTCCGTCGGAGTCGGCGGCGGCATGCACGCATCCACGGTCGATGCCGACCGCCCTGCCGGTCGGCTCATGACTGATGGGCGTTGGAATGTTGTTGAACACGACGGTACGGTTCGTCCAATCCACTTGGATGGCCGTGTATTCGCGTATCGGCTGGCTGACGCGCACGTGCAGGAGGATACGGTAGCGTAACGGTTCGCCCGGCAATGACATGCCTTTGGGGTTCTGTCCGGTGATGGTTATGATGCCGTGGTTGCGGTTGACTCGACGGTATACGGCGTTGCGTCCCCCGTTGTACCAGCAGACGAAACGTTGCCCGTCACGCTTATACGATTTGAAACGGGGCATTCTCCCCGGTTTCAACCGTTTGCTTAATAGGGTCTTGCGTCGTTTCACGGAGGTGAACCATTCGACCCGTTCGATTCTGGTCGGGGATTCCAAGATAAGGGAAGGCACTGCGGTTAGCCAAGAACATTCGCTTCGGGACTGGCTGACGCTACGAGTGTCGGGTGTGCCGCCAATGGGGATGAGAGTCTTGTCCTTACCGTATTTGCAACGGTTCGACCTTAACTGGTTGAACCGGTAACGCCAAGCGTCACAAAGCCATTCCATCGCCTGACTGCCGGTATTCGCGTAAAGCTTTTCGGAACATGGGTCATGCTGGCCGGTATAACCGATGAACGGTTTGGCACCGTCCAACGTCACACGCTCCAACACGACTTTCTGGCTCATATTTCTAATAATACCACATTACGCGTAATATGGAAAAAAGAAAGCTGTGATTCCTCCCCGCGCCTAAAGGCGGGGGCACCCTCACGGCAAAACGGTGGGGAAGGGGATTTTTCTTCTTCACGCCACTCCGGTTGTGTTAGAGTGAGATAGTCCACACCAAAGAAGGAAAACCGATGACCTTAAAAGAACTCCCCTACCAAGACGGAATCAACTGGACGGAACTCGAAGGCAAGCCCGCAATTTTCAACTGGAACGGCAAACCCATGGCCGGAACCCTCTACTTGGACGGTTTCAGTAATCTCGTTGTTCGGGAACTGCCCGGTTACATGCCGGTCTTGTATGTTTGGCCGGATAATACGACTCATGTCAATGTCAAGTGCGTGACGGATTTCCATGTGTTTGAGTTCTTTAAGGATTGACTTAGTCCGGGACGCTCAAACTGCGGTTTCTATTCCTATTCCGAGGATAATCCGAACGTATTATCCCGGCTTCGATATTTGGTTCGACCGCACGGTTCTCCCCTCATTGGGGAAAGGCCGCGCGATTCTTTTAGCCCGCATAAACGGTGAGTTGACGGGGTTTTGCGTTCTCAAGAGAAATCCGTCTGAACGGAAGATTTGCACCTTGTATGTTTCCAAGGCTTTCCGAAATCGAGGGGTCGGTTCCGCACTGGTCGAATATTCACTGGGATTGCTGGATGAACGGTTCCCTCTGGTGACAGTGCCGGAGGAATTATTACCGGTGTATGAGGGTTTCTTCCGTCTTTTTGGTTTTCGTCTGTCCGGTTCGTATGTGGGTTTGTATCGGGTTGGGAAGAGGGAGTTCTTTTTTAACGGGACGCTGGCTTAGGTTCGTGTGTTGCGTTTTTCTACCCCCTTGTGTTATAGTGGGATTGTTCACAAAAACAAAGACAAAAACCAAAAAGGAGGACGCATTGAATCAAGCAACTAAATTCGGCAAACGAATCCTCTTCGATGACCACCCAACTCGCGCGGTGTTCGACACTGAGGAACTGCCAACAGATGATTCCTATGCGCTTTATCGCGTGTATCTGCGTTCTTGGCAACGGCATTCCTGCCGACCGGGAACCGAGGATACTCCCATGTTCGACGTGATATGCCCTGCAAGATGGTGCCGTTGGATTGCTCACGTCAGCATTCTGAACTATTTGGACGGCATAAGCTGGCTGGCTTGGCCGGTGGAAGGTGGCGTCAGCTGGCGGCATAGGACAATCGACCCCTATTTCGTCCACTATTCAACCGATACCCACATTCCGATAATCGACCTGCGCGAAAGCGAAGAATAGGAGAGAACATGTCCGACACTCAGAACACGTCCCGATTCTCGACCATAGGCGTCACCTACACGAAGCATCAGAACAATGCGGCGCTTAGCATGAGTCCCGCCGAAGATTCGACCATGCGCCGACTGGGGTTCACCGACCACCGTGAGGGGTATTGGTACCTCTGCTGTTCAGTCTCCCCCGACCATGACATGACATTGAATGTCGAGATTGCCAAGGACGGTAGCGACTGGCAGATAGACGTGTTGGACGAGAACTTCTGCCAACCCTACGACTACCAGTATTTACTCAACGTGAACCCGACGTTGGATTATCCCAACAAGGTGGCGGACGAATGCGAGAAATGGTTCCGGAAACTATCCGAATGGGGTTTACTACACGGCTGGCATGAGGGAATGTACGTCTGAACAAATTTAGAAAGGGAAAACAAGAAAAATGAGCATTCTCAACGAAGAACTGGAAGAACGGTATCCCATCGAGGAAGGCGACTGCATCACGCTCACGCGCGAACAGCTCGCCTTGCAGTTGCGCCGAGCATACAAGGCTGGTGCGACCCGCGACTATAAGCGTACTCCGCACGGGCATATGGAACTGTTGGAGATTGTCGGAACCCTCCAAGACTCCCACCTATTGCCTGACGGCACGGACTTCGAGGATGTCGTGAGAACGGTTCTGGACGGTCGCGTCAAGACCATCACCAAATAGGCGTTATACTAGAAACGTCCACACATTCACTTACCCGAGGAGACCACACTATGAGCTGGGACAGATACCAAAGTCGAGACCCCAGAAGAATCGACCCAATGAAGACACCACTCTACGATTACGTGGTCTTGGATACCGAAACCACCGGTTTCAAACCTGAAAACGGGGCCAAACTCATTGAAATCGGAGCTGTGAAAATCCATGGCGGGAAACTCGTGGACAGATACGAGCAACTGATTGACCCACACCAGCCAATCCCCGAATACATCACCTCGCTCACCGGAATCAACGACAGCATGGTCATCGGACAACCCGACGTAAGCCAAGCCATCATCCGATTCGACAAGTGGCTTGGCCCGCGAACCATCATCATGGCGCATAACGCGTCATTCGATTTGAGTTTCTTGGACGCGGCCATGAAAACCGTGAACGGTGGAATGTTCTTCTTTCCACACCGGTTCGTGGACACGTTGGAAATGAGCCGGAAAATCCATCCCGAAAAGCCAAGCCATAAGGTTGCCGTGCTTATCCGCGACTATGGTATCGGTGACGTGGAAGAGCATCGTGCCTTGTCCGACGCAACTCAGGAGAACATGCTGTATGAAGCCATGCGCAGAGAGGAATTTGGCCGCTAAATGGGATACGAGGACATGTTCAGTCCCGAATGCAGGGACTATCTGAAATCACGCAAACCGTCGCAACGGGAGCAGGAGATAGCGAAGCTTGAGAAACAGGCCGACAAGAAGCATGACATGTATGGCAACAAAACCCTCTACGAAGTCTCAGGAGAGGTTGCGGCCATCTACGAAAGCCAGAAGGCGTTGCGCTTGAGGTTGGAAAGCATCGAGGAAAAACTGGACGAACTCTTAAGGACTCAGAAAGGACTGGGGTGAGAAACCTTCTTACATGCCCATGCTGTAACAGCATTCCCGAATTTAAGTATCGGGCTAAATCTGAACTCCACTGCACTTGGGACGACGAGCAATATTTTCTGTCGAAAGGTTGGGGATACTCCCACTTTTGTCCAGTGGATAATGGTTTGCAAACATCTGGCGGAGTCGGCTTCCAAACCTTGCACGACGCACAGCGCGACTGGAACTGTAAGGTTGGAAGTTTTCTCCGTAACCCGCTGAACAGTTTCCACTCGTCCATCGAGACCGGTGCGGAACTGCTGACCGAATTAGATGATTGTTTCGTTGGGCAGCGAATTCAGCTTGGCGACCGGATATTATTGAGTCGGCGTTCTCTAACCGTTCGAGGTATCGTGCAGTTCATCCAACGGGACAGTGTTGGCGAAATCAGCGTCATCCTGCGGGATACGGACACCATCAAGTATGTGATTTATTCGCCGGTCTGGGAGCGTCGGAAGTACATGTTCTCGTATTATATCGAAAGGCGAATGCATTGGATAAAAAAGCCGAAAGGCTCCTCTGCGACGCGTACCATCGTGGACGCTTAGCGGAGATTGACGAAAACAATCAGGAAGCGGCTATGTTCCTTATGTGGAACAGTGGGCACAATATTGTGCTCGCTGTTTTTCTTTTTTAGGAGGAGCCGGAATGTCCCAGCATAGCGACAAAAGCCACAAGAACAAGAAGGTCGTGGTCATTGAGAAGGTGCGGGACAAGTATGGTTCCGTCATCGCTTTGAAGGTTGTATTGTATCGTCGGCATGATAGTGAGAATGGGAAGGTTTGGGATATGAAGCGTTCTCATACGTTCAGTGCGGCTTTCAGTCGTCGTGCTTGTAGGGAACAGGCGAAGACGTTGGCTCGTCAGTGGGCCGATAAGTATGGTGCGAAGGTTGTGAAGAGGGGGTAGTTGCCCTCTTTAATGGTTTATGTTATACTGGGGGTGTTCACATAAAAAACCATTCCAAAAAAGGAGAACACCATGAAAAAACATCGACCCATACGAACTCATGCACGATTGGGATTGGAATACTGCCGTATTACTACTTCCTTTTGCTGAACAGTAAGAGGAGACGGACATCATGCACAGCTTATACAAGACCGCAGGTAAATGCACTCTGAACCGAAGCAAAGTCCGCTACCCCAACAAAAGGGAAGCCCAACTCGCATTGGCTGTCATCAAAGGACGAGGAAATCCGAAACACACTGAGAAACGCGCATACCATTGCCCTATCTGCAACGGATGGCATCTGACCAGCGCCGAAACCGTGAACGATACAGTCCTGTCCGGGAGCGTGCTCCAACACACCAATCCAGACGCGTTCGACACAGGAATGAAAGCGTTCCTCTCTGGTTCCAAACGCGGCAAATATTCCGCAAGCAAAGCCAGCCTGACCCGACGTGTCCGACATTTGCTCCACCTGTTCGCAGCCAACGATATTCCGAATGACTCTTGGGACAATCCATGGTTGTGGGCAACTCTTAGATTCCAAATCATGTGGAGGGGCGGAGACCAGAAGGCCGAACAGCTTCTATCCACTTCGAAGAAAACGGTCAAAATGGCGGGCGACATGCTCACCGAAGACAAGGAGCCGTTCCTTCGCGTGGCTGAAACCCGGAAGGAAGCACAAAAATTACAGAATACACCACTACCGGCATGGTTGGCCGTCGCACTGATGGCCGACAAGGGAAAGGAGCAGAAAGTTTGAACGAAAACGAACTGAAAGAAAGGGCCGTCCACTCATTGCTCCAATCGAAGCTTGGTAAAGTCGCCCCGGCGGAAGCGTTTGTCATCGGATGGCGGAAAGGCTGGGACGAGGCTATCGACATGGCTTTGGAAATCGTTCGCAATGAACTCGATAAAGATGGCGAGAACGAATCGTGATTTGTTCCAAATACACGTGCATGTTGTGCGGAAGAGTCACCGACTTGGACACCGGCTACAAGTACATCATCTCCGTCGTCCAAACAGGCGGTCACGGTCGATGCTCATACGCTCGAACATTGGTCATCTGCCAGCATTGCATGCGCACGCATAAAACCGTCATGACCTTGCAACGCAAATCCTTGAATGAGGAAAACGTTCTTGAATTCCACAGGCCACCGAAAACCCGAAAAACGTCCACCAAGAAAACCGGCGAGAAGAAAGGCTGAACCGTTTTATGGACACCAGTGAAAAGCAGATTATCGGAGAGAACGCCAAATACGTTTCCGACACCATCCCGCAGGAGACCAAGGATGGGCTTCGCGCCCATTTGAAGCCCGGATACGCCATGCCGGACGGCACCCATTATGCGACCGGCAAGGATTACACGGAGTTGATGCGCAATCTGCGCAACATCCAATACTGTGGCTGTCCGCTCTGCCACGACACGCAGTCTGGGCTGAAAACCATTCTCGCAACCAGCGGCATGACCGTCCGTGAGCTTGCCGAGGAAATCGCATGCGACGAATACGATTCGTATTCCGTTGACGAAATCCGCGACCTTGACCCGGAACAGTTGAAGCCGGTGGACGAGATTGTCGAGGATATCAACCGTTGGAGCCACGACCAGCGTGCGCTCGAACACGCTTCCTTCGGCACCGTCAGGCTTCTGTCCGTCTACTTGAACGTCAGTCTCGACCAGATGTACGACGAATTGGATTATCAGACGCTCATCTACACACCATGGGAGGAGGACTCCCACATTTACGGCTATGTGACGGTCATCCGTTACAAGGATGGAAAGTATGAGGTGGATGTTCCGGAATGCCGCTACCAGTGCGACGAAACGTATTGGAACGCGCGTCGCAAGATGGAAGAATCCAACACTCCCATCACGTTGGATGTTCTGCGTAGCGAACCGTGGAGCAAGGAGCATCGCACTCCCGTGGCATTGCCGGAACAGTATCGTGGCAAACAGTATCATCTGGGAGGTCATTCCAGCCTGTCGGCTTTGCTGGACAAGCTGGCCTCACATGATGTTCCGGTGGACGAAAGGGTTCTTATCGCCCTCGAACTGGAGGAACAGTTCCCGTTGCGGTTGACCCCACTGTCTGACAAGGACTGACATTTTTTCGGGGAGGAGCCGATACCGGCTTCCCTCCTCTTACTGTTAGAAAGGAAAACCTGATGGTTAGAAAAATGGTGAGCGTTCAAAAGATTGAGGGAGTGTATCCCATTGAGAACGCAGACCGTATCGAGAAGGTTCGCATTGGCGGATGGATTGTCGTAGTAGGCAAGGACATGGGATTAAAGCCCGGCGACCATGTGGCATATTTCGAAATCGATTCCATGCTTCCAGCCAACGACCCACGCTATACGGACTTGCAGAAGCGTGGTCAGCGTACCGTTCCCGTGTCCAACACGATTACCGGCGAAGAGAAGGAAATCACCGGACACGTGCTACGTACCGCGCGACTGCGCGGAGTGTACAGTCAAGGACTAGTCATGCCGCTTTCAACGATTGGCGTACCGGAGGACACTCCCATCGGCACTGATATCACCTTACAGGCGGACGTGTGGAAGTATGAAGAACTGCCACCATTGAAAGGCGGTGACATGATTGGCGCTTTCAACGCGCCATGCTCCAAGTCCGACGCCACACGAGTGCAGAATCTCACCGCGTATTGGGATGAAATCAGGCGGATTGCGTGGACTCCGACCGTGAAGGTGGACGGCACCAGCACCACAATCTACCGTGATATGGATGATACGGTTCACGTCTACTCTCGCAATTGGGAGTTGAAGCCGGAATGCACGAACATGCAGGTGGCGGTGAAAACCGGATTGGTTGACGCGTTGGAGAAAGGCATGGTCTGCCAGTTCGAGCTGTGCGGCCCAAGTGTCAACGGCAACAGGTTGAAGCTGGCGTCCTATCGTCCATTCGTGTTCGCCGTATGGCGTGACAACATGAAACTCGACCGTAGGGATTGGCCGAAAGCCATGCTTGACAACGCCGTCCCACTGTTAGACGAGACCGAGTGGAAGCCGACCGGCGATGTGATGGACATGATTGCCAAAGTGGATGGTCTGAGAGGCAACGTGACCCGCGACTTGTTGGACGAAGGAATCGTCTGGCATGCGAAAGCGGGCGAACGGTTGAGCGACGACCTGTACAACGAGCTTGGCAGCAACCGTTGCTTTAAAATCATCAACAACAAGTATCTGACCAAGCACGGTCTTTGATGTCGAATAGGGGTCTGGGCTTACTTTTGTGTGCAGACCCCTGTTTCGTCTTTCATATCATTCATGTCTTGTTATACTGGGGATGTTTACAAACGCCGGATGAAACAAAGAAGTGGCGAATTGAATATCTCCAACATGTCGGAAGAGACGATAGAAGAAAACCTACCCGACCTGTCCCCGCATTTGGAGGATGGGTTCAGTCTCAGACAGCTTGAAATACTCCACGACTACGCGGTGGAAGCTTTCAAGGCTGGAATCGAATACGCCAACAATACTCGAAAAGGAGCTATAGATTGACCGATAGGAAACCGTGGGTCATTTCCATTCCACCCGTCAAATGCCCCGATGACATGACCGGCATCCCTAACTATTACATTCAAATATGGGAAAAGTACGTCGGCAAGGTCAAGCCGGAAGGTGGAGACCGTGAGGATTGGATTGAAACCTGTTCCCGACTCTACTGGGGCGTCCGCAATCTAGGTGAGGACGCCATAGTCCGAGTGCATGGGAAAACCGACCTCGACTCGAAGAGGCTAATCGGATTACCGCACTTCGGACAAGTGTTGAACATGCCGCCAATCGACCAGTATGCAGACCCATCTCATGCCGACCGTTACGCCATCAATCCCAACGTGCGCATGCTCATGCATCGGAAGACGAAACTCAGTTCCATCTACGAGGATGACATCAAACATGCGTTCGCTTCTCTTATTAAGGACGGTGTCTCGTCGTTCTTCATCAAATTCATGAACCAAGCCAAAATGCTACCGAATTTGAAAATCTCCGGAACTAATCTTGACGAGCTTGAACAGCAGGTGCAGGAGTGGGGAGGTTGGGCGTTTGTTCGTGCGGATGATGACCCGAATGCTCTGCTTATTCAGGAGAATGTCGATATCCAATACGAGTATCGCATGTTCATGGTCGGCAACCAGCCTGTCTGCGGCGCTGGCAATATCGGATTGAAAACACCAATCGACAACATGCATACGAGATTCGACCCTCAAATGCAGAAGCATCGTGACGACACCACCGTTAAGAATGTTGAACTCAGACCGGAATTGGCGGAACGATACCGTGAGTTCGCCACGCGAGCCGGACGCATGTTCGCCCACTGCGGTTACGGCGCGTACACGCTCGACCTGTGTCTTATCAACGGTGAAGTGTCAATCGTGGAATTGAACGGTTTGATGAATTCCGGACTGTTCGCATTGAACATGAACGATTTGACGAGCGCGTTGCGAGTCAATTGGAAACAGTGCCTTCCCCCGGTTCTGCTTGAAACGGCTATCTAAAAAGAGAGGAATAATATTGGAAAACGAAGAAAAAGAATGCCCCGCATGTACCAGATGCGAGGTGTCGTTATCGGATTATCCGAACTGGTGTCGATGCAACAGTTCAGCACTCCGCGATTGCGTCAATCGGCTCAACAATTACGATGCTGGAATCGTATTCGGGATGCATTTCGGAGACCCGGACTTCGTACTGGAAGGCGACCCTAATCCAGCAAAAGAGAACATTCTGTTCTTCAAAGCGGATAAAAAGTACGTTTATCTGGAATTCCTCACCATGGGAGACGAGAACGCTCCGAAAGAGCATATTCCAATAGTCCGAATGTGCAAACCCTGCGTGGCTTTCATGGGGGAATATTTTTGGAGCAAATATCTTCCGAAAGAGTTTTGGGAAGGATACGAGCAAGCGGTGTTACACACTCTGAAAAGGCTGGTGGACGACCCCAGTGTCGAATCGGACGCCGACCTGATTAAGTATGCGAGAGAAATCGTCCACGGCGACATGCTCATCGACTGGTAGTGTCTGTTGGCTTGTTTTTAAGGAGCGCGTTTTTGGACACGCTCCTTTCTGTTATCGACTTTGACTATCCGTTTTGTGATGCGCGAGAAAAAACTATGTACTATCACGTACTATACTGGGATTATCTACATAGAGAGGGAGTATTTTTGAAACCACAATCAGAAGACACCGGGGAACTCACCACCGTCATCGACCCCGCGTCCATCACACGCATGGCGTCCAGCCATCCAGACAACAGGGAGACCACCATGTATGGCAGACATGGCAAGCATGACGGTAAGCCGCCAAAAATCAAAAGGTCGCGGACTAAAACAGATAAACCCAAACATCCCATAGAACAGGTCATGCTATTCGTCATGCTCGCCGTAAGTATTGTTTTCTTGGCTGGAACGGTGCCGCTTCTCTGGTTCATGCCGGTTTCGGAACCAGAGGATATGATTGTCCGACCTATTCTGACTGGCTTGATTGGTGTGGCGGCGGTTTCCGCCGACATTCCGGCTTGGATATATTTCGCCCGTTGGCGTCGGAATTTATGTAAAAGCCAAATTTGAAACATTTCCTTGTTATACTGGAATCAACCACATTCAAGCAAAAGCAAGGAAAACACATGCCTAGAACCACACTGGCCGATGTCGCATCCGACTACGTGCGCAAACACCAGCACGAGCGACAATGCCGACAACTCGACTCCAACAGCCGGGTCACGCTCACCGTCATCCAAAACCAGTGGGCGAAACTTGCAGGACAGGAACCCATGACCATTTTCGACGCGCCGGAAGTCGTAATCAGAAGCATCGAAACCACACAACGCGGCCACGAACTGTTCGACCGCACAAAAGAAACAAACGGGGTCGTCTACTACGGCCTGAAAAACTGAAAGGAAACAAAAACATAATGTCGGAACTCGCAGAGGACACCAGAAGGGTAACGCTTCTACTGGGAGACAATCCGGAAGGAAAAACTCAATGGCATACATGCTTGGACTTGTCCCACAACGAGTATGCCATCCAAAAACTGCGTGAGACCGGAAGACTGGAAGCGGGGAAGGCCACTTCGCTGACCGTCGGACAGTTGCAGAACCTTCTCACCAAGGCACAGAAGGACGCCCACGGGTTCCAAGACACTCCCGCCAGCAAATGCTTGCGGGGCAGTGAGCCTGAACGGAGACTACAGGCATACAAGTTCGCTGAAAACCTCAACCGTGCCCTCTGTGAAGGCTCTCCCGTGTATTGTTCGGAGTTTGAGCCGAGGCTGGACTTATCTTTCCCGAGTTTCAAGGACTGACCATAATTGGGAAGGCATTCAAACAGACAAGCCCGACCGACAACGATAGGCGAGACGCCTTCTTTTGATAGTCTTATCGCCGCCGGGGTGAGGGATGGTGAGGAATGGGCGAGACAGCGTGTGCAGAAAAGGATAGCCGCCGTACTGTCCGTTCTTGTCGCCCTGTCCTTGTGTTGTGGCGGCGGATACTATTGGTGGGATACCCAAGGCAAGGCGAAGCGTGCCCATGCCGAAGCTGAGGACGCCTGTTTCCAACAAGTCAGCAGGATGACGGAATCGTATAATAAGTCGCTCCGACTGTATGCTCAGGTGTCTTCCAAGTTCAACGAATTGGACGAATCATATGATTTGGACACGTTGGCCGCTTTGCAGGATAAGAAACCGAAGGAATATGAGAATCTGCATTGCTCCACGGATTTGGATGGCGACAATCGGAGGGCTAGGTCTTTGAAACGTTCGTATGATGAGCTTTCGAAGGAGTATCGCAAGGCTCTTACCCCCATTAGAAATGGTATGCTATACTGGAAACGTTCACATACAGCCTATCGTTTAGGAGAAAAACTTGCACAACGATAACGTCAACCACCCCAACCACTACACGTCAGGCCCCTTCGAATGCATCGAACTGACATCACGATACCCGTTCCTAGGAGGCAACGCAATCAAATACGTGTACCGCTGGCAGGGCAAGAACGGTCTGGAAGACTTAAGGAAAGCCCTCTGGTATCTGAACCGAGCGAAAGAGGAAAGCCCCTACGAGCCTCTTGGACTCTATCCGCTCGACTCGTTTGTTCCACCCTACTGTTACTTCCACATGGACGACGAATCAGTGCATATGCTGAGGAAACTCGCCCGACTCAACTGGCAGAACATGCGAGGATTCTGGAAAGGCATGGCCGAACTCGCTTGCGACCACAAGTCCGGCTACACCCGCGCCAAGAAGACGTTGGAGCGTCGAATCCGACTGCTGGAATCCATGCTGACCGACGAGGAGCAGACCGTCCTGTCCGCCATCTGGCAGGACAAGGAGCTGACCGAATCGCAGAATCGAATCGCCTACCGTCTGCAAGCCCGTGGTCTTGCGAAACTGGACAAGTCCGATGGCGTGTGGAACCCGACCGGAAAGGAGCGCTGACATGAAGGAGGAGAACGAAACGTTCCTTGAGCGAGTGTCCTATGCTATGTTCCGGTATGGTCTGGGTTTGTACTTGCTGTCCGGAATGGTGTCCCTGTTGGGGCTTGTCGGCTCTTTTTTGCTGAAACGATTTTCTTGGTATTGGGGTTTGCCTTTCGTCGTATGCGGCATACTGTTTCTAGTCGTGTTTCCACTGGCGTTGTTTCTCCTGTCGGTGGACGATTGGAGGCAAGAAAAGCATGTCGAAGAAAACGAGATTAAGGTTTCGTAGAATCGAAGCCGAATTGTTGAAAGCCTTCCATCGGGGTTTCAGCCTGTTGCTGGCGGTGTTCGTGTTCACGTTGCTGGCGATTGTGTTGCTTCATCTCGTATTTGGAACGTATGCGGTCGGGCTTCTGGCCATTCCGTCCGTCGTGGTGATTATCGAGGCCCTGCTGGCGGCTTTGGATTTTCTGTTTGAGTTCCTTGCAGGGGATGTCACGTATGAGCAAGCTGGCATAGACCCCCCCCCGAAGGAACTTTTTCTAAAAATCTGA